AAAGAGTCTATATCTCCGACTTCTAATGCTTTCTGTGCAGCTTTTCCACCATCTAATGGTTTTACAATCTCTAAAAATTTATCAAAATTACCACTAGCTAAAGCAGAGCGAGCAGTAGCATCTGCTATATATTCATCAATTTTAGTTAATGACGCAGCTAATTCTTCATCTATAGTTTGTGCAACCCATTGAACAAATGTTTGTGTTTCAAGATCAGCTTCATCAAGATACTGTTGATAATAATTTTGAAAATCTGTAGGATTAATACCAGCATTTTGAATTGCTTTTATATTTTCTTTTTGTGTAATCCAATCATTTAATGCTTCTGAAGTTTGATCTAAAGTAGAAATATCTACACTACCTAATTTAGTTTTTAATTCATCAGCAGCATGAGCTATATCTTGTTTTAATTCTTCATTTTCATTAAAATAAGCTTCTTTTAACGCATTAAAATCATCAAAGAAAAATTTGCCTTCTTTAAAATCAAAATCATTTAAAGTTTTTCCAGTCTTTTGTGCGAGTTCAGTTGCAGTTTTTAAATCCATGCCTTTAGTACTGTTGGACAAGGCCTTTTCAAAATCTTCAATATTTGTAGTTACTTTTTGAGCATAAGTTTGTAATTCTGTAGTTAAATTAGTAGGCATAGAATCAACAAAATTTTCTGCACTAGAAATAAACTGCTTAGTATCCTCGTCTTCTGGATTTAAACCGGCTTCATATACTTTTTTCTTAAATTCAGCTAATCCAGATAATGAATAATCAGTCCAATTAGCTAATAATTCTTGCATTGTATCATTTCCTTCAGCTTGAGTCCAAAGTTCATGATATTTTGACATATTTGTATTAGCCTGTGAAGCTGATAAAGTATCATTTTCCATTAAAGCAGCAATTAAATCATAAGTATCAAGATAAGTTTGCCATTCATCAGAACCTAAATTTAATTGATCAAGACGACGTGCCAAAAGCTTCCCATTTTTTTGCTCATTTGCTCTGGAAACAATAGCATCAAATACTTTATTTTTAGTTAAACCTTCAACAGCTAAACTATTTAAAATCGCTTGTTGAGCCTCTCCATTAATTTCATCTATTTTAAAACCTAATATTTCAGCTACTTGTGCTTGTAATTCATCAGAAGTATATTTCCCTTTATTTTTTATTAATTCATTTAACTTAGCTTTATCCTTTGGTAATAAATCGTTCCAAGCAGTTCCTAAAGTTTCTTGTATTGTTTGAATTGCATCATCAAATTCAGGAGTTTCAATAAAGTCTTTATAGCCCTTTCCTTTATTTTCTTCTGATTTGCTCCATTCTTCCGCAGTATTCATTAAATAATTAGAAACTAAAGTGCTTGCACCTTCCATGCCCTTATAAAATTCATTTAATGAATCATCTTGATCCATAAATTTAATGGAAGCTAAAGTGCTCATTGAAGAACGTGCAGCCGCTTTTGTGGCATTAGAAGCTTGTTCAATAGAACTCTGTATATCTAAAAATCCACCATTTAATTCTGCAAGTTGTTCCAATAAATTCGTTATAATAGGATTTACATTATTATCATGTATTTGTTTGATTGCTTCTTGATTTTTTTGCCAGTATTCTTTAATACCTTCCGTGTCTTGTGCATTAATATAATTAAATAATGGGTTAAGAGTCTTTTCTATATCATCGCCCATACCTTGATATAATCCTTTTAACATTTCAGTAGCAGAGCCAGTTAATTCCGCACCATAATTAGTGCGTGTCATAGTCTGAAACTCTGCTGCTTTTGCTGAAAAGTCATCAAAAGCATATTCTGGTACTAAATTTTCAATGTCATATAAAGCGGGAACGTCTAATAAAGATGGCTCTCTAGAAAGTTGCCCTTTTAAAACATCAAAAGTTGGTAGCTTATTTGCCTTCTCTCCTGCCATTTTCTTCAACTCGTCATAAGCAGAAGCTAAATCAGCATCTAAAGTATTGGGTAAATCACTAAAAAATTTATTCCATTTTTCTCCTTCTTGCCCTTCACGCCTTTTATTAGCTTGTTCTTCTAATTTTTCAGCATATTCTAAGTTCTTTATCGCAGCTTCTTCGGCCGCATTTGAAGCTTCTTCTCTTGCTCTGGTAAGTACACCATAGGTATCAGCTAAATCAATAACGGCATTTCCTTCCGCGTCTAAAGACGCAATTAATTCTGGATGTCCTTCAGCTAATTTATTACTAGCTTCTATATATTCTTTTTTAGCTTCCTCACTATCATACTGCGCCTTTTCTAATTCTCTTAATTTCTTTATTTGCTCGTCTAAATTTTTATAATCATTTTTCTTTGTTAAATATTCATTATTCGCAGTATCCGCGGACTCTTTCATACGCTGGGCTTCTGCTTCCATTGATTCAAAAATCATTCCCCAGTTTTGAAGAATACCAGTAATTGTACCAAAAATTGCACCTATAGCTATTCCTTTTAGACCAAATTGAGATCCCATCATTGCGCCCATTGAGGCACCAGATGAAGCAGAACTAGCAATTCCGAATAATCCTTTGGCTCTTTTTCCGCCTTGAGTATCATCTTTTATAGTTCCGCCAATAGTAGAAAGTAATAAGCTGCCAGCACTAAAAGCCATGCTCATTTTAGTTTGTCTTGCCAGTGCAGCTGCTCGATCTTGTTCTTCTTTTTGTATTAATTGCTTACGATACATAGAAGCTTTCTCAGCCGTAGCATTAATTTGTGCTTCACTATAAGCATACTCATCGACTTTTTGAGCATTTTTTTCTCGCATATAAGCGAGTTCTTGCTCTGCGTTTGTTAGTAATTCAATAAGCTCTTGTTTACTTAATGTAACACGTTGCTGCATCGTATTATTAGCAATACCAACCATAGCATTTGCGTTCATCTGTGCTCTCGCTTTAATCAATGCAAAAACATTTGTAACAATATTTGCTAAATTAAAGAATGTTAACCCAATCTGAGTAATAGCAGCTAATGGCATTCCAGCAACAGTAGACATTTCAGTTAAAGATTTAACTATATTATTACCAAAATCTAAAACTCCTTTATATAAAGTTTCAACTCCAGAAGCAGTATATAAAGATTGTAAACTAGTTTGTAACTGCTGCGTTTTAGCTTCAATACTATCCATTGTCTTTAGAACTTGCAACGTAGCAGTATCTTCACTATTTGCGGCCTCTTCACTTAATTCCGCTAAACGTTCACCATTAGAAACCAATGCTAAGAAACGAGATTGCTGTCTATTACCAGCCATAACGGTAGCAATATAGCGTTGAGTGTTTTTATCAATAGTATCCCATTTCTGTGCTAATTCCATAATTACATCATCAAAATCACGGAATTGATGTTCAGTATCTTGAATTGTAATACCAACACTCTTTAAGGCAGTATCAACTTTATTTAAACTAAGTTCTTCTCCCTCACTATCAATCATTGTCGCTGGATTCTCTTTTAGCTCACCATAACGAGAAATAATTGACTTCATAGCAGAACCGATGTTCTCTGGTGCTTCACGAGTAGCTTCAATCATAACAGCCATCATAGCTGTGGTATTTTCAAAACTACTGCCAACAGCCGCAGCAGAAGAAGCGGTTTTACTCATAGCGGTAGCTAACTCTGTTGTGCTGGTAGCAGAACTTGCTGCAATATTAGAGTATACATCTACAACAGTCTGTGCATCTTGCATTTCCATTTTAAAGGAACGCACAGCATTAGTCATATAGTCTGTAGCAGTAGCATAATCTAAGCCAGAAATACGAGCCATCTTTAAGGTTTCTTCTGTCAAAGCCATAACATCGCTTTGCTCCAAACCTTGCTGATAGTATAACTGAGAAACTTTGTATACACCAGAAATAGAAGAAGCATATTGTCTAGCCATATTTGTATAATCTGGCATTTGCTTCCATAAATCAGGCTGAGTTTTATTAGTTACAATTGCAATTTCTGTAATTGTTTTATCTAATTCTTTTACAGTAGAAATAACAGAACGCACAGCATTACTAACCATACGAACCGCAGCATAAACACTAAACCAACGCTGGACTACGCCCTCTATTTTTCCGACCATAGTATGAATATTACGGCCTTTTTCTAATTCAGCATTATAACGTTTATATGCTTCAGTAGCTTGATTAATTTGAGCTGTTGCATCAGAAAAAACGCTACCTGCAGAGCCTTTTATATTGGAAACTTCTTTTCCCATTAATTGTTGAGCAATTTGTTCTTGTTTTTTAGCCTCTTCTTCTAGTTGCTGATTTTTTTCTCTTAATTGGTTTAAACTATTTTGAGCCTGTTCTATTGCTTTTTGTTGATTTGGATTAGTAGTCTGTTGTGCAGTAGTTAAATTAGCTAATTCGGCTTCTTTTTTAGCTATATCTGCTTTAACTGTTTCTATCTCTGTACGGATTTGACCACCAGCAATAGTTAGCTGTTTTCTTGTTTCCTCTATAGCTTTATTAATATCATTACTATCTAAAAAAGATTGGATAATACCTTTTCCGCCAAGTCTCTCATTACTTTCTAAAATTCGGTTAATTTCTTCTTTTGCTTTTATAACAAGCTCTGGATCAAAAGTTAATAAATCTTTACTGCTAAATCCTTTAGCGTGCTGGTCTCCTCCAAAGATACCTCTTAAAGCTTTGGTGTCTTGAAGTCCAAATTCTTTATATCTTTTTAAAATATCATCTAATCCACGTCGTGCTTCATCTAAAGTTTTTGCATCTAATAGTTTATAAAAAGCATCATCAATTTTAGCATTATATTTAGGATTGTTTACAGCTTTTTCAACTTCATCACGCAATTGCAAAATACGCGTATAATATTTTTCTCTATCTAAATAATCTTTATTTAATTTTTCTAGTTGAAAAGCGCCTTGATCTTTTAAAATTTGATTACCTTCTAATGCTTCTTTTGATTTTTTTAACTCATCAATAGAAGTCTGTGTAATTTTTATCTGTTCACTTAATTCACTTGCTTGTGTTTTTAAACTATCTAAACCTGTTCCTAAAACCGTAGTGAAATTATCAGCATTTAAACTATTAAGATCAACTCCAAGGGACTCTAGTACACTTTTAAGCTCTTGAGAATCGGCAATCATACTCTGTATGCCACTACCCATACTTTGATCTAATTGGGCACGCAGTTCTTTCGCTTTATTGATAGCATCTTGTGTATCACTACTTAATTTACTTAAATCTAAATTGTCAATTGAAATCCCATTCATCATGTTGGCTACTTCTTGTAAAGATTGGCCAACTGACGCCGCTTGACCAGTAATACGTTCAATACCAGCTTCACTAGTAACTCGCTTTTTAGAATTTTTATCTAAATCATTTATCTGCTTTTGAATTTTTTGCACCATATTTAGCGCGCGTTGTCCAAAATCAGAATTTAAATCAATTTTATTTAAACTCTCTTTTAATTTATTAAGTGATTCTTGGTATCCGGTAACCTGTGCAGATACATCTATCATTACACTTGCTTGACCAGCCATTTATCTCACCTCTCCTTTTTCACCAAAATAAAAAAGAGCCACTTTCCCGCACCAAGGAAAGTGGCTCAATCATCGTCAATATCTTTATTAAGACGTGTTATTCTCACTATCAAATTATTACTATCATCCGTTTTTTCCGGCATACCAACAATATTAAAAACGGACGTAGTTGGATCAGCCCTTTCTCCCAAGCGCAAGTTAATATCACTCACGACTCTTACTTTTGGCATATAAATTAAATTTGTATACTTAATGCCTTCGTTTTCATCCTTGGAGTAAAACTTACCCTCAAGAGTGAACAATCCATTAAAGCGTTCTTTCTGAATTAAATATATTAACGCTTCATCCTTATACTCATAATAATAATCCACCACATAATGCTTGGTGGCGTCCGCTTCTATCTTACATTCTTTATCGTCATAAATTTTTACATATGGTTCATGCTCTCCAGTTAATGGATTATCATGTGATAATTCATTATCTATTTTACCATAAACTTTTCTTTGTCCAACATCCCTTTCATATTCATAAATAAATATTTTTTTCTGTGGTGGGAAAATTGGAGTATGATTTAAATAAAAACCATTATTATCATCTAATTCAAAAGGGCCTTCCCTTACTGGAACAGCGAGAGAAATACCTTTTTGTTTTTCAGTCATATTTGCACTTAATAAAATCCCCATACTAATTGAGGACATAACTCCCTCTGTTAAAGAGAAAGTAACTTCTGAACGATCTTCCCAAATAACACGCGGCATATTGGACCAACCTCCGCGTGCCATTACAGGGGAATTTCGTTCAGAAAGCAATGAGATATTAACGTTCTCAAAATAAAGAACGGGTTCTCCTTCCTCAAGGCGACGTGCGCCAAATTGCATAGGGACTTTAGCTTTTAATACGACCTCATAAAGTTCTTTTACACCAAAATATTGATCTAACATAACTAAATCTCCCTATAAAAATATAAGGGGCCGAAGCCCCTTATATTATGTATTTTTAAATTGAGTAGATTAAATGAAATAATTTTATTCAAGAATTTCAATTTGAATGTAATCTACCCATAAAACTGGGCGACCAGAAGTCCAAATAGTTAATTCAGTTACATTTTCAAGTGTAATATCTCTTTCTGTCAAAGTAATAGGATTACTTGTTACAGTATCTATTTCACTAGCTTCTCCTAAATTATCAACTGTTATAGGCATATTAAGACGATTACTACCGTCTCCAGTTTTATAATTATAATACAAACCGACACTAGGCGATGCGCTTGAACCAGCATACATTTTACCAATAGCATAGTTCATTTGTATGTTACTTGGTTGTTCAAACTTTATAACATGAGAAACAGGATTCGTATCATCACTTAAAAGTGTTTCATTAATAACTATTGGAGAAGTTCTTGGAGCAGTATATTTATAATTAGTTAAATAATAACCATTATCATCTATACTCCATTTATCTGAATCGCCCATCCATTCTTCATTGAAATTCAGAGCTCTTCAAGAACCAGAGACGATAGAACCCTTGTCGTCACCAGCATTAGTTTCATCAGCAGCGGCTCCGCCGTAACGGATTAGCTTCATCATTTCCTTATCGCCACGCTCATTATCAGAACGTAGAACATTTAGAGTCATTTCAAAAGTAGAAGGATCGCCTTCAGCCTCTAGAGTAATAGTAACCTCAGACTGGACCTTGGCCTTACCAATTACGAACTGGAAGGCTTCATCCTTACCAGTAGCCTGAGAACGCATGAAAGTATCGCCAACTACACGATATGTGCCTGGGAAAGTATCAGGAGAAATAGTTACTTCAACAGCACTATCGACATTGTTTGTGTCATTATGTACTTCTTCCCAGAAAATACGAACATGATCTCCTTGAATTGGGTTAGCATCGCTAATGCCCATAGCGGTATTATTAAAAGTTAATACACAATTAGCAGACATTGCATTTACTGCACCAGATTCGCTAGAATATACAATCTGAGTACGACCACCGGCACAAGGACTTGGCTTACCATTGCTATCAACACCGCCACCATAGTTAATAAAACGAATTGGATGGCCTGCAGTTGCAGTAGGAGTTAAAGTATTACCAGTAATATGGTCTACTGGTAATGGTAGTTTACCATCTGCTAACGCAACAACTTCTTCTGTACGACGAACGATAACACTTTCAACCTTTGAATTTTTAGTAGCACCGGCACGATGAATAGCACCACCAAGCATAAAACGTAAAGATTCAAGAGAAATTAAAGCATCTTCTAGAGTTACAGTAATCTCCTTACCATAGTCCCAAGAAATTAGCTTAGGATTGCCCCAACCACCAGTAGCATCGGTAGTCTCAGCAGTTGTTTCAATAGTAGAAACCTTTAGGGTATCTAGGAATAGAACGATGTCACCCTTATAAACATTAGACTTAGGATCGTCCTCTAGGGCCTCAAAATAAACATTGGCAACTTCCTTAATACCATACTTATCAAAAATATTAACAGCCATGTGAGTTACCTCCTATAAATCATGATTTATCAGAACTCGCAATGGAACGCATCCAATGCTTTAGTTGTGATTTTTTTAATTTTGCGCCAGCTAATGCGGCTTGATTGTTTATATTAAACTGATCACGCCATCCCATTCTTTTTAGCTGGTCGTGAAAAGCGTAATATGTAATGTTCCAAATATTTTCCATATTTAATCCGCAATTATCTATTGTGATACTGCCAATAAGGTCGGAGAATTTTAAATCTGAACCTTCCTGCGCAGCTTTCTTAGCTTTTGCTTTACGAACTTTTTCTCTGTTCCTTCGCATTTGTTCTTTAAGCCGACGTGTCGCAGGCGGATCATCTGGCAAAATGATTATTTCTTCTCCTTCTTGTTCTATGAAATACATACGTTTTAGCACACGCTGAAAATCATAAAACTTTTCCTCTGTTAATAAGTGTTTTTCTTCTACAGGTCCTATAATGATTTGCGCGGGATCTAAAGAAAAAATAACATTTTCATGAGTAAAAAAACGAAAAGCGCTTTTTAACGTTTGATTAATTTCTTCATCAATCATAGTCATCATAAGTAAATATTGAAAGTCTGTGAGTTGCTCTATTAATTCTTTAAACTCATTATCTTTACTTTTACTTACATCAGGTTTTTCGCTTATTAAAATACTCAAATATTTTTGAAAATTAGAATAACCCTCATCAACAATTTCACCCATTTTCGCGGGATAAATCGCGCAAATATCATCTAAAAAAACTGGTGTACCACGTTGAAATTTTAAAATCTCGTCATCAGTTAAATTCATTGATTTTATACCTCATAGAATATCCTCCAATCCAAGGAGAAAGAGTAAGATTATCTGCACGATAAAATTGTAAATTACCAATGCCGGATAATTCTTTTCCATTAAACATCATATCAATTTCTTGCATAATTAAATATGGACGTAAAGATTGCTCATTTAATATCCACTCATCATAAGGACAAGCAATATCAAAGCGAACAGTGGAATATTTAAATTCAGAATTTAATTGATTTACAGTAAAATCATCAAATACAGAAACAATATACGACATTTTTTCAGTACTATCATCAAATACTTTTGGAACTATGAGTATTTGCTTATGTATTAAATCTACTCCGTCTATGTCAGGTTGTTCCTTGCCAGTTACTGGATCAATTTTATTGAATGGATCTTTTGTCTGATATTTTAAGAGCCGACAAATTCTTTGATTTTTCATAAGACGATTCGCAATTTTAAATGTGTTATCACCCATTACTGCAAAGCGTCTTTGTGTATTATTTAAATCCATTCAAATCACCTACCATAATGGAATAATTTTTATTTCTTTAGTAAATTCTTGCTGGTTGTATAAAGCAGTTAAAATAACAGAACCTAGTTTGTTTTTTGCATTAGCATGTATAGTACATGTATTATTATCAGACGATACAATTACTCCATAAGATTTATCACTAATAGAAAATTCTACATTTGCAGTAATTGAAGAAGTACCATTTAATACATAATTCGCCTCTCTATCAAGACGAATAGAATCTGGTCCTTCAATATATCCACTAAATTCTTGAATTTCTTCTTCCTCACCAACAGTAACAGAAATTTGCTGATAAATTTCTGGATAGTCTTTTAAAGTAGCAATAATTGTGACTGTTCCTTTGCCAACCGCTATTAATTCTCCATCAATATTACGCACAATTTTTTTATCCGTAGTAGATAATTCAATTGCCGCATCATAAGGTTTACCATTTTTAGTTAATGTAAAAATAGGCTTTATATGATCTCCTAGATGGAATATTTGAGTTAATGGTGGCATATCTAAATTATATTTAGCCAATTTATCAGTATCAGCAATATTATTTTCAACGTCATCATAAATAGAATTTATTTTACCTTCTGTTAAAGAAAGATAAATAACGCCAGGAACACTTGTATGGTCATATTCAACAACCGTCCAGGATTCTTCTTCAATAATAAAGTTTGTTGCTCTATCTATAGGATAACGAGGCATAAGTAATTCAGCATATTTATTTGGTTGCGGTGTAATTAAATTATTCCAAGTTCTAAAATTACCTTTTATTTTGCTATCTAATGAACTTACAAAATATGCCCAAGATTGCTGTAAATGCCCTTGCGCATCAATCCATTTCATTAAATAATTACACTTTACAATCCAAAAACTTCTAAAAGTGCCATTGACTTTCTTTTCTTCTTGAATGAGTATCCATTTTTCAATAGAACCATCATCAAGCGTCCAATTCATAATATCTCCAATTAAAAGAGGAATATCATTGGCAACTTCAAGAAACATAATTTTTTCATATTCCTTATCCTTACTAGTAAGAATAATTCCGTCAAAATAAATTCCACGCTCTACAGATAAATTTCTTATAGTATGCGGAGATTCTGCTAACCATTTATTAAAAGAACGAATACCACTATTCCTAATACGTTCAGCAGTAGTTTCTCCCATATGATTTATGCGGGAAAAATATACATCCAAATAATTCATTCACTATCTCTCAATTCAAGTGCGCCAACCAAATTCATACATTCGAATATTGTTTTTCTAAAATACTCATATGATAAATGACGCAAAGAATTTAGCTTGCCAAGTAAGGGCCAATAATTTATACAAGTTGGCCCTAGTCCTTCAAGCTCTATAATAATAGAATCTAAAAATTTTTCCCATTCGCCATTTTTTTCTTTTTCACAAAGCACACCATATAAACGGCCTTTTAATTTATTTTTGTAGCCGTCAAAAGTAACGTCATAAGGCATTTTTCTTACCCGCTAATTTTTTAAATAATATAGCTGGACGCTTTTCGCGCGAACGGTCATAAATACCTTCCGCACGCCGCACGTCATTTGCGATGGAGGCTTCCAACTTATTTAATTTATCCAAATGATTTGCTTGTGAAAAATCTTTATCTGCATAGAGCTGCCGTATATTCTCCCAACTTGCAATACAACGTTTTACCCATTCATGCTTCATATATAAAGCAAGTAATTGAATTTCATCATTTGTTAAATCATCAACAAACTGATACATTTTCAATTCATGTGGATTATCGTTATCGCGAGGCTCAATTTCTTCTCTCTCCAGACTAACGCGCGGATACTTGAACCTAAAAATTGCGATATTAAGGAGTTCTTGCCAATCCCGCTCAACAATGGCGAGTTCTTCCTCAAGAGTCCATTCATCCGCGGTAATTCGTGCTAGAAAGGCATCATACACCTTGAGAAAGGGCGTTGCCATAAGTTACTTCTCTTCGGCTTGATGCTTTACAGAAATAGCCTGAATGACATCTACGCCGCAATAAGTTTTAATAAGAGCGGTAAAAGCATTATCAGTGATATTATTATCTACTACATACTGTACAATTGTATCTTTTGCAGCGGAAGGCGCGATCTTAATGTACTTTGCAAAAGCAGTAATATCCTTATCATTAATCATCTTAATAATTTCATCCTTATCCTTCACATTGGTAGGAGTTTCAATAACTGCTCTATCCTCTTGGACGCCATCAATTTTAATATATCCGCCATGAATCATATTTTGAATGCCAGGCTCATACATTAGATCTTCATACTCATTTGGAGTAAGAGTAATAACACGTCCGGGCGCAAGACTGCGCGAATGCATAGTACCATTCGTAGAACCAATAACAACAGTAGCAGAACTAATATTCTTTAAAGTAATTTTTGCCATAATAATTTCCTCCTTTAACTCAAAAACAAAATGGGGCGGGCGAGATTCTCACCCACCCCATTGAAGTGATTTATTTATATTAATTAGCCATTTGGATGTGCCTGACGATATGTGCTAGCAATATCAGCATCTAGATTATCATTGTAATCCTTCCAGCCATCAGCTTCGATACCAGCATTGTAATAAATACCCCAATAATTAGGAGTACCAAGCATACCGATACCAACCTTTAGATAGCCCTGTAGAACGATAGAATTGTCGCCCTCATGGTCATCCCACTCACGGAAATAAGGAGAGCCTTCAAAGCCTAGCTTGATTAGCTTTTCCTTACCAGCAGGAATTACATAAGCGAAGGAAGGATTCATAACTAGCTTCTCATTCTTTTCATCAGTATAAGACTGTGGCATTACAACCACTGGGAAACCACGGAAACGGCCAATGTAGCCACGCTCACGTACTTCCATCATATCCTGATCAGAAATCTTTGTAGTATTATTATAAACAATAGCATTTACCATTTCAGCAGCAAACTCTGGAGTGCAGTAAATCACTGGAGAGCCATAAGCAGCTACTACATTGCAAAGCTTGACCATTGCGGCTGGATCAAAAGAAGAAGCAATGACCTTATTCTTAGCTGGACGACCAGCTAGATTCCAAGAACTTAGTAGAGTTTCCTGAACCATTTCAAAGATACGATCAGTAATACCCTGCTGAATGACATCATAAATATCAGTCATGCTCTCAACGCCATCAAGATAGCGCTCGAAATCAACATAACCAGCTCCACCAATAGCCTGTGGATATACGTCAAAACGATCACGGTCTAGACGGAAGGTCTCATAGTTACCGGACTCTGTAGCACGAGTAACAAACTGGCGACCGCGCTGCTTACCGCGAGTTACACGGAACTCTAAACGAGAACCCTGTGGTACACGAATAACTTCACAGAACATGTCTAGAGCCTTCTGAATATTCTGTGGTAGAACCTCTTCTAGGTTCTGTTCAAGTAGCTCAAATAGCTCGATCTTATTACGACGATACTTGGAGCGACTAAAACGGCCCTTTTCGTCGCAAAGTAACTTAACTAGCTCATCGTGTAGAGCAGCTTCATAGTCATAATTTTCGGCAGCGAACTCGGCTGGAACCTTGCGGCCGAAAACACCATTCATTAGAATCTGTAGATTATTCATAGTTCGCACCTCCTATTATAGACTAATAATCTGATACTTAACGCCGGGCTCGCCGTTAGGTACAGTATAGAACTTAGCAACTTTTGCATAAATGCCAGAATTTGGCTTAGTTTTGGTTAGTACAGGAACAGCTTTAGAAGTAGTAGTACCATCAGCAGCTACACCGGGAACTACATATACAGGTGTAATGTCAATTGCCTTTAGAGCATCGAATAGAGCTTCTTCAGCAGTCTTCTGATTTTCACCAGTAGTAACAGCTTTAAATTCAGTATCATCATACTGTAGGCAGTTAGTAGTTACAGTATCACCGATGCCTAGTAGACCTACACGAGGATAGTCACCAGCAATCTTGCGACCAAAGGTCTGTAGACCATAATGGAAAATATCATATTCCTTTTCAGTAGTATAAACAATACCAATAGGCTTATCAGTAGCAGCAACAGGAGACTTAATGGCCCCAGCAGCCTTGTCAGCTACAACCCACATACCATTCTCACAAGGAGCGTCTAGAGTGAACTCGTCACCTAGTGGGGTCTGTGAAACTACCATACCAGTTTTTGGGAAAGCTACCTGGTTTAGCTCTAGAGTAGCATATAGCTTCTCGCCAGGGCGATACTTGCTAGAATAGCTATTGGCACTTGTTAGTGGAAATCTCTTCATAGCCATAATAATTTCCCTCCTTAATTTTTACGATAATTTTTCATAAGTTGAGCGAATTGATTTTCTTTAGGATCTGGTAGTGGCACTTTCATTTCTTTTTCTTCACTGCCAGCGATCTTTGCATTAGCAAAAGTAATTGCTAATTTAGATTCCAATTCATCATAAGAAAGGTCATTGACCGCTTCTTTAATTGGGCTAATTTCTTCTTCACTCATTATTTTTTCATATTTTTCTACTAATCCATTTTTACGATTGTTCTCGGCTTCTACGGCCTGAGCTTGATAAGATTGTAGAGAAGTTTGTAATTGCTCGTTTTGAGCGCGTAAATTTTCAATTTCTGAATTTGCATTTGTTTGGAACTGTTCAAGCTCGGTGATGCGAGTTTGGGCGTTCTCATAATTTGATTGTAATTCGTTGTAGGAATTTTGTAGTTCGTTGAATTGTTGCTGTAGGGCTTCAAATTCAGAAGGTTCTTCTGTTTCTGGCTCTTCAACAGCTTCATCCTCAGTTTCAGTAGATTCTGTTGTTTCTTCAGTTTCAACAGTTTCTTCAGCCTGAAATGAATCGGGAGTTTCTTCCACTTGAGGATTCTCAACTTGAGTCTCTTCAACCTGTTCTACAGTTTCCTGGTTTTCAAACTCATTCATTGGTTGTTCTCCTCCTTCATTATTTTTTTCAGCCTCTTCAACTTGTGCTTTGAGGTCAAACAGAAGTGAAGAGAACTTCTCTTGTTGAGATGTATATGCGTCATCATTCTTAGCAAAGAATGAAGATACAGAAAAACAAGGTTCATGTTCACCAATAATACAAAAGCCTAGCATACTTGCTTTAGTATATACAAAATATTCAACATTATCAATACGTGTCCAAGCCCCATCAATAGAATCAGGGTCTAGTTCCATACTTTGATTCTGTCCAAATACTTTATTTGCTTCTTCAAAATAATTGGTGAAGAGAATAATTGAGAATACAGCATATTCTCTAATAACGCCGTCTGTGTCTTCAAACGGTTCCCATCCTAAAAAACTTTCTACATAACCATAAGCATTCGCTAAAGTTGGACCACTATGAGAAGCCCAACTTTGCGTTTCCGGATCAAAGAATCCTACTACTGGAGTAGTGCCTTGTGTAGCAGAATTAATTAATTGTTCAGCTACCTTATCAGTAATGTATGAGCCATTGCGATTTCCATATTTAGTAAATACTCGCACTTTGAGGCGGCCCAAATTAGGATTTGACTCCGAAATTCTTTCGATGGGAGAAGAGACTACAACGCTATCAAAATAAATAGGTATCTGTCTATCCATAGTCATTCTCCTTATCCTGCGGCCGCAATATTGGCCTGAGTTTTCTCGGATTTTTCTTCATCGGGGAGTTCTGGACGACCTCCCTTATTATTTATGTCTTTGTTCTGCGAAGAACCTGTAGTATTTTGTGACGGATTTTCTTTTTTTCCTTCAGCAGCTACTTCAGTACCAGAAGTAGTAAAGGAAGATTGTAGAGGAATCATCTTTTCGGACATCTTTAAGAAATCGTTTTCAAAATTCATAATTGCTAATTGATCCATCTGTTTGATTCCCATAGATACACCCGCCAGCATTTTAGAATAACCATACTGAGCGCCACTAAAATATGTGCTTTGTAAATCTTTACGATTAAACACTGTGGTAGGTAATATTTCAAAATCAAAAGTTAAACCTGTGCGCGCAAATTTTTCATTTATATGAAAACGTATCCAAGTTTCATATACATTTAAGAAACTTTGCATTAGCGCTTCATCTTTCTTAATAGAATAAGCAAGAGTAGAACTACCATCCGCGTTAAAAATAATAGAACTACGTCCTAACGCATCATAGGCGTTTTTCTTATATTTTTCTATTCGGTCGGCGGATTGAGTCGCCGCGGATGTCTCTTGTAAACTTTCTAAATCAGTATCACCGAAAGTAGTAAGTACATCAACAGTATCTATATCACTCAGCATAGAAGCAACTGAAGAGTGTATATCAGCCACTTCATCTAATTGGAAAACTAATTCACCATCAGCTGTTATTGGCATCCGTTCAATAAGTAATTTATATAACTCATTTTCATCACGTTTTTCTTCTCGTTTTACTGCATCTTTTAATTGTTTTAAATCTGGAATACTAGCAATTAAAAGAGGAGTTTGGTCGCCAGAAAAACAAAAACATACTCCACCCGAAGCGGATGGAATTTCTACCCAAGGGTCTAACATTCTTCTGCTACCTTCCCATTGCCAGAATGCTTCTTGTACTTCCTCTGGGAATGTTTCTATCATTTCAGCTTTTAACTCTGGAGTAAGAAACTTATCAAAATAATGTAAATTAAATTCAAGAATATTTAAATTATTCATATCCTTAAATCTAGTACGACAATACTCTAAAGGTAGCTCATGAATAACTGCTTTTTCACCTTGCTGCCGCAAAATACCATTATATACCCCGGTCTTTAACCATTCAGTAGTAATTCGCATCAAAGTGTTTGGCAAATCTAAATTATCAACGAAACGGCAAGCATTATAAAATGCTTTTAATATTTGTGCTTTAGAGCCTTTTCCCTCTTCAAACACAGGAATAACCATAGTATCATAAAGAAACAGACGAGCAAGAAAATCAATGTTATTGCGATATTCACCATTCGTGCGATAATAATACCTTGATAATTCGCGCAAATCTTCTAAATCGCCTTCACAAATAATTTTTTCAATTTCGTCTAAACTAAAGTCTTGATAACGAACAGGGTCATTAGTACGATAGCCCCAGCGTGAATATGCTCTATCACCAATTGGTAATCTGGGGCCACGATTTTTTATTGCTACCTTAAAATTGGTAAAATCGTATCTTTCTCTATCTTTTGCACTCACGCTATTCACCCCCTATTTCTTGGACTGAAAAAGGCATACTGCCCAAAATTTCTTTTCTTTGCTTTTCGCGCAGCTTTATCTTCATAATACTTTACCCTATAAAGACAATATTCTAATGCGGAAAAACGGTCTTTTGGGGTGGAAGCAGAAATACGCTCTACTTTAAATTGATTTTGAACACCGGTTGGTTTCAATTTCAAATTATTCAATTCATCCATTAAACGAGAAGTCATTTCATAAGGCAGTAAATAAACTCTTCTATCATATAATGTCATTTTACGACCGCGCGCAGTTTTTAAAAGTTTATCTTTTACAATGCGTTCGTTAGCCAAAAATGAGACAGAGCCATTATTAATCTGCGCAAAGAAATTAGAATGAATTAAATCGTCATTAGATGAACCAGCTTTTATATCATATATAATAGCGTTTAGTTCTGGCATAGGCTCCTCCATTTCCTTTTTCTTATCAGGAGGCAAATGGTTTTCATCATTAAAAGTAAAATAAGCAGGAAAGGTTTCTCCTGTTTCTTTATTAAAAGAAGGAAGTACCATTGCATCTAATAAACCAATGCCGGGGCCATTACCGTCAATTACTATTTCGCGCGGATTGTATAATTGTATAAGTTTTTTCAAGCGAGGAGCCTGTTCAGTAATATAATTCGCGCCATGAATAACTTCTGTATATACAATATTCTTTTTAAAACCATTAGAGTTTGGTAATACTTTTGCTACCATAATAGCCGTGTTAGCAGAATATCTAGCTACGTCTACCCCAATCATATAGAATGTATTTGGATTTGTAGGATTTTCTTGTGCTTTACGCTCGCATTTTAATAAAGTTCTGCGTTTGCTTAGCCGTTTAGAATCTAGCCATGCTTCTTTACTATTACCAGTCCAAATAGATAAAGACTCACGCGCGAAAGAATCCTCATTCATTGTATTAGAATAGCGCTGGTCCATCAATGTAGCTTTATCAATTAGACCGTAATGTAATGGCACTTCATATGAAAGACCCCATACAAAATATTCATTTGGCCGCAAAACGGCATTTACTGCGCACTCAATAAGTTTACTATACATAAATACAGTTTTCTCGCGTGCTGTAGTAATGAAAATTTGTGCAGCGGTTGGCTCCTCTGGATTTAGAGAACCATCGACTTCACGGCGCGCCACGTTCATTTGAGGAAGTAAGACTTCATTGTAATCTTCTTCTTCAATAGTTGCGCACTCCTCTAATATACCAGCAGTAGCACGTAGACCACGGCTTGTATCTTTTGAGACAACAGTAATCATGCTACCATTGCGGAAACGTAGTTCATAGTAGTTACCGCTTTTCTTTTCACCTTGTTGACCACCGCTTTCGCGTGTCTGTAGTTCCTTTTGAAGCATTGGCCAATGGCGCCAAATTTCATTAAATTTAGCTTCGGCAATTTTGATTACCGTGCCTTTTACATCAGAAGAAATGAAGATATTGGAGCCAGGTAATAGGACCGCGCGCACAACAGAACTCAAATATGCTGTGAAAGATTTGGAAGTCGCGCGTGTAGCAGTCCAGTAATGATAGCGATAGCGCATGGACGCGCGCAAAGCAATACGCTGATAGAAAAATAAATGAAAATGTTTTTTATCATCTTCTGGCTGTATTGCGTCCAAGAATAAATCAGGGTACAACAGCCAATAATTCAAATAAGAAGTAAAAAGTGTTTGATTATCATCAAGAAATTGTTTAGTAAGAACTACGCCCTTTTCAAGCGCAATGCCATCACGGATAAACGTTTCCGCCATTTAAATCCCTCAATAAAGAATCTTCATCTTCATATTGGATATTTGCTGTTTCATCAAATTCTACTTCTTCATTTTCAATATTCTCTAATCTTTCTGTCAAATTGAAACGTTCGCGTTTATCTTCTACTTGCTCTGCGAAATTACCTTCATTTACTACTAAGCGGCGCAAGTAGTTTTGAATATTTTGCATACAGAAATCAACATCGTCTTTTGGTTCTGTATGCCATTTGGGGTGCCAACCCTTTTTGCCGTAGTACACCATTAATTCACCTACCGATTCAAAGTCTGCGGCATTTTTGGCATTGGAAGCTTCAAATTTAGCTATTTTTATTATGTTATCGCGGGCGTCCATATCCTTCTTTATATCTAGGCCTTCACGCAAACCTTTCTTGATGCGCAATTCAATTTCGCAAAGATCGCGCGCGTAGTGCTGAAGGATAGGAGTGGAAACATTTTGGGTCGCGATTATTTGGTTATAGTATTCTTCAAGGAATAGAAGTTCGTCTGGTGTGTAGGCGGGAGACCAAGTTTTTTTAAGTTTGCGCATTTTAGCTTCACTTAATTCTTTGATTTCTTCGTCTATTGTTTGTTCTTCGCGCGCAATACGCCACCGTTCATTTTCATCGGACCACGATACACTGTTATATCGTTCGTCAAGAAGGGTGTTGAAGTAAGCGGAAAGCGTGCGGTCGCCATGTATTTTATAAAGCGATGCCCATTTATCCATATCGAATGGTAAGTCTAGGTACTGGCAAAGTTTATCAACTTCATTAAAGTTATCTTGCCGCACCATTTTCTCCAAACAGGAAGTACAAATCATAGAACGATGCCCTGGGAAGAAAGGTGATTCAGTATGGGCAAATTCATATTCAGGTTTTTCCTGTTTGCATTTTAGGCAACGCCGAGTCTTTATTGCGCCTGTCATATTGTGACTGACCTCCTTTTGCTATGCGTTTTTTGCGCTCACATTCTTTACAGTTGGAGGCGAATTTATCTTTGCGGCTGTTGTTAGTAGCGAAAAAATAGTTGTTGCGCGGCAACCATTGTTTGCAGGTGAAACATTGTTTACGCTCTGATTGTGGTGCTGTTAGGAGCATACGGTGCTTGGTTGCGGCGGCTGCCATCTTTTCTGGTATTTCTTTGGAGAGGATGGTGCAAAGATGATTTTCGTTGTATTTAAGACCAAATTTTTCTTGCAACTCGGCCACGATGGTTGGGTATGGTGCTTTGTCGATCTTGCGTGTAAGAATGTATTCACGCACAGGTGAAAACCCTACCATATCAAAATAGCGGTCAAAATCATAAATTAGGGTACGGCCCCAACTGTCGAGCTTTTCGCCCAATTCCATATAGATAGCGCTATAATTGTTGATTAGTGCCTTGATGTGGGCTGGGTTTTCCCAATCAAAAGTGTGCCGGCGCACTACCCATTTTACTTCTTTTTCTCCGGTAGCAGGATTAATACGAGTTTCGTAATCATCTAGGTTGCGGGAGATAGTGTGAAGAAGGGCGTTATCTACACGTTCTTGCCATTGGGATAGTGGCATCCAATAGTATGCGTCGGAGTCCCAATTGTAGGTTTGAGCCTTGGGCGGAGTAATAGCAAGAAAATGAAGTGTGGGTTTATAGCTGTCTTTTAGGTAGTATTGGTGGCGCTTGATGTCTATAAGGGCATGTTTGAATTGGTAGAAACGGTAAGAGTCGGTGAATAGTTGAGTGTCTGGATCGGGCGGGACAGTGCCTTCATTTACTGCCTTGATGTGGTCTAGGCGGTCAATAGTTTCCCAAAGTTGGGTCATGCCTGGGACATCGCTATCACCTGGGTCGATCATTTCGCCGGTGGTTTTGTCATATTTTGGGCGGCGAATAGTTGGTTTCTTTTTAGTATAAATGTAGCGAGATTCTAGAGTTTGAAGGGATTGCTGGTCGCTTAGGGGGTTATCTAGAATTTCGTCTAGGGAGTGAACTTTGTCTGCGGCTTTCTGAAACGATTTGTAGCGTTTGTCAGAATCGGTGGTTTCGCCGCGCTGGACTGCGTTTTTGCCTTCTTCATCTTTGCCGTAGAGGATGTAGGAGGCCATTTGCTCTAATTCAGAGTTGGTGGGGTTGGTTTCCAAAGTGTCAAGAATTTCGCGGACTGCTTCTAAGCGATCTACGTCTCGCTCTATGGAATAGTCAAGTGAGTATTTTTTCTTCATGCTTTACATCTCCGTTGGGAGATACAACTTCCTTCATTTTACAGTTTATCATATTTTGGAGGATTTGTCAAGTGTTTGAGTTAGGAATTTTGGCGGTTGGTGGTTACGAAAATTTCTGGTTGGTGGAATTTGGGGAGGGGCCCAGGTTGGGCCAAAAAATGAGGTCAAAAATCCCGCATGTATCCCGCCCATAGCTGCATTTTTGTAAACTTGATGTAAATTGGCAAATATCTATTGCATTTTATCAGCTATCATGTTATAATTCAATCGTCGCAAGGGAAAACCGAGCGGCGGCCACCCCGATGGGGTCGCCCACTGTAGCAGCGCGAGGGCCAGCGCGTGACGGCCCAGCACCACCCAGCTCCTTGACAATTTCATAGCCCCAGACCATCACCACGAAGTGAGGAAAGACGCAGACGACCAGCGATGATGAGCGACCCCGGAATGCGACCGAGGAAGCGAGCGGGAATGCGTGAAATGTTGTAACGACGTGGAGCTGGTATGGTTTTAGAGGAACGTGAAGCACATGAGGCCAGCCACCTCGGACGTAACTATGTCAACCAACGACCGTCAATGAAAAGGAGGAACCACCATGAAGAAGCCCGAATTTTTCCGCGACACCATCATGTCTGTCGAGGAAGCCATCGCCATCTTGTCTTTGCTTGCAGACGCTGAAGGCATCGTGAAGGTCGAGGACAAGTTGGGAGGCCCCAGCCACGAGGCGCGACTTGCGTCCACGAAGGCCACGAAGGACACCACGCCGATTCAGTCCGCCATCCAGTACATCATCGACAGCCCTGCCGATGTGTTTGCGGTGAACGTGACCATCGCCGGAACCCGCGGCCGAGCGAAAAATCCCCAGCCCGACCGAATGTTCTCAGCCTTCTATCCGAAGGCGGCCATCCTTGCAGGCGCTAAAGCCTTCGGCCCGACCTTTACCGTTCACACAAACTGTGTGACCTTCCATCGTGTTGGAGCGCGCGAAATGACCCAGACGTTCGGCCTACCGTTGTGCGCAGTCGAGTGCCCATTCGCCTTGAAGGATGTTCCAGCCGACTACAGCCGACCCGCTGCTCCCTATGCGAAAGCGTGGGAAAATTACCTGTCCACGACCTTCCATGCGCACAACGTGGCGAACCTGAACGGAAGCCGTTACGACATGCGCTTGAAGTTCGTCAATAACGACTAATCGACCACGGCAGGGCGCAAGCCCTGCCGAACCAACCAATCAACGATATTGAAGGGAGATATAACCATGAAGTTCAACACCATCATCATCTACGCCACCAATGAGAACGCCGAGCAGATTCTCAAACATGCCGAGCACATTCTCCGCTTTAGCTGGAATCTTTACGGGTTCAAGCGCATCAACTCGGGTTATCAGACCATCATGACCGACGGGTTCGGTAATCCCTGGCCCTATGAGCGCCTGCTCAAGTTGTTCGCCATCGCCATCGAGGTGCCGGAGTGCATGGACTACCGCACTGTTGTGGCCTACCTGCACGAGGCCGCTTGCCACGTCAACTGCTACGCGGAATACCATTTCGTGAACCTTGACTAATCAACAAGGGAGGGCGCAAGCCCTCCCATTCCAACAAACAAAAGGAGGATACAATCATGAAGTATGTTTTCGTTACCCACGAGGGCGCCGACCTGTTCCCTGTTCGCGAGACCATGGAGGCCGCGATTGCCATGGTGATGCAGCGCGCCTTGATTTTCGACCTGACTGTTCAGGCGATTGAGTTCGACCGCGACGAGACCAAAATTCTTCTCTACGACGAGAAGAACGACGAGTTCCACGACTACATCATCGAGCGCTGCCCCTTCGCGAAGGGCATCATCTAATCGACCGGGAGGGCGCGAGCCCTCCCAACCAAATAAAAGGAGGATATAATCATGAAGATCATCAACTGCGGCATCGTCACCTACGTCATCAGCGGGAACCACATCGCAACCATCGTCTACAACTACAACGACGGCAAGCCTGCCGCTGCTATCTACCTTGACGGCCAGCACGGCGGCGTCGTCGAGGCCGAGAACGGCCAGACTATGCGCTACGCAATGCGAATCGCCATCTTTCACGTCAAGGCTGACGCCTATTGGGACGAGGTCAGCCGCTATGACGTCAGCGCGGAGGACTTAAACGAATGGCAGGCCGCAAGCTGTGGCCTGTGCTAAAAGAGGGCGCAAGCCCTCTTTTTTTTCGCCGTCTGTTAGTTGCGGCTAACCTCGGCTTCGCGCGCTGTTAAATTTTTGTTAAGTTTATGTTAACCTCGGCTTCGGCCGGCGCGCGAATTAGGCACGGCCAATTGAATGTTAAGAATGTTAATTAGATTATACGTGAGGTCTAATTTACACACATTTAACATACAACTTTACGCGCATTTAACACAATTATGCTTTTTTCTTAACACACTTGTGCTATACTATATATAATGAGAGTATGTTAAGGATAAGTTAAAATTGTTAAGAGTATGTTAAGGGGAGGTTAAAATTATGTTAAAATTGTGTAATTTTTCTGTTAAGTATGCAGGTTACAGGTATGTTAAGAAAGCGTTTAGATTGTATAACGCCACCGAAATCTGTCAATATTGGTCAAAGAAAGACTATATTGTAGGCAGCTGGGAAGCTGGAGACGATATTATGCCAGCTGGGTATTATTATTGGAGCTGTCACACCACGCGGGCAGCTGCTGAAAAGAAAGCAGCTGCGTTAAAAGATGGTAAAGTATTCCATAGATCGCAAATAGTGTTTTGTCACGTTGACGAATTTTAATCAATTCTTAACTTGACAGTGATTAATAAATTTGGTATAATATAATCAGAAAGAAACGAAAGGGGTAATTCAAATGAAGTTTTACATGGTAATGTGTCATCGTGGACACTGTGGGACGGGCCATAGCACTGAAATCAAGTTCGCAATTATGGCGAACAATCTACTTGAAGCGTGCGACAAGGCGCGCAGGATGCCAAGCGTAAAACATACCCGCATGGCGATATTCGGTAAAGAAATTACCGAACAGGAATATAACAGTTACAGACAAGTGAGCGCGTATGACAGATTTAACCAACAAAGTGCAAAACTTAACAGGAAACGGCGCTAAGGCACCGTTTCCTTTTATTATCGTTATGTTAATTATAATACACGTATATTTTATTTTTCCTAAAATTAATATTCCATTTTTGAATTAATGGAATAATGCGGGAATAAGAAAAAGTAAAATAAATCCCAAAAGCGCAATTACAAATTCAAACGTAAAAGAACAAATTATATTTACCGTTTTCTTAATATCCTCAAAAGTCAACCGATAGAACCACATTTTAATTTTATAAGACCACGATTTACGAGTACGTTTCATTTTTGATTCACTCCTTGCCTTTTCTTTAATCCTATTATAGCACAATCCCGAAACTAAAGCAAGTACAAAATTAAATTTATGTTATGACAAGATTATGACAGAAAATAATTTCAAAGTCAAATTTCATTTTAATTCTATGTTAATTACATTCAACGTATATCCTAATTTACAATCCTTTAACTTGACATTTCATTATAGATTTGATATAATCATTACAGAACAGAAAAGAAAGGGGTTTTCCTAAAATGAAGATTTACGTTATTGATTGCAATGGTTTCCAGGGTAGCGCGCGTTATTCCCGTTTTGACGAAGCACAGGCCGCGGCCGAATGGCGCACACATTGCACAGGAATGGAATGGAAAGTACGGGAGTTGATACTCCCGTAATTTCATTTTAAGTTTATGTTAATTAGACATCACGTTGTCTATAATTTACAATCCTTTAACTTGACATTTCATTTCTAACGTGATATAATCATTACAGAAACAAACGAAAGGGGAGTATCCTAAAATGACTAAACACAACACTGTTCGCACATGGGAGGATTTGACCGATCAGGAACAGGTTTACATGTGGTGGGATTATAATTTCGCCAATCCCGATGATCCGGTTTCATTTCCGACTTTCGATGAAATGATGCAGGGATTCACTTTCGAGTGAATCCCATAACTTATATTATCGCAATGTTAATTACATCACACGTAGAGTGTAATTAACATGATTTCAAAATAAAACCGTATGTTAGACATACGGCGCGAAAATCTCTTCAAGTTCCCGAATTTGGTATGGATAACACCAAACACCAATTTCCACATATCCAGATATACTACTAAGTCGATAGTTATAAGAATTAAAACCATGATCTTCCAGAATCTCAAACAGGCCATCAAGAGCAGAATTGAATTCAACGACATAGCACTTAACTTCCATTTCAAAAATACCTCGCTTTCCTAACTTTCAAGAATATTATAGCATATAAATCCTAAAACGTCAAGTTAATTGTTTGTTAATTACAATAGACGTATTATGTATTTTACATACTTTTTACTTGACATTTCATAAAGATTATGCTATACTATCTATAGAAACAAAGAAAGGAACGGTATCCCGAAATGAAGAAGATTGTTGTTGCTATCATGTTGTTTGTTCTCGCCTGTCTGTGCCTCACTGGATGCCAAGTCGGTAACCGTCAAATTGGCTTTGATACAAAGCAACGATTTGATGAAGCCGTTGTCTTTACGCCAACATATGAAGTTGTTCGCGGCGACATCGAAGCATGGCGCGATTTTTCAGAATCAGACGTTGTGCAGGTCACTATTGATGGTGTCACTTATCTCACCCATTACAGTAATGTAATCCTAATTAGACATGATTAACGCGGGCAACCGCGTTTTATTTTATGTCAATGTTAATTACATCATACGTTTATTGTATTTCACAATCATTTAACTTGACATACACTAATATATATGTTATACTATATATAACAAAACGGAAGGGGATTCATTACAATGGCAACTATTTATGATGCTTCTACACTTCTTCAAATCACCCGTGAAGCGCGCTTAGCCGAATATACCCGTATAAAAAATAATTACGTTCCTGCCGCGCTCAACAAAATTAATGATGCTAATTTCGCCGCAGCAAATGCCGGCTTTCAGTCCGCAACTGACGACTTTAATCTTCTGTGCATGGGGCTCACCACGGAAGAAGTACAGGACTATTTCAGAATTGGTTTGAAAACCGAATTAGAAAAACTCGGATTCAAACTTAAAATCGAACTTAATAATGGCATGATGAAAGTAACATGCAAATGGTAATTGCGGGCAACCGCAATTTCATTTTAATTTCATGTTAATTACAATATACGTAGATTCTATTTTACTTTCCTTTAACTTTGCACAATTTCATTTCAAATCAAACATCCCAAAACTAATGTTAATTTCATATTAAGTTTCCCAATTTCATATTGACAATTTCATTTTTATTTGCTATAATATAATTGTTCCAAGGGGAACGAAATACATATCCTGAAAGTGAGGATACTTCAATGAAACAGATTAATAAGAATATCGCGCGCAAACTGTACAAGGAAGGTAAACCCTTCATCATCGTCCCCGCGAACATGCGGCCTGATTCACAGTTCGCAGTCCACATGAAACCCGGTTGGATGTGGCGCAACTTCGACAACTTCTATAATGAGTTCTGTTTCTATAACTGCAACAACGAAACCGGACGCTACCCGCGGTTCTATGTGGAGGATTAATCCTCCACTTTTTATTAAGCGTATGTAAATTAGATACAACGTATAGTCTAATTTACTAACGTTTAACTTTATCATGCTTACTTCTTAACATTCAAAATGGTATAATATATACAACAAATGAAGGAGGTAACAAACATGAACATGGTTGGCAACAAGTATCATTACTACACTTGGGACAGCTATCAGATGCCCGATGGCAAATACCATGTCGGTGAAGGCGGCATGTGGGGATGGCGTCTTGGCAAGGGATTCAAAACCGAAGCCGGCGCGCGACGTTGGGCAATCCGGCAGGCGGGCACTGATACCTATACGGATTAAAAAGAAGGCGAAAGCCTTCTTTATTTTTATGTTAATTACATACAACGTATATTCTAATTAACTATCTTTTAACTTGACTTCTATCGAATTATTTGCTATAATAGACTTGTCGAAAGGGAGAAGGGAGCGTTGATAGGATGCCGCCCTACTGATGCAAGGGGCAACAGACCACTTGGCGGTGGAGAACTGGCCCCACTTTACGATCGAAAACCGTTCCCCATTGATCTTGGGCAAGTCAATGATGTTTACGCCCTCCGCGCGGAGTAGCTAACCGCGCGGCTTTTATTATGTTAATGTTAATTAGACCCACCGTATATCCTAATTAACACAAACTAAACTTGACAATCTGTACCCTATATAGTATAATGAATACAGAAATTGAGAGGAGGCCAACCAAATGAAAACCTATCGCGTCACTACCAAATTCGTCACCATGTACACCAAAGAGGAATACAATAAGGTAGAATACACGACCGATTTTCAAGCCGCTTTGGGCGCGTACATCGTATACATTGAAAACCCGGAAACGGTTTTTTGCTCTATTGATCTTGTTGGCAAGAACAACACTTGCAAGAAAATCATTGCCGCGTTTAATGCAGGATAGGCGCAAGCCTATTCTTTTTTATGATAGTGTTAATTAGATTCAACGTCTACTCTAATTTACCAACTGTTAACTTGACTTTTAAGCGCTTTAGGTATATAATTAAACCATCAAATGAAGGAGGTAGACACCATGAATCTTCCGCTTTACACTATTTGGTATGACACTTTTGAGGGCAATCTGAATCACGTTTACGCGGACACTACTGCCGCCGCGAACAAAATTGTTTGGGAACTTCACAAACAGCACTATACCGGCATTGAAGTATGGTCTACTCATAGCATGACCGACGTCACAAAGGATTTTAAGAGGTTGATGTAATCAACCTCTTTTTTATTGAATCTTTGTTAATTAGACTCAACGTATAGTCTAATTCACACAAATTTTACACTAAAAAGGATTGACAACTATAAACAGAATATGGTATAATTAGGTATCAAATAAAGGAGGACAAAACAATGTTCGTAGTCATTACCACTTATGAGGAACTCGGAACCGGCAACATTATCGTAAAGCGTGAAACCACTAACAACGGCCGCGCCGCAAAAGAAGCCTTCTGCATTTACATCATGGACCCCGACTGTGCATCGTGTGCCGTGCTGGACACCACGGAAAATAATAAGTATGTCCTGCGTTACGATCAGGACCGCTTTAATTAATAGGGCCATGGCCCTATTTTTTATCGCTATGTTAATTAGATAATACGTAGATTCTAATATACACAAACTTAATATTCAAAACCTATTGACAAATAAAAATCTTGTGGTATAATAAAATAAAAAACGACGAATTGAGAGGAGAACAAACAATGAATAAGGCAATGTCTTTCCGCGATTTTGAAGGTGCCCTGGCCGCTTTTGATGCTTTCTTTGGTTGGACTTTCAACATCCCTGCGATTAAAAAGATGGAAGTTAACAATTTCTTCCAAATTAACATTCACTGCGATAATGGCAAGTTCTACCAATTCACGCCCGACACTGGCGAAATCACTGAAAACGACGAAAATTGGCGCCGCTAAGGTGCCAATTTTTTTATGTAAATTCTGTGTTAATTAGAATACACGTACAACCTAATTTACAAACATTTAACTTGCCAACGGCCCGATTTTGTGCTATAATAGTCTATGGTGGAATATGGGGGAAAGAGGTGAATGTTATGTTTAAGTTAAGGAAGTGTTAACTTTGAGTAAAGCTACCGTTAAGAATGTGTTAATTGCCGGATGTGTTCCGGTTGTTAAGGTTGCGTTAATTAGAGGGCGCTCAGTACGAAGCGTTCTAATTAACATAAATTTAACATGGAGCTGGGAGCTGTTCTAATTAACATAAACTTAACTTGACACAAAGCTGCGAAGCTGCTATAATATATGTAGAAAACGAAAGGAGCTACTAATTATGAAGAAGATTAGCTACAAAGATTTTGCCTACCTGATGAATTATGAACTGCGTCACCCTTTTATTAAATACTGCTGTAACTGCTATGTCATAGAACGTGATGCCAGCGTCATTCTGACAGCTAAAGTTAAGTGGCTTTTTTACATTCTGCTTTTTATTCCTATTCATATTATTATCTTTCTTTACAGTTTATGGGATGGCGGCATTAAAAATTTTGAACTGTGGGAGCGCACTATTACTAATCTGCATTGGTTTGATATTTATAATAAAAAATATAAAGAATGGAAGGAACGAAGTGGAATGTAAATTCCACTTTATTTACAACTCACGTACTATCAAATTAACAAATAATTAACTTGACTTTTTCAAATAATAAGATATAATATATATATAGAAAAAGAAAGGGGATACCGATTATGGCTATTAACATTCGTCACACTTATACTACTCAAGTTGAAGTTATTCTTGATAGTGTTTTTCGCTATAAAGCGAATGGCGATTTAGATGAAATCGCACAAGGGGTTTGCGAATATTTCACTAAGTACAATTTTACCATCGCCGATGTGTGCTCTGTCGAAACGGGTGAAGTTCTCATGACTATTAAGCGGACTTAACGTCTGCTTTAAGTCTATGTTAATTACAACGCACGTTCATTCTATTTAACAAACACTTAACTTGACAAAATATCCCTTTTGATGTATACTATATACAGATAAAAGAAAGGGGAACACACAGAATGAAAAAGATTTGGTTTGACATGGATGGCACAATCGCAGACCTTTACGGCGTTGAAAATTGGCTGCCTATGCTGATTGACGAGGACCCCACGCCCTATGAAATCGCGCGCCCTCTTGTGAATCTTTCCCGCCTTGCGCGTTATCTGAATCGCCTTCAGAAAATGGGGTTTGAGATCGGCGTTATTTCGTGGCTGTCTAAAACCAGCACGCCGGAATATGACGCACTTGTGACGGGCGCTAAAATGTTTTGGTTGGGCTTGCACTTGCCGAGTGTTAAATGGGATGAAATTAAAATCGTCCCGTATGGAACTAACAAATGGGAAACTTGCGGCGGCGGTTTTCTGTTTGACGATGAAGCGCGAAACCGTGAAGCGTGGAAAAGCGGCGCGGCCTATGAACCCGAACAGATTTTTGAGGTTCTGGCAGAGTTTGTTAAGTCGGCGTAAAGCCGACTTTTCTTTAAGCCAATGTTAATTAAATTGTACGTTCATTCAAATTAACAAAAAATTTACTTGACTTTTTATAGAAATTGTGCTATAATAATTATAGAAAGTGAAAGGAGAAAGTCAAATGATTATTACTATTGAAATTAACACCAACGACCCGCATACTGTCTATACACACAATGAGGATAATTCCATCTCCATTGAATACAGCGACATTGAACCCGATGAATTATATCTTGAAGAGATTATTAACGATTTCTTAACTTGACTTTCCCTTCCGAATCTGCTATAATAATTCCAGAAGGTGAAGGAAAACACCACAAACCAGAAAGGAATAACGCCCATGAGTAAGGCTTCTCTTGAAACTGAAATTCGCAATCAGGTTCTCCAGACCATCATCGACGCCGTGAACCCCATCAGCGACATTCTCCCGATTAGCGCAAGCGAACTTGCCTTGCCTGTCGTGGATAGCGAGGGCAACGAAAAGTTTGCCGTTATCAAGGTCAGCATCCCGCGCGGTGAGCGCGACGGCAACGGCGGCTATATTCCCTTTGACGGTTACGCCGCCGCAGAGGATTGGAAACTTGTGCTTGCCGACCGCGCAGATAAGGCAGCGAAGCGCAAGGAAAAGGCGGAACGCGCCGAAAAGGAAAAGGAGCGCAAGCGTGCCGCGCGCAAGGTCGTGAAAGACCTTAATACCGTGGGATTCAAGGCGCTTGTCTCCCAGCCGGTGGAGGGTGAGTAATCACCCTTCTTTTTTAATTCTATGTTAAATAGATTGTACGTGCAGTCTATTTAACTAATAATTAACTTGACTTCTTTATGCAAATCGTGTATACTATATACAGAAAGTGAAGGGAGAATAGTTAAATGAAAATTACCTACACAATAAAAATAAAACTTAGTCCTTGGCTTGCAATTTTTGCACCATTTATCGCTTTTTTCTTTGCGTGTTGGATGAATATAAAATTTCTTTACAAAAATTTAACTTGACTTTCCGCTCAAATCTGTTATAATAATTACAGAAAGTGAGAAAACACAAATGGAAAAGAAAAATCAAAACCGTGAAACTTGGGTCGGTTATCGTCCTTCCGTGATGCCTGCAAAGAAAAAGAATAAGAAGCACGACCGCAAAGAGGGCAAGCAGATTTGCCGCGATGCTATGAAAGGAGAAAAAGAATAATGATTGATTTCTCTAAATATAATTTATGGTTTGAGGATTATTGTAAAGAACACAATAAAGTTTTCAAATCACAAAAAGAAGCAGATGAATTTTACGCCATCTGGATTGAGGGTTTTAATTGGGCTTCATACGTTTATTATTAATTACACAATTTCATTTTGTACTATAATAAAACATTTCAAATTTATATTAGTATTAAATATCCCACAATTTCATTTTAATTTCAAGTTAATTATATAGCACGTACATTCTATTTTACATACCTTTAACCCTCCCGATACTTGACATTTCATTCTATTTCTGTTATACTATATACAGTTGAGAGAGGAAAGGAAAATCCCCTCCGCGCGTTACCCTTCCGATAGGTTTTTCCGTGGCTAACTGGAAGTAAAAGATAGGCAAGAAACGGAACTTCACGAAATCTTAACTTGACAAGGTTGGGAAATCATGATATAATAAAGACGTTGAAAGGGCAAGGCACACTCAACGCGAGGTCTGTGAACCGAGTACGTGATTGCGCATAAGTCGTACAAAGCGCGGTGTTTGTTAGGGCTAAAGTCACTGGGCCATTTCCCAGACTTCAACTTTCAACTTCACAAACTCTTAACTTGACATTACAGCACGAACGTGCTATAATGAATACATCAAAGGGAAGGAAAACCCTCCAAACCAGAAAGGGAAAACACTATGAAGAAGAACACCATCACCGCTCTGTATAACTACTTTGTGAACTCTGACAACACCACCGACCTGTCCGCCGCGGTTGAGGACATCCGCGCCGAGTATGAGCGTTTCGCGGACAAGGCGAGCGAAAAGACCGCGCTGTATGACGCCGCAGAAAAGGTTCTGCTGGGCGCCCTGACCGACACGCCGCAGACCTCGCGCGCGATTTTCGACGCCAATGTGTGGCCGGACGGCTTCACCGTCGGCAAGCTCAACTACGCCCTGCGCGTTATGTGGGCTGACAAGGTTGTCAAGCATGACAACGGCAAGTCCGCTTTCACCTACACGGCTAAGCCGTAATCACAAGCCGCCCAATGGCGGCTTTTATTTTAAGTATATGTTAATTACAATGCACGTGCTTTCTATTTAATCTAAACTTAACTTGACTTTTCTCTTTAATTGTTATATACTATATATAGAAAAAGAGAGGAGATTTCATTATGAATATTGAAAAAAGAATCCAGCGTTTGCGGGAAAATGGTTATCCCATTATCCACCTTTTCGGTAATTGGTATTGGGGCCGCGTCTATTCCAAAAATTATAAAAAGTTTTCTCTGTGGTGGTTTCATCACTTTACAGAAAATTAACTTGACATCCTCCCAAATCCATGCTATAATAAATACATCAAAAGAAAGGGGAATAAACCACTATGGATTCTAATTTTGTTGTTAAGATGATGCACTCTTTCTCGCACTATCCTTTTGAAGATCTTAAAATGATTGCGGAAGATGAAAGTGTCACCGTTCCCGACCGCGTCTCTAAGGTTGAACTTATCGCCCTTATTCTCATTGCGCGTGCTGAACGCGAAGCCCGCGGCAGCGTATACAAGATGGTAAGAGAAACCGACAACAACCGCGGCAAGTATTGCCTTCGCACGGAAGATGAAAAGTATCATCTACGCCTAACCACTGAACAGGCAACTATGCTTGACTGGTGCATAGATAATGAAATCAATTTCTATAACGCCGAACTTGAGAGCATCTGCGAGGTTGAATGGGAAATTCCGTAAGGAGTTTCCCTTTATTATATCTATGTAAATTACATTAAACGTACTTCCTAATTAATATAAAATTAACTTGACTTTTTATATAAAATTTGCTATACTATATTCAGAAAAAAGAAAGGGGAACAAAAAATTATGACTACTATCACCGCGAACGAAGCCAACACCATCATGAACGCCATTTGCTACACTGTTATCAAGATGCTCCAGCCCTTCACCACCGAAGAGGCCCTCACATCTCCCGAAGGGCTTGATACTCTGGCGGAGACCACCCGCTCAATTTTCGTTGATTTCTGTGAAAAGGAAGAGATTTATGAGATTGAGGATGAGGCCGACAGCGATGTCCCCGATGATGTAGATGAAACTAACTATGACCCCTATATGGGGTGTGATGATTACGAAGATCATTATACCTTTGATGATCTCGGCGCGAATTGGTATTAACCAATTCGCCATTTTATTTTTAATTCATTGTAAATTATACCGCACGTTCATTCTAATTAACCAACCTTTAACGCATCCCGCTATTGACAAAACCCCTCTCCCATGATATAATATATCCATCAGGTGAAGGGAAACACCGAAAAACCAGAAAGGAACTTAAAACCTATGGCTAAGAAACTGTATTATATGGTTACTGATACCGAAACCGCTACCCTGCCTTTTGCCAATGAAGTTGCCAACGGCGACCCCGAACGCAAAAAGCGGATAGCCATTGCCAAGCCCCTTGTTTATGACATTGGTTGGACTATCACTGACCGCAAGGGCGTTATCTATGACCGCAAGCAGTTTTTGGTTGCCGAAACTTTCAGCGTTCCCGCCGTATTCAATACCGCATACTATGCGGACAAGCGCCCGATTTACCTTGAAATGCTTGCCAAGGGCGAAACGCAGGTTTTGCCGTGGGATAATATCATGGATATTTACATGGCCGACCTTGCAAAGGTTGACGCCGTGGGCGCGTTTAACTCTATGTTTGATTTTAAGAAAGCAATTCCCTTCACCGAATTGTATATCCGTAAACTGTACAGCCCGAATTATTATGAATGGGAAAACATTCAGCGCCACGCCGCCGCAATCATTGCCGAAGGTAAAGCAAAGAATAACAGTAACCCCGACTTTGAAGCCGATGTTTTCCGTTTTCGTGGTAATGAATATGTGTTGTTTGACCTTTGGGGGCTTGCTACTACTCATCTTCTGAATAATGCCACCTATAAGAATGAATGTATCAATCATGGACTTTTCACCGCTTCGGGCACGTTCTTTAAGACTTCCGCAGAATCTTCTTATCAGTATTTGCGCGATAAGTATGATTTTGTAGAAAGTCATACCGCGCTTGATGATGCTATCATTGAAACTTACATTCTTTCCAAAGTAGCACAGCGCCACGCCGTCACCCCGGGGATTAAGTTTTTCCCCTTCCGCGATTTGGGCGGCACCGATGAATTTTGTATGCGGCGAAAGGTTCCGAACCTCAATGAATGTTATGCCGTATATGAAGCAATCGCAAATTATGTCAATGCAAAAATTGACGAAACGTGCGGCGACGTTTCCAATTATTGCAAAGGGCTTATGAATCGTTTGAATCGCCTTGCCGCATACATTGGAATTGACCCCGAATATTAAGGCCCAGCAGGGCCTTTTTATTTATTAAGTTAAAGTTAATTACAATGCACGTACATTCTATATTACGCAATCTTTACACAGAAAACTATTGACAATCAGCGGATTTTCTGCTATACTATATTTGTCGGTGGGGGAAACAGGAGCGCGCAGGCGCAAGCGCGTTGTGGTAATTAGAAACATGCAACAGTTGATCGGCCACCTAAAACCGACTTAACAAAGAATTAACTTGACAAACGACTGAATCTCTGATATAATAAAGATGCTGAAAGGAGAACACAAGATGTTAATATTGATTCTTAGACTATTAGCGCATTGTATCGGTTATGCTCTCGGTGCTTATATCGGTTATCGAATTGGTTTTTCAAAATGGTTTGATAGAATTTATAAATACTTAACGAAGTCTTAACTTGACATTACATCACAAACGTGATATAATGAATACACAAAAGGACAAGGAAAAGTCCTAAAAACCAGAAAGGGATTTACTATGAAGATTTCCAAGGCCGTCGTCGATTCCAACATCCGCACCGCTATCTTCTCCGCGCTCAACATCGCCAGCATTGAGGGATTCCAGAAAATCAATGATCGCCAGTATGGTTGCATCGTTGAGGACGTGAACGGCGAGCGCCGTTACGCCCGCGTGGGTGTCATCGTTGCCGAGCAGCGCGAGGACTGCACCGCCGACGAGCTCATGGCCGCCGAGATCGCGGACTATGAGGACAAGCAGGCCAAGAAGGCCGAGCGCGCCGCCGCCCGCGCCGAGAAGGCCGCAAAGGACAAGGCCAAGCGCGAAAAGGCGAAGGCCGAAAAGGAAGGGGAGTAATCCCCTTTTTTTAATTTCATGTTAATTATAATGCACGTGCTCTCTAATTTACATACTATTAACTTGACAAATAACTTACCCCGTGATATACTATATATAGAAAGAAACGAAAGGGGTAATACAATATGGTAACTTGGGTTGTAGTTTCTAATTACTTTGATAACATGTTTTTCGGCACGTATTCCAGCGTTCTTAACGCCCGCAAAGCGATTGAGAACTTTGTCATTGAAGATGACGACGTTGTATCTTATATGGAGGAGGACGGTTATAGATATACAATTACGACCAAAAATGGTAAAGCCTATTGGATGGAAATTCTTTATGATATAATGGATGCTGATTGTGAATAATAAGGAGGATAAATAATTTATGAAGTGTCCTTTTTGTGGTAGTCTTGATCTTCGCGCGGTTGACACTCTTGATACCGAATACTTTAACGACTCGTATCATGATGTCGTTGAAGGTACTTGCCCCGATTGTGGTATGTCGTGGCGATGGGTTGAGGTTTTCACCTTTGACCATTATGAAGATATAGAAGGGATAGAGATTGACGGCCATCTTTGATGGTCGTTAATTTTTTATTAATTACAATGTACGTACATTCTATTTAACATACGCATAAAATATTAAGCGCTTTCGCGCTTAATAATTATTTCTTATACATACTTCCTGCGAAAATGCGTAGTCAATCAAACACGCTTTACCGTTGCGGATTCCCCAATTATAAGAATGAATATCTTTATTAAATTTCCTAACCCATTTATATTCATCCAGCGTTAAGTAAGCCCCTATGTCGCCGCCGTTATTACTTCTACCGATGCGATTAATGCGCGGCATAATCATAAACGAAAAGCCATTGTATTCAATCAATGTGGCTTCCGCAAGCAAGTATTCATAACCCGCTTTAGCGGCTTCCTGATAGGCGTGGTATTCATCATCACACCCACCAATTTCATCAGCGCACTTGTTATCATAATCCCATTTGATAACATAATCAGAGGTAATAAGGGCAATCCGCGCAGAACCACAGCTAACAATAACATGCCGCTTCTTATCCTCGTTATACTTTTCCACCTGATACATCACGTCATCAAAATCCCACATATAGCCGTCAATATAAGGAAAGATGGACTTCAAAAACTTCTTTGCGCGGATACGATAGTCAGACTTCATATTGATTGGCCCCTTTCGTTTTTCTAATATAATTATACAGTCTACCAGCCATTTTGTCAAGTTAAAAGTATGTAAATTACATGGCACGTTCCTTATAATTAACATATATATAATAAAAATAGCGCTTACGCGCTATTTATTAATAGAACTGATTAATTTCAAATTCTTCAATCTTATATTGATATTTCTTTGTAGTAAATATCTCGTCTCCAATATTCCCGCCTTCATCATATTGCACCGCAGTATCCTCGTCCTCAAAGATACAGGTAAGCACAACACGCGCCGCCAGGTCACGCCGATCAAATACACCAAGAATCGTACAGTCAACCCCACCAACAGGCACCATAGACAAAACAAACATCTTATTCTCCATAAAGTTTTTCTCCTTTCATTTGATGTAATAAGTATACCATAATGAGAATAAAATGTCAAGTTAAAAATATGTAAAATACTTTATACGTTCACTCTATTTACCCAACCTTTAACTTGACATATCATATAATTTTTGATATACTATATACAGAAAGGGGCGAGACAATATGGAATGGAATTGGAATCTTGACGAGATTAGAGAATGGATTAAGAAACAGCCCGCTTCACCGCGCATCAAGCGCGCCCGCGTGAACCTTTTCGACATCTATCGTTATAGGGAAGATTACGAAAAGATTTACCAAATGGTTCAGGATTTAACAAATCCTTAACTTGACAAATCAATCACTCCATGGTATAATAAGTACATCAAGTGAAGGGAAACACTTACAAAACCAGAAAGGACAATAACATGGAAAACAAGAACGTTAACATTCACTTCCCCGGCTTCTCTACTTTTCTCGGTATCGCCTTTATCATCCTTAAACTGTGCAAGGTCATTGATTGGGCATGGGTTTGGGTGCTCGCTCCCATTTGGATTAGTTGGGCGCTCACCGCGGTTATCATCATAATCGCTTTTATCATCGGTTGGATTGTCGGCAGATAACAAAGAATTAACTTGACAATCTTCCCAACTTCTGCTATAATAAGTACATAAGAGAAGGAAAACTCTTTCAAACCAGAAAGGAAAAAAGTATGACTAAGATGGAGATTCGCACCAACGTTAAGACCGCCGTCGCCGAGCAGTTTACCGAGTTTTTCGGTAATGCTATCCAGATTGACGATTTCACCTACGCTATCCCGATGGGCACCGCAGAGGACAACGGGCATCCGCTGTTTGCCAAGGTTGAGATTTCCTGCCCGAACTGGTATGCGACCGCCAAGACCGAGCCGTTCGACATCGACGCCAAGGTTGACGCCTATAACGCCGAGCTTGCCGAGCGTGCGGAGAAGGCCGCGGAGAAGGCCCGCAAGGCCGCCGAGAAGGAAGCCAAGCGCAAGGAGAAGGAAGGGGAGTAACCCCTTCCTTTTTTTAATGCCATGTAAATTATATTGCACGTACAACCTAATTAACAAAAAAATAAAATGGACTATTCGTCCATTTTAACCCATTCGATTTCATCCTTATCCCAACGAAACCAACCCACCTCATTATTAAAATCCTCATTATTGAAACAATAACCAAATTCATAGCGCATGAAAGAATTTTCTTCATCGGTCAGATTTTCTTCACGATGAACAATAACACTCTCATTAAAAGCATTGTCAAAAAAATCCATCCAATCATTAATATCAGGTGAATCTTTCGGCGGCAAAAAGATATTCATGTCCTTATCAAAGAAAGAAAACTTTTCACTCATACTTACAAGCATATCATGAACACGCTTTTCATATGCTTCACACTCTTCACGATCAAAAAACTCGGTGTCATCATAAGCATAGTAACGAACTTCTTCGCGCATATTGGTTGTCCCCTTTCTTTTTATGTATATAGTATATCATAGTTTTTATATAGTGTCAAGTTAAATCACTGTAAACTACAATGTACGTACACTCTAATTAACACAGGCTTAAAAAAAAGGAGGCTTACGCCTCCTCCTTCTTGGCCTTAGCCTTGGCAACCTTGGCCGCCTTTTCCGCGTCCTTGGCCGCCTTGTTATCCGCCTTAATGCGCTTCTCCTCCTCCCACGCGGCGGCAACCTCGTAGGGGTCAAACGCAGGAGAAACCTTGGTGGGCTTGTAAGCCTTGGACTTGATCGAAACCTCAGTCCAAACCTCCTGACCGTCAACGGTCTGGAGGATGGCAAAAGAAGCATCCCCAAACTTGACAGCTTCGTTCTCCTGAAGGACAGGCATCAGAGCGGCAATGGTCATCTGACGAGCGGTGGACTTGATCTCATTAGCGTTCATAGACATATCGTTTCCCTTTCTGGTTTTTGAGCCTTTTCCTTGGCTTCTGTAGATATTATAGCAGAGATTCAGCGGATTGTCAAGTTAAGATTCTGTGAATTTTCTTGCTTACCCGTCCTTACCTCTCTGCCCTTGGAACAATTATATTATACATCCAAATTCCAGAAAAGTCAAGTTAAACGTATGTTAATTACATTGCACGTTCCTTCTAATTTACAAACACTTAACTTGCATTGTGGGCTATTTTGTGCTATACTATATACATCAAATGAAAGAGAGGAACATTCACTATGGTTGACAATCGCATTCATTATTATTTGGCTCTGGACACCGAAACCACAAACGGCCTTGAACAGCCTTTTGTCTATGACATCGGCGGCGCAATCGTAGACAAGCAAGGCCGCATTTATGAGCATTTCTCGTTTGTCATCCGTGACGTTTTCGTGCATGAGCGCGAACTGATGCAGACCGCCTACTATGCCGACAAGATTCCCGAGTATGCCGCCGACATCCGCGAGGGCAAGCGCGAAATGGTTAATTTCATGTTTGCGCGTCGTTTCATTCTCAATCTGATGGAGAAATACAATGTTAAGGATGTAGCCGCCTATAACGCGCATTTTGACAGGAACGCGCTAAACACTACTATCAGATGGTTAACAAAGTCTCGTGTTCGGTTTTTCTTTCCCTATGGTACAAATTTTGTTTGTATCTGGAATATGGCTTGTCAAACCATATGCCAGCGCATTACATACCGCCGGTTCTGTGAAGAACATCAGCTTTTTTCTGGAAACGGACACGGAACAGATAAAAAGGCGCGCAACATCAGCACCAGCGCGGAAAACGTTTATCGTTATCTGATTCTTAATCCCGAATATCAGGAAGAGCATAAAGGGCTTGACGATGTACTGATTGAGACTGAAATCATGAAACGATGCTTTTCCAGTCACATGGCAATGCCGCACGGAAAAGGAATAAGGCGGAATTGTTGGATGGATGTTAAGAGGACGTAAAGTCCTCTTTTTTTAAGGCAATGTTAAATAGAGTACACGTACTATCTAATTTACACAACCTTAAAATAAATTCCTAACTCTATGAGTTAGGAAAATAATATCGGCAATCCCAAAGCAAATCATTATACAGACGCGGTGGCAACAAAAACTCCATAACCTCAATGTCTCCGTCATACCATGTCCGCCGCCAGCCAAAAAACATATTCCAGACAAAATTTTTTGCCGCGCAAGCCGCTAAACAAAGCGCTTGCATGTTCTTATCTGCTACTTGATAACGTTGCATCATTTTATTATTTCTCCTCATAAATTGTTAAGTCCTTTTCTGTACGTTGAAAATCAGAAAAGCCGTCTTTATAAAAATCCTTGAAAACTCTTACGGTATAATTCACCCAATTATTTTTTTCAAAATTAACCTCATACTCCTCAAGAGGGTCAATATTAATTCCTACGATATAGCCGACAAAAGTATAGACAGAACCAAAAGTCACCTTATCACCAATCTTAAACATATCAATTATTCTCCCTTCATTTGATAGTATAAGTATAGCAGAAAAATTCTAATATGTCAAGTTAAACCTATGTAAATTAGAGTACACGTACATTCTAATTTACAAAAAGTCAACAATACTTCACCACATTACCATGGCACCACACTATCATACTACCATAGTAGCACTTTAACATAGTAGCATAGTAAAGTGGTAGCGCGCTAAACCTACCACTTGACTTCGTTATGAAATTATGCTATAATATTTACAGAAGGGAAGGGAGAGAGAGAAATTCTAAAATCTGAAATTCAGGAAGCTGGGAGCTGGAACTCAAGGAGCTGGAAAGCTGGAAGTCAAGTAATAGAAAGCTGCAAAAGTTGACAAAATTTTACCCCACCTCGCAGGAAAATTTCTGTCAATAAGCTGGAGAAAAAAATATCTCCCATTCTAGTATAACACAAATTATTTATTTTGTCAAATAAATAATTATTTTTTTATTTTAAATTAAATTTTATTTTATTTAAAAGAAGAATTTAAAATAATTTAAAATAATTTAAAATACTTTTATTTTGAAAATAAAATAAAAATAGAAGGAGGCCCAATATGAAAGAAGGTTTACACCTATCAGATGCTCTTACAAAAGAACGGCCAAGTTATCAACGTGGTCGCCTTAATCTCATAGTAGCACAAACCGGTCAAGGTAAAACAACTGCCGCAGTCCACACCATTCCAGAACAATTAGGCATTCAGCCGCAGCGCTGTCTCATTCTCATTGATACAACCATGGGAGAGGAAGAAAAGATAGCACTTGACGAATGTCAAATGTGGGGCGAAAAACTAGACAAGCCCTATATATTAAACTATCAAAAATTTGCCGCAATGGTCAAGCGCGGCGAAATCTCAGCTAATATGTTTGACTATGTTGCGTGCGATGAAATTCATAATTTAGTCAAGTATGTTAGAATAGACGAAGCTAATATTTGGAAACGTAATCCAGAAAGTGATAAAGAAGTCATTTGTTTGCTACTCGCGCACGAGTCACTTTCTTACATAGCTATTGATACACTTTTTCACTGGGCAGAGTTGCAAGGTATTTGGTGGTTCGGTTTAACTGCAACCGCAGATAACCTAGAAAAATGGCCACGGCTTAAAAATTATATTAATGAAATTCAAATCCAAGAACAATTAATGGCCTATGAAGTATTCCAAAAATACTCATACACCAATGTTCACACTCTATTGGCTTCTAATCCAGATGTCAAACGTTTAATTTTCGCACCTACCATAGAGCTAGCAGAACAATTCGCGCGCGAAATCCAAGAAAAAACTGATCGTAACGTTATGTGTCTGTGGTCACGCCGCGCTAGCAAACAACTTTCATCTACTCAATTAGCCACTATACAACATCTTCAATATCAACACAATTATCCAGATAATGTAGATGATATAATAGCTACTGAAGCTTATGCTACAGGCTGGAACCTAATAGATGATAATGTACAGATTGTAATAGTACATAGCGGAAACAAAGATATTCAAATTCAATTTCCAGGAAGAAAACGTGGAGACTGGCAAATACAATATAACTATAATAGTCAGTTAGCAGAAAGTGGAAAACGCCTTGCGCGCAAACAACAAGCAAGAGAGCAAATAGCTGGAACACAATGGGAAATACCAGAAATATACTTAAATAGAAAACTAACTAAAGAAGATAAAGAAGCATTAATAGCAGAAATTGGATATCCAAAGAAATGGACATCACTCAAGAAAGATATACAAGACAGATACGAAATTACACAATCAGGTACTGGAATTTATTATGGACATATTATAAAAATGAAACCTACAATTTAGTAGTATTGCTAAAAAATGAAAAAAAAACGGGTCCGGGGGTCTATATAGACACCCCCGGACCCAAATTTTTTCTATTCCCCTACCCTACCGAAATTTGCATCTTTGTCAAGTACTTGACAAGAGCGTAAATTCAGCGAAAATTGTAAAATTTGATCAAAATTTCTACACTCAAATTGTTGACAAAAGTGAAAATTGGGCGCACACCACTCTACTCTACCTACCACTTTTGCCCTGCCTTCCCTACCCTACCGAAATTTTCCCTACCAAATTTTTCCTACCCTACCAATCGCCCTATCTTACTCCTTACCTACTATAATAATTATCTTTCTCTCCTATCTTTTGTTTACTAGGATGTACCATTCTGGAAACTTACCCAATGTCTTTTTCTTCCGCTGCGCGGCTTTATATAGTTTGTATAAAATGTTTTGTTTAAAATGCACAATGGCCGTCGCGCAAAGCGCTCCGGCTCGTGGTTCCAACTTTTTCGCTGCGCGAAAAAGTTGGAATCCACGGAATCGTTTATTTGACTTTCATTCAACTCTATGATATAATAAAAGAAAAAAGGAGAAGTAATATGGTAAATAATCAAAGTGAGTATGACTATGAAATTGACGCGGCTGAAGCTAATGATATTGCGCATGAAGCTATTGCCGCAAATGAGCGTCCTAATATTATGCGGCAAATACGTGAAGCCGCAGAACAAGGAAAATTCAGCACAGTAGTAGGTTGGTTTTCAACTGATACTCAACAGTGGCTTGAAGATGAACTCAATTTTGAAGTAGCATCAATTGGTGCTGGTATTAATACTGGAAAGATGGTGAGATGGAATAATGTTTAATGCGTTTGCAATGGCACACATAACCAAACAGTACCGAACTAATAACCTTACAATTTGGCAGAAACTTACAAAGAATATTGAGTGGGCAGCATACCAAGGTTATGACTATTATATCCTTACTCCAAGAGAATGGCAATATATAGACAAACTAGGTGAGTATGGCTTTGAAATTGCCTATAATGGAATTTCGCAACAATATGTAGTTAGATGGGATGTGTAATTGGAATTTCATTTTCATTCTTATTAAAATATAGGGCTGGAATTTCAATTTCATTTTCTCCTGGAATTTCATTTTGGAATTTCATTTTCATTTGTCCCGAAATTCCTCCCCTATAATTTCATTTTCAAACGCCCCAAAACCTGCCCGCTGACTATTCATAATTATTATTCCTGAAAGGAGGCCTCCTATGATTGACAATGATTTTTGCGCGAAAAAGATGCTTAATGTTGCTAACCAAGCAAAACGAGAATTGGAAAATAAAGAATTTCAAGATGCGGTAGATAAGATTACTACTGCCGCGAAAAGTGGCGCAACAAAAGTCCGAATTACTTGTGCTTACGAAACAACTAAAATTACACTAGAACATTTAGGATTTCAAGTCAAGATGGCAAATTATATAACTAATTATTCAAGTAGTGGTGAAGATTATCACACCTATTACGAGGTGAGTTGGGATGGCGAATGAATATCCTATTGATGAGGAATTTTGGAAATGGTGGAATACCTATTGGGCAAAGCAAAATTCCACAAATAAAAAAGTTGACATTTCATTAGATTTCTGTTATAATAATTATATAAAGGAAATAAGAAAGGAAAATCCCGAATATGGAGCTGTTGAATTTCATGAATACCCACTCCGACTGGAAGACTCTGCTCGCGGCTGAACCCTACTGTCTGGATATTCGTGAGGACGAAATTGATGGTGTGCATTACTTTCTTTTAAAGTATAATATGATTTTGTCTGATATGAGCTTGCGTGTAGTGCAGGAAGCTCGTGGTTCCATCTTTCGTCAGAACGAAGAAGGTTATTGGACTTGTGTTTGCTATCCGTTTGATAAGTTCTTTAACTATGGGGAGCAGTATTCTGCGGTGAACAACATTGACTGGACTACTGCGTCTGTTCAGCAGAAGGTTGATGGTTCTCTTATCAAGATTTGGTGGGACTATGATGGTTGGATTATTTCTACTAATGGTTCCATTGATGCGTTTAAGGCTGAGTGCGGCGATACCACCTATGGTAAGTTAGTTGAAGAAGTAATTGACCGTATTCCTGATTTCTTTAAGATGCTTGACCGCGACTACACCTATATGTTTGAACTTACTTCTCCGTACAATCATATCGTTGTGCGCTATGAGGGTATTAATCTTTGGTATCTTGGTCGGCGCAACATTTTAAATTACGAAGAGGACCGTGAACATTTGCGGCTGGAAGGCTTGCTATACCCCGAAGTGTATCCCCATCATTCTCTTGCAGAATGTATTGCGGCAGCTCATGAAATGGGCGATGACGAAGAGGGTTATGTTGTGTGCGATGCGCACTTCAATCGCATTAAGATCAAGGGTGACGAATATCTTGCTCTCCATAAGATGCGTGGTAATGGCCCGCTGACTGTTCTGCGCGTAGTAGAAATGTGGCAGAACGAAACCCTAGATGATTTCGTTGCTTACTATCCCGAGTTCAAGGATTTTGTTGATAATGTAATTCAGCATATTCGCTATTACATTGAAGTGTGTGATACTGCCTTCAAGGTAGTGTCTAGCGTTGTTGGCGCAATGGGCGAACGTCGTGATTTTGCGATGTATGCCAATACTTATATGCCTATTGTGCGGGCGTACCTCTATGCGCGACTAGACGAAAAGGTAGAGAATGCTACTACCTATTTTGTAAAGATGCGGCCGCGTTCCTTGGCTTCTCATTTAGCGGCAGAATTGGATAAGGTACAAGCGGGAGTAGAGGAAGATGAATAAGTACATAGTAGAGTTGTTAATAAAATTATATTTTATGGTTGTATGTGGATTAGGAATTATTTATAACATCACAGAGTTAATAAAAGTAATTAAGAGGTATAAAAATAATTAAATGGAAAAAGCAGTTTGGTTACGAATAGGAGCAGTAGCTTATTGTAGTTACTGTAGTTGCTGCGTATCTCAACGAGAAGCAGAAGTTTATAAATATTGTCCACGATGTGAACATGAAATAGAGGCAATAGTAGATGAACATTGAGTGTCCATATTGTGGCGGCCGCATGACACTAAAAGAAGTACCAAATATGAAATGTAAGTCATATTATTGTGAAAATTGCATTGCGATTATTCATCTTACGCACTATGATGAAGAATATGTAAAAGAATTTCTCAATACTATTAAAAAGAAGAAGGATAAAGTAGAATGAATAGAGCAGATGATTTAATTCCACGGGCTGCGGCAATTGAAGCGTTCGACGATGAGCGCGTGGAGCGGAATTATGGTGATGTAAGTCCTGAAAGCGTAATCAGGGTTATTGAATCCATTCCTACCGTTGACGCTGCGCCAATGACGTATGGGCAATGGATCGAAAAAAGATGGATGACAGAATGTGATTGGTGCGTGATAAATCACAGAGCGTTGGTGTGTACTGCATGTAACATTGAAATAGCCGATGGTGAAAAAACACCATATTGCCCATACTGTGGAGCTAAAATGGAGGCAAAGAATGAATAGGTTATATGTACCAGCTGATATTCAATGTTTTTGGTGTAATGGTCATATGCAAGAAAAGGGTGCTACTTGTATGGGTAGTGGCCTAAATTGCGTATCATATTTCTGCAAAGATTGCGGCGGAATAGCGCATTTTGCGCGCCATGATGATAGAATTATTAAGACTTTTACTATAGGCTATGATATGAGTGAAAAACCTAAGGAAAAAACTGTTAGCCATTGGCTAGATGATAGTGATGACCTCCCTCCTATTGGAGGTTTCCATGAATGATTATTGCCCTTGGTGCTCTGCTCCAGAAACTAATTGTCCTCATTGGATAGGAGTCGATTGTGAATTAATAGAAAAAGAAATAAATTTTAAAGCATTAGAAAGGTATTTATTAAAGGTGCGTAAAGATGAATAAGATTGTAGAAATCCTTATGCGGCGAGATGGCATCTCGCGGCTTGAAGCTGAAAGCCTTGTAGAAGAATGTAAAGAAGAGGCATGGGATGCGGCTGCCCGTGGAAATTATCAAGAATGCGAAGATATTATTGCTTTGTATTTAGGTTTGGAACTTGATTATCTTGACGAAATGCTATGGTAATATTGAAAATTATATATCATATTATTTTAGATATTTTTGGCGCTTATATTGGATTTAAAATAGGAATATGGTTGGAGGAGATACTATGAAAAAGATAATTTCAATTTTAATTATATTAATTATATTTATTTTTATGCTATGCAGTTGCTCCACACCAGAAGATAGGGATTTACAGGATGGAATATGCAATACTTGCGGTGGAAATTGGCGTTATAAAGAAACTTACAATTTAGTATCTACACGGTATCTATATCAATGTGATTACTGTGGAAAAGAAATATTAACTTATAAATGGTGGGGCAAATAATGAAAAAGATAATTTCAATTTTAACCCTGGTTATTCTTATAGGAACATTGCTATGTGGCTGCTCTCACAAAACCTATACCGATGGTAGCAAAACAATGTATAATTATTTTGTTTTAATTCGTGTAGACAACGACCCAATAGCAGGTGACACCAGATTAGCATACGATAAAAATACAAAAATTGTTTATTTATTCGCAGGGTACGGCATGTCTCCTTACTATATCGTTGTAGATGGGAACCTACTATCGCAATTTATGGAGTAAATTATGAATATCAAGAACAGAATTATTAAATGGCTTGGCGGCTACACTCAAAATGAACTTATAGAGCAAAAGAAAATTGAATTTTGCCGCACAGAAAAGCAAATTTTTCCTATTACTGTGGAGTTTGCTGTTGACGCACAATATGGAAAACCAGATTCTGATAGACTAGAAGCAATTAAACATAATCTCTGTCGTCAAGCAGCAAATTTTATGTTTAAACATAATTTACTTTATTATGATTTTTATTATGATGAAGTAAGTAATTGCTATATTATGCGCGCGAAAGCATATGTGAGGGAACCATAATGACATTTACAAATAAAGAAACAAAAATTATTCGTTCAATTATAGTAGCATTTGTTCCGATGGCAGAAGAAGCAATAGAAGCAGCATTTTTTAATATTGAAAAAGATCCAGATAAATATTTTCGTTTTGTGGATGCTCTTCATGCTGCAAAGGGAATATTAAATAAAATTGATAGGACAACAGAATTATGATAGCACTGAATAGAGAAATGCCTAAAAATTGTCTGGAATGTCCTTGCATGGGAACATATGATATACTTAATGATAAGAATGAAATGTATATGCTTCGTATATGTCATGGTAATTATATGACTATTTATCAAACTACTAGAGCCCAATATGACGAAAATAAAGATATTCAACAAGAATGGGCGAGTTTACCACGACCAGAATGGTGCCCTTGGATAGATGTAGGAGATGCAGGTTTAAAGTGGGCAATGACTTATCCAGATGACTATGACGACGAAGAACGATGGCATCATAATATGGCTGGCTTTGGAGGAGATTATTAATGACATTACGGAATTGTCCACTTTGCGGGAAAAATCATATGCGTCATTTTGAAGAAGGAGTAGCGCGCCGCGATGAATATGGTGCAATGTGGTTCACAGAAAAAACTGAAAAATTTATTGAATGCCTTACTTGCGGACATTCAGCTTCTGGATGGGAAGAAGAAGAGGCTGAAGAAGAATGGAATACAAAAGAACCTGATGAATGGGAATTAAGGTGGTGGAAAAAGAAATGCGGTATGTAAAAAAGCCGATTGCTGTTGAAGCAGTTCAATGGACTGGTCATAATTTTGATCAAGTATGTAATTTTATAACTAATGCGCCAGTAGTAATTATGGCAAATAATGATTTAGTTATCTCCACTCTTGAAGGGGATATGCACGCGCCAGCTGGCAGTTACATTATTCGCGGCGAACCATATCATGAATATTATCCTTGCCGCCGCGAAGTGTTTGAGGCTACATATGAGCCTGTGGAGGAATAAATGTCTTATTATAGAAGAGAATACTCAAAATCCTTTGACTGGGAATTTTTAGCTATTGCTATTATTCTTTTAATTGTATTATATCTTATGCGTTCTTGTGCGAGTGAAAGTTTATGGAATAATGGTATTTGCTCCTATTGTGGTGGTCATTATAAATTTCAACAGGCTATTGGCCATAATCATTATACTGAATATATGTATACTTGTGATAAATGCGGCCATAGTATTGAAGTGGCACAACATTATCCGGAGGTCAACAATGAATGAAGAATTAATCTATCGCCGCGATTGCAATTTATTTGCTGAATCACTTGATTATGAAGGTATAATTCATGACACGATGGCAGAATATGGATTTACTTGGCTTAATAATAAAGGTGAACAAGATGACCCTGACCATATTTTTGATTTCGCATGTGCGATACTACAAAAAGCGCAAAATGTAATTGATAGCGCAGATACAATTGCCTATGAAAAAAACTTTGTTTCTGCTGATGGTACAATAACTACTTACTTAACTTATGAAGAAAATGATAATGAACAAGAATATTAAAGATTATATTGAGCAAGCAGATTATAATGAACTTCTTGACATTATGGAGTGCGCGAATAATCATATTTTAAATCTTGTTGCTGTAAAAGAAAATCCTTGGGAATGGTTAATGTATGTAATGAGGGTGGCCGCGGATTATAAAGAACGCTTACATCTTGTGCCCGCACCACAAGAACAATATCATTGTAATTGTACGAGTAATAATTATGAATAAGTATGTAATAGAAAATATATTTTCTTTAAAGATAATAAGTAAGGAGACGGGAGAGGTTTTAGCTGAATGGAAACCTCTGATGATAAATGAAAATGATTACACATTTAGTAAAGAAGCCGATAGGTTATATTTGCGGCAATTGTCGCATGAAACAGCAGGAAATTAAAGAAACCTGCTGGTTTTGTGGTTATTTTTTCTCTAATTATGAAATAGTGTTGTTAGAAAATTATAAGGAGCAGAATAATGAAGCTTTTGAGCAATGAATTAAGTAATAAGTATCAATATAAAAAGTTACCTGAAAAATTAAGTAGTATTGCTCAAAATATCTATACTGAAACTATTCCTACTTTTTTACTTACGACAGCGAGCGCTCATCCTCTTTATACTATAAATGGTTCTTTAATTTGTAACGGTTATGATAGAATTGTTATAGGCGATTATGGCGCTTATATTGAATTTTCTTCAGAACAAGCAAATAAAGATTTATTTATTATCGCACCGGGGCAAGAATATAGACTTGAACCACGTTATAGTAATGTAAAATATATTTGGCTAACAATAGATGATGGAAGCCAAATAAAAATTTATTATCAAAAGAATACAGTTTCTTATGCTGATTATAAACCTCAATATTACTATATAAGTGTTTATGAAGCATATCCAGAAATAATTACTAATTTAATTGGAGGACAAAATGATTAAAGTAAAAGATTTTGATAGTGCCAGAGGGCTTGAGTATATTATTAACCGCTATCATATTAAACGAGAAGATATTATTGATATAAAATGGGCAGCAACTAGTCATTGCAGTACCTATGGTCTGATACTCTATGAAGCGCCAATAGAATCATCTATACATGAAGAAAATTGTATTACTTCTTCAGATTTTACTTATAGGGGGTTTGGATTATAATATGTTTAAAGTAAAATATTTTGACAATGAAAAAACATTAGAATACCTTCTAAATACTTATTGTGAAGATAGACATGATATTGTAGATATTATTTTTTCTTGCAATCATACGGGTAGTCACGGCTATCTCATTTATGAAACTGATGAGGTATTTAATCCAGATTACTATCAAAAAAATATTTGACAAATTCCCCAATTTCTGCTATAATTATTATAGTAAAGAGAGAGGGGATAATTCATTATGGAAATCATGAAGGCTACTACCGCTCATGAAATGACTATGAAGACTATTGAAGAAAAGCGTGTCCGTATGTTGGATATAATGAAGACTCGCATTATAACTAATATTTCTTTAGGCAAGTTTGAATGTGATTTTATTATTGACTCTCCTGCTATTCAAGATGAAATGTTTGATTACTTTGTTGCTCGTGGTTATGCGGTACGTTTTTCACCGGCGGGTAAGCGGCATACTCTAGAGTGTCCGGATAGCCGCGTTATGACTATTTCTTGGGAGGATGCTGTCAGTGAGTAAATATTGTTGTGTTTGCGGGCGCGAAATTGTAACTGATTTGCCCTATTATTGTGAAGGCTATAATACCTTCACTTGTTCTAATGATTGTCATAATATGCATCGTTGGGACGTACTTGCTGCGCGATTCAATGTAGAGGGACAGCATACCTATTTTGTGGTTAATAATCATCTTTATGAAATAGGTGATGAAAGAGATGAACCACAAGGAATGGGCGGCCAGTATTATGTAATACAATTTGAAGATGGAACTATACGTGATACACATTCACTTTGGTTTATCGCGGATATCCCAGAATCCAAGCGTAACATTTTTAAGCAAAACGTGCGCCTTATGCAGAAAGGATAAATAGATTATGTCTAAGACTTGTTTTTATATGGTTATGGGTTTGCCTGGTTCTGGTAAGACTTATTGGGCTTATAATGAGGCTCGCCCTTATGATGTCGTGTTGGATAGCGATGAAATTCGCTTTGAAGAATATGGTGACGCGGAATGCCAGGATGACCCTGCCCGTATTTTCAACATTATGTTTCAGCGCACTCGTGCCGCTTTGCATGCCAGCCGTGATGTTTATTATGTTGCGACTAATCTTTCCTCTCGTCGTCGTATGAATCTCGTGAGATCCTTGAAGAAGATGTTTCCTGATATTCATTATTATTGTGTAGTCATGGCTACTCCTATTGATATTTGCCATGAGCGTAACGCCGCGCGCGAGCGAGTAGTTCCTGCATATGTTATTGATCGTATGCTGCGACAGTTTGAAATGCCGCTTGAAGGCGAAGGATGGGATAAGATTCTCGTCAATTATGACTATGCGCCCAATTATGATATGGACTATTATCGCCATTCTTATGCCTGTCTTGTAGAAGAACATGGAGAACAGGGTAATAGTCATCATACTCTTACTTTACAGGAGCATTGTTATGCTTGTGGAGACGTCGCTTTTATGCAGGGAAGTAGTCCTGATATTGTGCGGGCAGCTTATTTACATGATTATGGTAAGGTTTGGACTGCTATCCGCTGGGAGAAGGATGATTATAAGGAAGTCCATTATCCTAATCATGCAAATGTAGGCGCATATATGGCTCTTACTATGGGCTATAGCGCTCATATAGCACAGCTTATAGCTTATCATATGATACCTTATACTGACCAGAAGTGTCAGGATGCTTGGCGTTCTCGTATGGGCGAAGAATTTTGGAAGGAGGTAGTGGAACTTCATCGTTATGATGAAGCTGCGCATTAAAGTTCATATGAATAAACATGAATCTTGTATTTATTATCTCTTTAAAGAGTGTTTTAATAATACAGAATGGTTTAAACATACAAATTATCCCACTTTATTGGGAATGAAAAATATGCTTACTGAGCTACTAGAAAAAATTGATAGAGAAATGGATAGGTATGAATAATGACATATTATAGTCGCGAAATTCTTGAACAGTATCTTAAAGATACTCGTTTAAATAAGATTTTAGATATTATAGATGAAACTGAGCCATATTTAACAGAAGGCAAAACGGTCCCGGCAAATATTAAAGTACGTTTTTGCCGCGATTGTCCTTTGTTTGATATAAATGGTATTCAGCCTGACCCTGGTATTATTCATGGCCGGTGCCTTCGCTTTTCAGATGAACACGTGCCTTACTATGTTCGTGTAGATGACACGGATTTTTGTAATGAGGATAAAATAGAAAATGAAATACTATAGTGAAGATGATGTGCGCGAATTGGTAAGTGAGATAGAAAGTATGTATCTTTTCGCGCACTCTACTCCTGTTAATATTCGCTTTTGCCGTGACTGTCCTTACTTTATTAGTGATTATATTCCTGACGAAGATGGGCGATATAGCGGATGGTGTGAATGGCGTTCTGAAAGTGAAGAAGGTTGGCATTACGAAGTCATGGAAGACAGTTTTTGCAATGAGGATGATATAGTAGATGTATATTAGTTTAGTTATGTGTTTATTTATCATATTCTTTGTAATTTATGAAAGCACACATGATGGTGGTTGGCCAGGAGGCCGTGCATAGTGGAAGTTTTGGCTAATAAGTACCCAGGTATTATGATAATATGTGAAGGGTGTGGCGCTGTTTTAGCAAACATCCAACGAAGTGATATTTATGGTTCAAATTTGGTATACTGCCCGCTATGTAAATTTCAAAATGTTTTAGAATATGATAAAAATTATGAAGGGGAAGTAAAAAGTGATTCTTGATTTAATCGCGTGGGGTTTCGCGGTCGGAGCCTTATTTAGCACTGTATATTTTCTTGTCCAAGACCGTTGGTTTTGGAGCACTTTGAGTGTTGTATTCGCGGCCGCAATGATTGATTTTGGTATCTTATTGATGCCTTTTTGAGGTGATAGTTATGTATGAACCTAATTATGCTACTTTTATGCCACAGGGATGGGAGTGTCCACGATGCCATAGAATATACAGCCCATCACAACCTTTTTGTTTATATTGTAATGACAGGAGAATTACATACGGGTCCACAACCGCTACTCCTGAATGGATATATAAAGAAGATACTACAACTGGCTCATATCCGTCTTATGCTAAATATGGGTCTATAACTATAGATGATTTTTTACGTCGTGATTACTATGATGACGAAGATTTATGGGGTAAGCCACTATGACAGGTTATGGATTAGCGCGATGCCCTTGCTGTGGGGTAGAATTAGCAGTATGGTATGATGAATTAACTGGCACTAGTCTATCTATTCCAGTATTTAATACAATAAATGGTCAGCCATCCTCTTACATTAAAGATTTCATGACAAATCCAGATATATATGGCTTAGAGAAAGCTATACAAGCAAGCGAAGAAGCAAGATTACGAATGCTTGTAGACGCGCAAAACAGTGTTCCACAACAAGGAGTGATAGAAAATGTTGATAGACAAAAATTTTCAAATTAATACAGAAACATTGAAGAGAATTGATAAGTTTCTTCTCGTTTGTAAAGAGTGTATAACAATAAATGGTATTAATATTCAAACCATTCCGATGTTTATTTTTGATAGTTATCGGGATGCATTTAATTATATGATGATGCTTAAACCACCTATTAATAGCACTGTTATTAGTGATACGCGAAACGATGAGGGGCGGTCTATTAAATACACCATTGATCATGACGATAATGTACTTGAACGTGAACGTATATATTATGTACAAACTATTGTATATAAGTAAATAATATTTTAATATATTTGTAAATTATTTAATAGACTATAAAGGAGACGAATAATGATTACTTCCGCAGCATGTCGTGTAACCCTGGCTAATGGCGAACGTGTTACTTTACGTTGTCACAGACATTGTGATGTATTTGAAACGTTAAAGTTACTTCATGTAGATTATGATAAAGCAACCGTAGAACAGGGCTTTATTGATTGGAATCCAATAGAAGAAAAAGAAGAATTTGTTTCGCGCGTGGAAGCCTTTAAGCGAGCGCAATGGGCGGATCAAATTCCAAAATGGAAAGCATTAACTGAGTTATTTTCGGAGGATTTGTATTAATATGAAGTATCCAATGAGACTGCTTGAAAATGAAGATTATTACAAGGATGGAATTGATTCACAAGCCCTATGTTGGGATTATGACAATTTTAAGGGAAAATTTAGAGTAAGCGATTTATGCGAGTGCCCAGAAGATGCTATTATAGGTCGTGATTTATTCACAGCAGATGATTTTATTGATGCTGTGCGTTTCGGTATGGATTTAGCAAAGAAGGGATACACTGATGTTGATGTAACTCGTTTTACTTATACCGACAGAGAGGAATATTGTGACAATTTATAAGGAGAGAAAATGTTATTAATTATTACTTTAGCTGTCATATTTATACTTAATATAATATTAATATATTGTAATCATGAGTTCTGGGATGAAGATTTAATAGACATATTCGCAAGTATTTTTAGTATTATTGGCGGTATCACACTATTTTTAACATCAGTGTTTCTTATCACCATCCTCTGTGCTGCTCCTATTAATCAAGCGGAGTATGAAGAACGTTACTATAAACTAGAACAAAAGGTGCAGCACATTGATTCTTTTAATAAGGAAGAAATTATAAAAGAAGTAGATAAATGGAATAATGATTATCGTGCGAATATTCATGGCGCCAATTCCCCTTGGGTGAATTGGTTTTACACAATTGATACTAGCACTACAAATTTGATAGAAGTTAATTATTGACTTTTATAAGAAATTATTGTATAATATATACATAAAAAAGAAAAGGAGAAAAATATTATGAATAACTTTTTTAATGGTATGTTTGGTAAGGTAAAGAATGGCATGTGCCGTATTTCTATGGACGGTAAGATTGCAATTAGCACCCCTAATGGTTATAAGACATATGATGTGAATACGGGTTCGCTAGTAAACTGTGATGATTTTGCTTTTGATATTGGGCAGGATTTCTTCTTTATTATTCCAACCAATAAGGTTCAGAAGGGCGATATTATTCTTGCAGGTGGCAAGCCTTGTTGTGTAATTGATGAAATGCCTAATTCTCTAAAGGTTCTTCGTTATGAAGATGGCGCAATTCAGGAAGTAGCTATTGAAAAGCATTTCTTTATGGGAAAGCAGTACTTCTATGGTAAGATTGTTTCTATGTTTGGTAATCTTGCTAAGGATGGAAACATGAATAACATGATGAAGTATATGATGATGTCTGAAATGTTTAAGGGCGGTAACAGTTTCGGTGGAAATAATTCTGTACTACCAATGATGATGTTTATGAATGGCGGCATGGGCAACATGTTTGATGGAATGTTTGATTTTGGCAACGATGCAACTGCTGAAGAGGATAAGGAGGCTTAATTAATTATGGGTGGCGGATATTGGGATACTAATACTGTAACTGCTTATACCACGGCTAATTATGGTGTAAAGGACATTAGAGATCTTGGTACTTTTAGAGTACAAGATGTTTATCGCGCAAATCACCTTGATTCTATGCTTAATCCCAAGAATGTTGTAAGAGAATGCTGTGACAGTGAAGACCATCCACATTCCCTCCCTATTATTCTTGCGCTTGATGTTACCGGAAGTATGGGACATGCCGCCACAATGTGTGCGGCTAAACTGGATGAAATTATGACAGAGCTTTATAAGAATAATAAGGATGTAGAGTTCTGTGTTATGGGAATTGGCGATCTGGCCTGTGATGATGCACCTCTTCAGGTAACTCAATTTGAAAGTGATATCCGAATCCTAGACCAGACCACTAAAATTTATTTTGAAGGCGGTGGCGGTGGCAACGGGTATGAATCTTACACCCAGGCATGGTATTTCGGACTACATAATTGTAAGCTAGATTGTTGGAATCGTGGAGGAAGAGGTATCATTATCACTCTTGGAGATGAACCTTTGAATCCTTATCTCCCCTACCGTCAGCTTCGTAATACAATCGGCGGAGAGATTTTGCATGATGTAGAGACTAAGCAGCTTTATAAGGAAGCCTGTGAAAAGTTTGAAATTTATCATATTGCAATCACGGATGAAAGTTCTTATAATTGGTATAAGGACCAAATTAATGATACTTGGGCTCCGCTACTAGGCTCTAATTTTATTACGGCTGAAAGCAAGCAACTACCACAAATCATTTCTGGTATCGTAAATAATTATTCTTGTGTCGCAGCTAGTGACCCAGTAGTATTTAATGACGAAGGCATCTCTTGGTAATAAAATAAAGGAGTAGTTTATGGAAGTTAAAGTTGTAATTGGTGCAAATTACGGCGATGAATCTAAAGGACTAGTATCTGGATGTTTAGCGCGCGAAGCTATTGAAAACCAAAATAAAAAGGTTCTTACTGTACTTTATAATGGTACAAGTCAACGAGCACATACATATCAAAACAAGATTTATCGTCTTGAAGGCACTGGAGCAGCTCACGGTGCTGATACATTCTATCATCGTGCCTTCGTTGTAGATCCGATTATTCTTTGGCTTACCAAAACTACTCCTATTATTGACCCTCGTTGTAGGGTTATTTTTCCATGTGATGTTTTGTATGGACAAACACGTGAAAAGAGAGTACAGCACGGTTCTTGCGGGTGCGGACTTTTTGCCGCTGTTAAAAGAGCAGAAGCAATGCAAGAACCATATATAGTAGGAGATTTTTTTCTTCCTGAAAATCATGCTTTTTATCAGAAAATTCAATATACTGATAGATGGTATAATTATGAACCAAATGAAATTCATAATTTAGCTAACTTTTTGCGTGCTGTTAAGTGGGTAAAAGAGAATTGCCGATTTTTACGTTTTGAAGATATAGTTGAACAATATGATACTATTATTTTTGAAGGCGGTCAAGGTCTATTATTAGACCAGACGAATACTGGTGATTTTCCGCATCTAACTCCTTCTTCTACCGGCGGCCACTTTATTCATGATGACATTGAACAATTAGGTGTGTGCGCGGACCTATTTTATGTTTCGCGTTCTTATATGACACGTCATGGTAATGGCCCTATGGATAAAGAAGTTAAAAAGGAATGGATTAATCCAGATATTGTTGATTTAACTAATCAGCCTAATGAATGGCAAGGCACACTACGATATGGCCTATTAGATGTGGATAAATTAAATACTCGTATAATTAGGGATGCGGCGCAATATAATTGTAATAAAACTATTAATATGGTTTATACGCATTTAAATTATACTGATAATAAATTAGCTTCTGTCCATGGTAAAATTAATATTATAAAACCAGATTTTGTAACTACAATGTGGGGATCGGATAAAAAAGATTTTATAGAAAAAATTGATGCTTGACTTTCTTTAAATTCTGTGTTATAATATTTATAGAAAGTGAAAGGAAAGAATAATGTATGAAAATTGAAATGTCTGGCGCCTATTGTTCTAATCTTAGGGTATTTCGTATTAATGATATTGATGCGGATGTAGATGATTTTGGCATTAGTGAAGATAGTGAACCTTGGAACGCGCCAGAATATGGCTGCGGCAATAGACAGTTTCATCCTTATGACGACCCGTCAGAAAATGTATTAGAAAAATATCACATTACTTATTATGAATGGACTAATATTTGTGATATATTATGTAGTGAACTTGACTGGGGAAGATGCGCTTTATGTGAATAAATTTTGAAATTCTGTTATAATATTTATAAAAAATGAAAAGGAGATATTTATTCTATGAATAAAAACGAGGTTTTTGCGCATTTCTCTTCCATTTTGAATGATATGTTAGATACCTCTCTTTTCTTTGCAACTTTCTGGCAGGCCCCTTGTTCGTCAGAAGATTTTTATGGCAGTTATGATGATGAAGCCTTGCCAGAGAATTTAAACATCAAATTTGGCGCGACCCGTGGCTGCATTATAGACGATAACTATGATTATGTTGTCAAATTTGATGTTGAAACTGATGCTATGGGCTATGCCTGTGAGCGAGAAGAGCATCTCTATAATGAGGCCAGTCGTGAAAACCTCAATCAGTATTTTGCTGAATGTGTCTATCTAGGCACTTATACCAAGGTCATTCATTTCTATGATTATTACGAAATTTCTCGTCATATAAATTGGTATGGATATGATTGGCGAGAATTTGAACAGGATTTTATGGCACATGAAGATGACTTTGGTGATATTCATGATATTGTTATCTCTGTGCCGCTTTACGCCTATCCAAAGGCTAAGCCGCATCGTCCTATGGGCATCGCGGGCACTCGTGATGACAATGAATACGTAAACAAAGCTCAGAAAATCTATAGCCCCATGCGTAATGAGAACCTCATTGTCGCAGTAGATTTTATTCGACAGTATGGTGAAGAAGAATATCATCGTATCACTGATTTTCTCTTGCGCGAAAATATAAATGACCTTCATCAGAGTAATCTGGGAGATATTGACGGTCATTATATTCTACTGGATTATTCTGGTTATCATGATGGTTATAGTAACACTGATGAAGAAGATTATTAAGAAAGGGTAAATTATGATTGATAAAATGGGCGACCGTTTTAAGGCATATGAAAATTGCTATCGCATTTATCTTCCTAAACGACAGGTTGTAGTAGTGCGCGTTGATGGCCGTGCGTTCCATTCCTTCACTAAAGGTTTTGCGCGACCATACGATATTGTATTTGCTGAAGCTATGCAACAAACAGCGCTAAAGTTAGCAGAAAATATTTCTGGTTGTAAATTTGCATATACACAAAGTGATGAAATTACACTTATACTTACTGATTTTGAGAATATTAATACTGAGCCTTGGTTCGGTAATAATTTACAGAAGATTGTAAGTATTAGTGCAGCAATGGCATCTGTTTTCTTTAAAGAAAAATTTGTTGAATTAATTGAATGTGAATATGTTGATCATTATTTAGAGGGGAAAATTGGGGATGAAAAGCATCAATTACTAAAGAAACATAGCGAAGCATATAATAATAAACTATGCGTATTTGATAGTCGTACTTTTATTATTCCGCGTGAGGAAGTAGTGAATTGCTTATATTGGCGCCAAGCAGATTGTATTCGTAACTCTATTCAACTTTTAGGCCAAGCTAATTTTTCTCATAATCAACTACAAGGCAAAAATTGTAATGAAATTCAAGAGATGCTTTGGCAGGAAAAGGGCATTAATTGGGCTAATGAGCCTGGTTGGTTTAAAAATGGCGTAGCAATTTATAAGAAGCCTACAAAAGTGACACATATAATGCCAGATGGCGTCACTACAACTATTGAACGCAATAAATGGTTTATTGATAAGAATATTCCTATTTTTACGCAAGATCGAGATTTTATTAATAAACATTTTAATTTTTGAGAAAGTTAGTCAATATTTGACTAACTTTTTAATTTATGGTATAATAATTATACAAAAGGAGAAAGGAAGAAATATTTTGAAAAGTGATAGCCATTTGTTTAGGTTGGCGCGAGAGTGTAGTTTTAAATCGGATTATAGCGGTGGAAGTCGTGCGCGAATAGGTGCTGTAATATCTTATAAAGGCACTGTGCTGGCAAAGGGTTTTAACACTGATCGCACGCATACTGACCAAGCTAAATACAACAGATGGCGTTATAAGGAGTGCGGAAATAATTATCTGCCTTCTAAGAATCACGCAGAAATGATGGCACTTTCCAAAATAAAATATTTGGATATTGACTTTTCAAAAGTTCATGTGTATGTTTATCGTGAGCTTAGAGACGGTAAATTGGGTATGGCAAGGCCTTGCCCGGCGTGTATGGCAGCTATTAAGCGGCTTGGCGTTAAGCACATTCATTACACAACTGATAGCGGTTATGCCGCGGAAAGGATAGAAAATGTGTGAGTATTGCGAAAAGTTAACGTTAATTGATCTTCCCAAAGCTGACGATGGTGAAAGTAGTTTTTCGGCATATATAGACCATAGAGGTGGTTATGGTTTGAAGTCTTATCATGTTCTTAATGTTAGTCATTTATTAGATTTAGGATACTGTGGAGATAAGTATTTTGAAGCAGATATTTTAATTAATTATTGCCCCTTTTGCGGGAGAAAGTTGAGTAATTAAAATGAAACCAGTAGCACAAGTCTTGTTCGGTTCCCAGAATTACCAGTTAGATGGTCCCGATTCTGACTTTGATTATAAACTCCTCATGATGCCCGATTTCAATGATTTTTATAACTACCACAAGGTAGACAAGAATGATTTGCCTGAAGGCTATGATCCAGAGCATTACAATGTTATGAGCATTCTTACTTTTGATAAGAATGTGCGTAAGGGAAATGTCAATGCTCTTGAAATGCTTTTCTCTCATTATGTTAAGTGTGTGGGAGCGGTTGAAGTTTATTTTGATGCCGCAAAAAGAGCTTATTCAGAAGGCTATCTTTTTACAGTGTGGGATAGTTTTATTGTGACGGTTGAGGGTATGATTAAGAACTCACTTGACCGCTATGGTGTTAACCGCAAGTCTGCTTCGCGCGCGCTTTATCTTATCAATCTTTGCTATTTTGTAGCAGAGCATGACTTCGCTATGGATAATACAACTTGGGGAGAAAAACAAGTATTTACAGATGCTCGTGAACTTCGTTTTAATGAAGATAAGGAGCTTCCCACAAAAGAAGCAATTTTTGCAACTTTTGAAGATATGAAGCGCTTCGCAGATGAATGCCGTGATTATTATCGTCTTATGAACTCGCAATCAGAACTTGATTTAGTTGCTTTATGGGATGATGATTTAGCAAATTGTATGAAAAATGTAGTAAAGGAGTATTTAAAGAAAGAACTATGACACTTTTTAAAAATAAAAAGCAAAAAACTGCGCTAAATTATAGTTTAGACAAGGCATTAGAAACTGCACGATTGCGCGGCGAAAATTGCTTCTATTTCCCTGTATTGGATGGAGAATATGATAGAGTAAAGGCTTGGACAATAACACACCGCTTGATGTTAGAATTAAGTCATAAGCAAGATAATGATCTAGTATATAAAATTAGTGGAGTAGCATTATGAGAAGAGCACAATATGATGATGTTTATTATGATTGGGTAGAAAACCGTGTATTTCTTGAATTTCTGGACTATGAAGATGAAGAATGTTTCGCGCGAACCCTCCATAGGGTTCATTATAGATAGCTATTCACCTTATCAAAGAAATAACAATGTTATTTCTGTATTCAAAATACATGGAATGCCCTATTGTATCAGAGAAATAGATGAATTTAATTGGGGTCAACCTATTTTTCCTGAAAAGAATATAGATGATGACTTTGATAATTATTGCGTTTATGATACTATAGAAGAAGCGCAAGGGTATGTAAGATATTTAAAACAACTAGAAGGGAGCAGAATGTAGTATGTGTATGTATTGTGAAAGCGGCAAAAATTTTGATGTTTATTCTGATTTAGGTTTGCGCGCGAATATTGAAACCAGACGCGGGAATCCTTATATTGAGTTTTGGGGTTCTTTAGACGCAGGATATTTTGGCTATGCTGATATTGATGGCGAGTTTGAAATTAATTACTGTCCTGTATGCGGCCGCCAGTTAGCAGAAGTAGCCGATGCGGAGTTTGGAGAGGTGCGAAATGAGCCTACTTAATGTTTTAAATGATTTTACTTATAGACCACGATACTATTTGAAGAAGCCTTGGCGTTTTTTTCAAGAGTGTTCTTCAAATCTTCAAGCGGCCTGGGCGCGTGCGACGAAAGGCCATGCTTGGCGTGATAGTGTAGAAATGGATGAGTTTTTACTTCACATTATTCCTTCCATGCTACGTGATGTTGCTAATGGAGACGCTTATCCAGGATTTGAGCCATTTGAAACATATGAAAAATGGCAAGATTGGTGTAATTCATTAGCCGATGTATTCGAATCGGTTCAAGAAGAAAATTGGGATACAACCGGCCGCAACGAGTGGGAAGAAGAATGGGAGAAAGCGTTTGAAGTTCTACACCCACATCCTAATATTACTACTACTACTGAAATGACAGAAGCAGAAGCCCAAGAAATATGTAAAATGTATTTTGAGCGTGAAAAAGAATTATCTGAAGAACGCGAAAAAATTATACGAGATGCTTATGCTGAACTAGCTAAATATCATGCTTGTCTTTGGATTTAAGGAGGAAAAATATTATGCTTTATAATAAGGAAACTACTATTGCTATTATTGATTACCGTATTAATCTACTTCGCGCCCGCGGCGAAACTATGAATCTACGACTAATTAAGGCGCTGGAGCGCGAAAAGCGTAATCTTGAAGCCAAGTGTTAATACTTGACTTCTTTTTTATTTTTTGATATAATATATATAGTAAGAGAAAAGGAGAAAAATATATGTTTATTCTGAAGCTAGTTTGTTGTATTGGTGGCACTGTTATTCTCGCGGGCGTAGTAACTGCTTTTATGAATTGGTGGGAAGCGCGTCCAATTGTAGAAGAAAATGAATCACCTTTTTATATCACTCGAACTTATAAGGAGATTAAAAATGACTACAATTAAGTGCCCTAATTGCGGCGCGAATAAATATATGGAGCGATATATTACTCGTACAGCTATGTATTTTCCGCCCATTTATGAAAATGGTGTTAACATTAATCCTGATAGAAATATTTCTACACATATATGTCAATGTATGAACTGCAATGAAGTATTTTCATATCAAGAACGGGGCGGTGAAATTATTGCGTGATTTTTTAATTATGGTTGGGAGTTGCATTATAGCACTCTTATGGCTATTTATTGTATTGGTGGTTTTAGTTTTAATGATACCACTACTTCCAATTATCGCTATTATAATTGTATTTGAAGAATTATTTATGGGAGATAAATATGACTAAATGCGAATGTTATGAAGTTACGACTGAAAATCGTGGAATAGTTGAATGCCGTTGTAATGGCACAAAAGAAAGAGAATTGTGTACTTGTGGCGGCGATAAGAGTAAATGTAATTTTTATAATTTAGAAAAGCCTACAGTCGGCGAAGAAATTATGGACGCTGTTACTTTTCTTAAAGAAAAGAAGCGTATGTGTGATTATGAAGGTAAAGAAGGGCGTGGCTGTACTCATTGTCCAATTTTTATAAATCTTATCAAAGGGCTTGATTCTTGTGAAGATATAGGTGAAAAATATCCAGAAGAAGTAGTGAGACTAGTACAAAAATGGTCACACGAAAATCCTGAATATCCTACTTGGAATGAATGGCTACACTATATATATGACTATTATAATGGTTTTAGTAATTCATTAGGCTTTATGGATTGGTTAAATACCAGAATTACTCAAGAAGAAGCAGACCATTGGAACATACCATATAGAAAGGACATAGTAAAATGAAGGCACTAATTGTTATTGACGCACAGAATGATTTTGCACATCCAGATGGTGTTCTAACCACACCTGAAGCACAGGCTGCCGTTCCAGAAGTCAAAAAGCTAGTAGATACTTTTTTAGCGGCTGGAGATAATATTTATTGTACTAAAGATACGCATGATGAAAATTATCTTCATACGCAAGAAGGTCAAAAACTGCCAGTAGAACATTGCCGCCATGGTAGCTGGGGATGGGAATTTGTAAAAGAATGTGGTATTATAGAGGAAGAAGTCTATGTCCTTCCGAAGGAAACTTTTGGATTTGATAAATGGAATTATGAGCCCTTTAATATGTATGATGAAATATATATTTGTGGATTTGTTAGTTCTATTTGCGTGGTAACTAATGCGCTCCTTATCAAGACTTTTTTCCCAGAAGTGCCAATTAAGTTTATTGCTTATGCAAGTGCCGGCCTGACACCTGAAAATCATAAGGCCGCGATTGAAGTTATGCGTTCGTGCCAAATTGAGGTAATTGAATGATTAAAGTAGATAGAGAAGAAGTTAAATTTAAGAACTTCAATGATGGTACTTTGAGATTACGATTTGTACCATATTCACTAGTAGGTGGATGTACTATTACTTGGCTTTATAATTCTGATGAAGAAATGGCTGATTTGTATTTCCTTGTAAATCATTTGCGCGATAATTATAAAATTTCGTATTTAATTCTTGAAATGTGGTATGTCCCACACGCGCGAATGGACAGAATTAAGGAAAATGATGAATGTTTTACTCTTAAACATTTTTGTAAATTTATTAATTCACTTAATTTTAATAAAGTAAAAATTTATGATCCACATTCTAATGTTACTCCTGCATTACTAGATAGGGTTGAGGTTTATAGACCTACTCTTGAAATTAATGGATTATTAGACACGTATAAAGATGCCACTTTATTTTTCTGCGATGAAGGCGGCGCCAAAAGATATAAGGATATTATTGGAGATAATTATTTCGCGTTTGGTGTAAAAGACCGAGAATGGTCAACTCAAAACATTAATTCTCTTCAAGTTATGGGCGCGAAACATATGATTGCCGGGCATGATATTCTTATTGTAGATGATATTATTTCTCGTGGAAGTACGCTTTATCTCGCGGCAAAACAGTTAAAAGAAATGGGCTGTAATAAAATATATGTGTGGGCTTCACATTGCGAAAATACAGTGCTTGGACCGCATCTTAATGGACAATCTCTATTAGATATTCCTGATCTAATAGAACATGTATATACTACAAATACAATCTATACTGAAAATCATCCTAAAATCACTGTAATTCGACAGTTTGAATAATTGACATTTTGTAAAAAATAAGTTATAATATAAAGGAAGAAAAGAAAAGGAGAAAAATAAATTATGAAGATTAATATTACTAAGGACAAGGCTCGATTTATTGTTAACAAGGACGCGCGCAAGGTAGTGTGTATTATTGACCACACTTCTGACCTATTTCTCGACTATGCCGATAAAAATCTAAAGATTGTTCCATATTGTGATAATGTCTGGAGTGGTAATCGTTCTCGTCTATATCTTAAGCTAAAGATGCCTAATAAGTTCGTTGGCATTGCTTCTTGTAATCCTGATGATGAGTTTTCTGTTGAAACTGGCAAGCTAATTGCTTTTTCTCGCGCGAAGGATAAGATTCATACCAGCTTCTTTAAGCGTGCGAATACTTATGTAAATACTCTTGATAATTGGCTTACTGATGCTGTAGAGAGTATTAATAGCTATGGCGCGAAGGTTGAAGCTAATACTGAGCGTCGGCATAATAAGATCGCAGCCATCGTAGGTGAGCCTGATGGGGAGTAGGATTATACTCCCCTATGGGGCGTCAGGTAATTATATTCAAAAAGCAATTCCGACCGATGAAAATATAAAAGGGATTCGCTTTCCTTCTTTAGATGAATACTATGACGATAAAAGTTCATTGTATTCACTAGAGGAGGACTTTCCTATTTGGAACGCTATAGAACAGCAGTATCAGGAATGGTATAATTGGCGTACTACAGATGAAGAAGTTCGAAAATTCCTCGCGCCAATAGTCGATAGTAGTTATGATAATAATGGGCTGCCCATCTTATGTTTCCCTCGTTTTAAGCCTTTGGTTGACGAAGCATTGGTATATGAGTATAACGAAGTAGAGAACTTAGTCACTTTAGGTATGCGTGCACAAGAGTGCGGCGTGCGCGAAGTAGATTTGGTAAATTTTTTGCGCGATTTGAATTGGGTTTGTGATTGTTTAGAATTAAATACAGATGATATTATTAAGAACCCATCAAATATTGGGTATCATCCTGATTTTGGTTTAAGAATTATTGACTACGGATTAAATTAAAATATTCCTATTATATGTTCATTACTTATAAATAAGAAAGAGTTTATAAGGAGGTGGAGGTATGCCAATAGTTTTAAATACCGCGCCAATTAATGTTAAAGATTCAGATGGAAATTATGTTACTTTAAATAGTTTTTCTATGGATTCTTTAAATAATATTAAAAACCAGACACGTGATAGTATAACGGAAATAAATAGTGCTACTGAAAGTAAAGTAGCAGATATTGATACAGCAAAAACAGAAGCTATAAATGCTGTTAATGAAACTATAAATGCTATTGATGAAGCTGTTAATGATGCAGTTGATGAGGCACTCAATAATGAGAGTAATGGGGCATTAAAACAAATAGATGATGCCAAAGATATAGCCATTAGTAGTTTAAAATTATTAAAGGTAGAAATATCTGCATATCACAATGATGAAAGTGGTTCAGCTACATCATATAATACTGCTGGAATGACAGAAGATATGGCTCTAGTTCATTATATTATAGACGATCCCGCTTCATTAATAACAGATTTAAATATAATTACATCTAATAATGCTGTAATTATATCAGGCTCCACTATAAAAACAATTAGTTTAATATTATATTTTTTGCCATTAAAGGAAACAATTTAAGGAGGGTAACATATGACAAAAACTATTTTTTATACTACTCTAGAAAATCAAATTCGTGCAGATGGTAGTAAGGGATTATTATACGATCATTATGATAATTTACATGATGCATTAGCTAAATATTATACTATATGTGCCGCGGCTGTTAATAGTGATTTACCATATCATTCAGCGCATATTTTACGTTCAGATGGCGTTATAATTGAAGCTCATATTTTTGATAATCGTAGTCCTATTATTGAAGGAGGACTTAATTAATGGCAGAGTCTATAATTAAAGCAGGCCCTAATAGCTGGTCTACTTTTATAAAACAATATTGCGCTGATACACCCACACCTGGATATGGTAGTTGGACGATCCATAACGATGGAAAAACTTTAAGATTAATGATGCCAACTGGTCTTTTTATTCCATATTCCTTCGGTAAAGATCTTAATTCTGAAACTCCTATAATTGATTTTTTGTCTGCTCAAATATCAAATAGTAATGGATATTTTAATTTTCATCAAGTCTTTAAGAATAATCAAAATGAAAAATATTTAACTTTTGGAAGTCCGAGTTATCAAGGTAAAAGTAATTCAAAACAAACAGCTATTATAAATAATAATACTATTGAAATTTCACCAACACAAATATTCTCAAATATTTTAAATGAGGAAGGAGGAACTAAAGAAAGCTTTACAGACTCTATTAGTAGTAAACCTCCCTTTTATCCTTGTACAGCGCGTTTTTATACTAATGGAATATTTTCTTTAGATTTCAGAGTCCCTGAAAGTAGTACAAGTAATATACAAGATGTAGCGCAATGTAAGACACTTGAAAATGTACGTGAATATAGCTTTATGACAATAGGAGCTTATGGACATCTTTGGTATACATTAAATTTAAATGAGACCAAAATGAAATCATTATTACAAGTAATACAATAAAATATTTAATAATAAATTTTAATATCAGGATAAAATATATTATTATCCTCTTATTCTTATTACATATTTTACGAAAAGGAGTTTTTATGAAATATTATTCAGAAGAAGAATATCTTGCTTCTCAAGAAGAAGCAAAACAACCTACTACTATTGAATTTGGTTGCGGATTTTGCTGGGACAAAAAGAGAAATAAGGAAAAAGAATTATTTTTCCTTGACAACGCAAATAATATGAGGGTATGTACTTATTGCCCTTCTTGCGGGCGCAAGTACAATGGAGACTAATTTATGAATGGATATAATATGATGAATGGAATGGGGATGTATAATCCAAATCCACAACAGGATTATTTATCACGCATGAATATGAACGTAAATAATTTCCCACGTTATGAAATTATTAAGGTGAAAGGACAAAATGGCGCTGAAGCATTTCAAATGGCGCCTAATAGCCAAGTATTACTATTAGATGAAAATGACCCATTAATCTGGTTCGTTCAAACTGATGGCGCCGGATATAAAACTGCTACACCATATTCTATTACGCCATTTCAACCGTCCCCTCCAATTGACTTAAATTCAATTGAACAACGCCTTACGGCTTTGGAGGAAAAAATAAATGCCAAATCCTATAATGGAACAAATAAACAGCGGAAGTCCAATGTCCGCAATGAACAAGCAGACGATGCAACAAGCTAAGCAAATGTTTCGTCAATTAATGAGTATGGGTAATCCGCAAGCAATGATGAATCAAATGCTTATGAATAATCCCAATACTCAACAAGCACTTAACTTTATAAAACAAGCAGGCAATAGTCCTCAACAAGCATTTGTTAATTTAGCAAAGCAAAAAGGCATTGACCCGCAAGAATTTATGAAAGAATTAATGAGCTAGTAATTTTACTAGCTCTTTTATTATGTTTAAAAATCCACTTTATAAGTGGATTTTTTTATTATATAATAAAGAGGTGTCCCTTATGAATGGTAATGAAGGACTAACTGCTTCTGATGTTGCTTTACTAGCTGGCAACAATAATGATGGTTTTGGCAATGGAGGCTGGGGTGGCATGATTTGGCTATTCGCAATTCTCGCTCTTATGGGCGGCTGGGGCAATGGCGGTTTTGGTGGCAATAATTTTGCCAACGCTATTGGTTATGAAAATCTAGCTACTTCTAACGAAGTACAACGTGGTTTTGACAATCAGAATCAAATGGCTAATCAGCGTGATATTTTAGCTGCTGTTAATGCTGGTACTGCGCAGGCTGTAGCCGCTACTAATCAGGCCAAGTATGATAACATTAATGTAGCCAAAGATATTCAGGCTGCTATCATTGCCCAGATTGGTGACGTTCGCACGAATCAAATGCAACTACTAGCCAATCAGAATGATTGCTGCTGCTCCACAAAGATGGCATTAATGGAAGGCTTCAATGGCGTAAATGCTGGCATCGCCCAGGCTCGTTATGAGAATGCTATGAATACTGCTTCCATTAATCAGACCACCAATGCTGGCGTACAGAAGATTATTGACGCTATTACTGGTAATCGTATGGCTGATATGCAGAATCAGATTGATGCTCTACAGCTACAGAATGCTCTAAATGGCGTAGTACGCTATCCTTCTGGATGGACTTATAATGCTGGCAATAATCCTTTCTGCAACAATAACGGTTGCGGCTGTAATGGATTCAATATGTGATTAAACACCGAACACATTTAGTGTGTCTAGTTTAATGAGGCACTTGTTTTCGGACAGGTGCCTCTTTTTTATTATAGGAGGAATTAAAATGATTCAAGCTTATAGTGATGGCGTAACTGTCGCCGCTAATGGTACTTATCCTTTAAATAATGTTGTTTTCCTCAAAGGAAATACAGCTGTTGCCGCGGGTGCTGGTGGTATAGCTCTAACAAAACGTGGTATTTACAATGTCCATGTTAATGGTTTTGCTACTTTAGCTGACGCTGGCGATTATTCCATTCAGCTCACCCGCAATGGTGTGCCAATACCACAAGCTATTAGTACAACTACTCTTACAGCCGCGGGCTCTGCTAGTGGTGCTTTTGAAACACTAGTCGTAGTAGAAGAAAGTGATTGTCCTTGCAATTGGACTTCTGCCGCGGTAACTATTGGTGTTATTAATCCTAGTACAGTAGAAGCGACAAACGCATATATTAATGTAGTTGTTTCCAAGTTAGTGTAAGGAGGGACAGTTTATGGCTCAAAACAATCAAGAACTACAGACCCTCTACTCCGAATTAATTAACAGAATGAAGCAAGGCGTAGAGATGCATGAGCAACTCGCGGATTATTATGCTTTCTTAAATTTGCCTGGCTATCAGAAGTGCCATGAATACCAAATGCTTTGTGAATTACTTACTTATCGTAAGGCAAAAGATATGTATATGAAGGAGTACAACCAATTAGTACAGCCTACGTATATGGTTAGCGGCATGTTATCTAATATGGCAAACAATAATAACCAGAATAACAATAATCAAAATAACCAAAATAATATGAATAACATGACGAATATGACCAGTATGATGAATAGCGGCAAAAATTATGCTAACAATGTTATTCCTACAAACTGGTATAGTTATACTCGTTATGATGTAGACCAGGGCACCAAGCGCACCGCAGTTAAGGATGGCTTCAAGAAGTGGCTAGAGTATGAGAAAGAAACTCGCCAGTATCTATCTCAAATGGCACAACGTTTGGAGCAGATGAATGAGCGCGAAGCCGCGCGCAAACTAGACCATCTTATTGAGCATGTAGAGAAAGAAATTGCTACTGCTGAAGATAAAATGATGAACCTTGAAAGCACTGGCTATGATATGAATTATATCTTACAACAGCAAGAAGAATTAAAGCGTCATTATGCGGACAAAATTCGCAAAATGAATGAGAAGAATGTACAATTCCGTCGTCGTGGAGATGGAAATTACGCTAATTATAGTTTCTATGATGACGATGAGGACGAGGAAGAAGAAGATAATTACAATATGCGTAACTATCGTAGATATTATCGTTAAAAGTAGGTGATAAAGATGATTAGATTATTACAACGTCGTCTAATCATACCACGTGGTGATACTGGCTCTTTTACAGTACCACTATTAAGCCAAGGAAATACTGATAATATCGCAGTTTTTACTATTTTTGATGAATTAACTCGCACGAGATTATTTCAAAAAATAATACAATGTGAAGGCGACGTGATGAACGTCGTCTTCACTCATAATGATACGGTAAATTTAAAACCCGGTAAGTATTTATGGGACATTAAGTTCTATCAAAATCCACAATTTGTTGATGAAGAACTTGTGAATGGAGATGAGGTTGATTCTTATTATGCGGGTTTTTCTTTACCAGTTTGCGAAATTAGAGAAACTGCGGATAATTATTTAGTTTCACCTGATGCCCCGACCGCTACGCTTACTCCAGAACAGTTGGATATTATTACTGGCGCGATTAGTAGTTTAAATGAAGCTATTGAAAAAACGCAAAGTAATGTAGAGCATTATCCTATTGTGCGGAATGAGGTATGGTATACTTGGGATGCGGAAACACAAGACTACGTGAGCACAGGTGTGCGCGCAAATGGTATTGTAGGGCCAGCAGGAACAGGTATTTCTTCCGTGGTTTTGAATGATGATTATACTTTAACTTTGAATTTAACCGATGGCACTTCCTTTACTTCTACTAGTATTCGTGGTGAAGTAGGTAATGGAATTGACGATATCGTTTTGAATAATGATTATACTTTAACTATTAGATATACTGATGGAGAAGTTTATACTACTCCGTCTATTCGTGGCGCTGTAGGTGCTACACCACAATTTAGTATTGGAACAGTACAAGATGGGGCTGTTGCCGCTGCAACAATTACAGGCACCGCAGAAAATCCTGTTCTAAATTTGACGCTACCAAACGCGCATGTTCCAACTAGAGTTAGTCAGTTAGAAAATGACGCAAATTACGCGGTTGACGCTAATTACATTCATACTGATAATAACTATACTACTGCGGAGAAAGAAAAGTTAAATGGTATCGCGGCCGGCGCAGAAGTGAATGTAAATGCGGATTGGAACGCAACTAGTGGTGATGCCCAAATTTTGAATAAACCCACAAATGTTTCAGCCTTTGAAAATGACGCTGGCTATCTCACTACTGAAACCGACCCAACTGTTCCCGCGTGGGCTAAAGCCGCGCAAAAGCCTTCATATACGGCTGAAGAGGTTGGCGCTCCTACTGTCGCAGAAATGAATACTGCGATTGGAGAAGCGATTAGCCATATTAATTCTTTTGATCTCGCGGTAGTTCAAGCATTACCAACACAAAATATTAGCACACATACTATCTATTTAGTTCCTAAAACTGGCGAAACTAACGATGTATATGATGAGTATGTGTATATTAATAATGATTGGGAAATGATTGGTAATACTCAAATTGATTTAAGTAATTATGCGACAAAAGATGAATTACCTGATGTTCCAGTACAGGACGTGCAGGTTGATGGAACGAGTATATTACAAGAAGGCGTTGCTAATGTGCCAATCGCGACTTCACTCGTGCCTGGCGTAGCAATTTTTGGTTCACAAAATGGCATTCAAGTAAGTAGTAAACAAGCTATGATTGTAGCAGCAAGTACAAATGATATTAAATTGGGGGGACACTCAAGAAAACCGATTGTTCCATCAATGCAACATTATTCTGTATTTTGGGGTTTGGCAAAAGCTGCCGGCGATACCACGCAGTCGCAGTCCAATAATGATGCAGGCCAATACACCGACGAAGCAAAAACCGCAATTCAAACTATGCTTGATGTTCCTGCGAAAAGCGATATACCTGATGTACCTGTGCAGGATATTAAAGTTAATGGCACTTCAATATTAGATAATGGAATGGCAAATATACCTATAGCGAGCACAAATAATCTTGGTGTTGTTAAAGTTAATATGTCGTATGGTATAGGTATTTTAGAAGATGGCACTATTGGAATGGTTGCATCTTCAAATAGTACATTAAAACAAGGAATCTCAAATAGTACAGGCATTACTCCTGGTAGACAGCATACGGCTGTTTTTTATGGCTTAGCGAAAGCCGCCGGCCATGATGAAGCATCTTCTACCGAACCCGTCGGCACCTACACCCCCGAAGCCAAAGGCGCGATTCAATCTATGCTTGGTGTCTCCGACCTAATCGCAACAGCCGAAAACTCACTTGTTGCGTCAAAGGCGTATGCGGTTGGTGATGTCTTTACTGCGAATGGTAAGTTGTATAAAGCGACTGCGGCGATTGCGGCAGATGCGGCAATTATTCCCGCGGTTGAAGGTGAGGAGGTTGCGGGTGCGAATTGCGTTGAGACTAGTATTGGTGAGGGATTTGTTAAAAAGACGGACTATGCAAATAATAATGATTTTGGTGTAATAAGTATTTTAGCAAATGGAGGACTTACATTAAATAGTCAAAAGAAATTATTTCTTGATATTGCTAATGAAAGTAATATTAAATCTAGTACAGGTTATTATAGACCGATTACAGCAAATACCAGTCATATTGCTTCATTCTACGGACTCGCCAAGGCAGCCGGAGATACGACCCAGTCCGCTTCTTCCAATGCAGTTGGCACTTACACCGACAATGCCAAAGCCTCCATCAAAGCAATGCTCGGTATAGTTGACGGCTCCACAGGTACGGTAGATGTAAGTGGCGCTGCCCCAACAATAACCGCTGTTGAAAATACACGGTATGTTTGCGGCGAAGTCACTTCTCTTGATTTTACACCAGCTGCGAGTGGAGTTTGTATTGTACGATTTACTTCTGGTTCAACTCCAACACTTCTTACTTTGCCTTCTACGGTTAAATTCCCAGAATGGTTTGATTCAACAGCACTGGAAACTAACACAATCTATGAAATGTGTATTACCGATGGTATCTATGGGGCGGTGATGTCATGGGCGTTGTAAAATATACGGGGCCTGTGGCATCATTCCATTGCCCTACTAATGCGGAAATTAGAAGTTTGAAGGTTCATTTTAGTCCGAAGCAGTTGGGCGAAGGTACACCCAGTCCGGAGAATGTGAGGGAGATTGAGGGATGGGATGAGATTACAGTACAACATCATGATGATATTTATGGCGTCCCATCCGAGTATCAAAGAGTTGAATATATTAGAATAAAAACTAATTCATATTTTGATTCTGGTTATGTACCAACCATTGCGCCAAAAATTATTACAAAAATAGAAATAATGACAAGTACGGATGCCGATTTATTTGGCTTTGCTAACAATATTGCGCCATCTTTTATTGTAAATCCTACTAATTATGGCACTTTTTGGTATGAAAGATGGGGATCGACTAATTACACAATAATAATTAAACAGATTTTTAAACCCACAATTTGTGAGTTTGGACAAAATCAAATAATTGATGACACATTGCTTAAAACTTTTCCAAATACAGAATGGTCTACAAATACTCAAACAATAAGAATAGGTGGAGCAAGAAATACCCATAGTGATATGAAGCTATATTATTGTGATATTTACGATGGAACAAATCTTGTGTGTAGATTTGTACCTTGTCGTAGAAAAGTTGATGACACGCTTGGATTATATGATAGTGTAAATGATGTTTTTCTGACAAATCAAGGAAGTGGAGCGCTTGAATGCGGGCCGGATGTGGGTGAAACGGTTGAGTATGAATTTGGTGTGTTGGGGAAGAATAAGTTTGATAAAAGTCAAAGTGTAGACGGAAGAATAATGAAATCTAATGGTTCTAACTATACAGCAGAAAGCGGTTATTATATATCACCGTTTATACCGGTAACTGTTGGTGTATCATATACCAAGAATAGCCCAACGGTTGATGCTTATCATAGATTTGCTACATATTCATCTGATAATGTTGATTCATTCGTTCGCGTGCTTGATACATCTAATACAATCACAATAGAATCTGGTGAAAACTATATTAGATTTTGTGGCAAGATTACAGAACTAGATACAGCGCAACTAGAACTAGGCTCCACCACAACATCCTATGAACCCTACGACCCAAATAAAACTGTGTATGGTGGATGGATTGATTTAATTAGTGGGGAAGTGTGTGAGGAATATATAGCTAAGGATATGGGCCAAATAAATTGGAATAAATCATCCTCTGGTAATAAATTTTATATTACTGGCTTGTCCCCTAATTACCCATGGCAGTCTGATTTAACAATGTATTGCTCGATTTATAAATTTGATGGGACAAATGTCGGTCATAATTGGTATGGAGATAACTATACAATAAGATACTTTTATCTTCCTAGCGGCAATGTCAGAGAAATTTATATACATGATGAACGATACGATAATGTGCAAGATTTTAAAACCGCTATGGAAGGAATAAATTTAGTATATAAATTAAATACTCCCAACACCTACCATCTCGCCCCCACCCAACTCCAAACCTTCCTAGGTCAAAACAATGTCTGGTCCAATGCCGATTATGTTGAAGTAGAATACGACCTATACGAAACCCAAGAAATCCTTAACCGCAAAGCCTTTATTATGGCAAATCAACCTCATTTGGTTGCGCCGGAAGCTTCACAGTTACAATCTTTTACTACCGATTTGGCGGCGCCGCTAAAGGAGTGTAAAGTTTATTTTAAACCAAAACAAGACTTTAATGGCTATGATAAACCTTGGCCTGCGGGTGGAGGGAAGAATTTGTTTAATTGGAATGTTGAAGAATCTGTATCTACAACAGGATCTGATGCCTCTACTGCGAGAACTTTTATTTTAAATACTTATGTTATTGGAATGGCAGCAAATAATTATTATAGATCAAATTATGAAAACTGGGTATTAAATCCTTCAATTTCAAACGGCACTATTAGCTTTAGTAGCGGTACTGCGGGTGGTTATGGTATTGCGTTTCCGTTAAAATTACCCGCAGAACAAATATATTATTTAAGTGGCACAGGTAATGGTTATGTAAGCGCAACATATTATGATGAAAATGGTAATATGATATCATATCAAAATAATAGATTAAATAATACAATTTCTATACCCGCTAATGCAATTATAACATTAATTGGATTCTATGCTTCTACGCCAAATACTTCTTTTATATTTTCTAATATCCAACTCGAAGCAGGTTCAACCGCCACATCTTATGAACCCTATGAAAATATATGCCCTATTGAGGGATGGGAAGGGTGTGATGTTACTCGCGCAGGTTTAAATATATTTGATATGAATACGTTTGCGAAAAGTTCAGGAAATTATTCGGTGCAGGTGACAAATGGTGTTGCTGTTGGAACAGCAACAAGTTTTAATCAATTATTTAGTAAAGATGGTAAATATTTAATTTTTAATAATTTTTTAGAAAACCGAGTATATATACGAGTTACTGCTTATAATGAAGGGAATAATAACAGTGAACATAAAAATGGGTTACTAGTATGGGTTAGTTACACAACTGGCACTAGCGATCACTATTATTTTTATAATGATGATTTAACTGCTACTACTCTTGAATTTTCAACCTCCGCTAATAAAACGATAAATAAAATAGGAGTTTCTTATGCTAATGGTGGTGCTAATATTTGGCACATCACTGAGTTTCAAATCACTCCAGTACCAAATATAACTGCCTATTATCCTTACAATGCCGCCACAATCCCAATAACCTTCCCCACAGAAGCGGGGACAATTTATGGAGGATATGTGGATTTGGTGAGGGGAGAGGTAGTTGCAACTTCTCAAATGATTACTGTCGATGGTTCACAAACTCTTTATGGCCCTTACACTTTTTATAATGGGTCAACTTGTACAAATAGATATATTATAATTACGAACTTGCAAGGTGGATATTCTAGTTCTTATAATACTGACGCTTCTTCTCATTTTAGTAGAGAACTCAGCACAATTTGGGCACATCCTGATAATTCTTCTTGGAAATATACCTATAACAATCAACAACTACATATGGTTTTTGAAAACTCTATAGTAGGTATTACTGAAGAAATGAGTTCTGGAGAAAGAACAGAAAAAATAAAAAACTGGTTAATAGAAAATAAACCGCAATTTATATATCCGCTTTTAGCACCAATCCATTACTCAATAACTCCTGAAATATTAAAAACCCTCCGCGGCACCAATAATATATGGTCTTCCGCAAATGATAAAATAGAAATCAAATATTGGAAACACTAAATAGAATAATCCAAAACCTTTTATACCACATAAATTATAGTGGGAAACTTCCCACAAAAGGAGGAATTCATTATGAATCAATATTATATCATTGAAATCCAACAGTACGATAATGGCGAATATGGTCATATCGTTCATTATGCTTTTGATGAGGATGCTTCTAAAGCACGTCTAAAGGCCGAATCTAAATATCACGAAGTTCTCGCGGCAGCCGCTATTTCAGAGCTACAATCTCACGCCGCAACACTTCTAACTGCGGACGGTCGCGTAATTATGAACCAATGCTACAAGCACGCAATCGCCACTCCTGAACCAGAACCAGAGCCAACTCCAGAAGAAGTGGTAGAAGATGAGAACAATTGATTGGAACCATGAGCGCAAGCGCACTCGTGATCGTTTAATAGAGTATGATATTTCAATTATGCCGCTATACCCCCATAGTGGGGGCATAGCGGTGCCATATCCACAAGAAGCAGAAAACATAACAATTACTATTCCTTCCATTATCGCAGAAGCACGACTAAAAGCAATATATCCTTGGGAAAATTATTCCTTAACTATTCTTTCCCATCAAATGTATCTTATTGCGCGCGATAGTGGTTTCCCAGGAACAGAAAAACAATTTTTAGAAAAATTCGGTTCGCTTAATACGATAACAGAAAATAATGTTATAGTAGGTACTATTAATACCTTTCCAATAGAAGGTGATACAAATGCGCTTTATTTAGACAGGGAAACTGGTATTCTCTATTATTTTAAGGCAACCGAAAATACAATTAACGAAGAAATCGCCGCTATAACTGGAGCGGTAATAAAAGGTAAAGAAAATGAAATGACTTTTCTTTATATACCAGTTCGCGCGCTCCTTATAGAAGATACGATTCTCAATTGCGGCGATGCGTCAGAATACATTGGCTGAAATGATGCCAAGGTGGTGGTTTAATGGCAGCTACTGTTAAAACCAGAATACAGTTGAAATATGATACTGAAGCCAATTGGAATAAGGCTATAAATTTCGTTCCACTAAAGGGTGAGGTCATCATATATTCAGCTGATGATTCTCACCCTTTTTGTCGTTTAAAGATAGGGGATGGGATTAATAAGGTAAGAGATTTACCTTTTATTCTTTCTAATAATAGTGTAGTAAATGAAGGATTTGTAGTGCGCGAAACATATCAAGATTTTCCCGCAATAGGAAATGTTAACACGTTGTATATGGAAGGCTCTACAAACACTATTTACACTTGGACCAATGCGGGCGGATATGAAGCAAAATATGGCGTTTTGCCGCAATCAGTAACTACGGTTACAGAATGGGATCCAGGCGAAATGACTAAATTATTAGTAAAGAATAATACAGCAACATTACAAGTAATTAATGGAACCGAGCCTAGTTTAAGTTTAGATAATGTAACTGTCGCAGCTGGGTTTGGTCTTTTATAAGGAGGAAGATATATATGGCGAGTTATATTAGTCAAGTTAGTATTGGTGGAACAATCTACCCAGTTGGTAGTAGCTTATATGGTATTGAAAGTTCAACCTCCGGCGCAGGCAGAGTTATTACGTTAGAAAATTTTGATACTTTAACTACTGGCGTAACAGTATTTGTAAAATTTACTCGTTCTTGTAATTATTCAGAAGATGTTACTTTAAAAATAGGCGGCACAGCCGCTAAGCCAATAGCAATACCAGAAATAAATGTAGCAAGTACTAAACCAGAATTATGGGCTGAAAATGAAATTGTAGGTTTTACATATGACGGTACTTCTTGGGTAATGTTAGGAAAAACAGTATATAGTGATTGGACTTCTGGTGAAGTAACATCTAATAATTTTATTAATTCAGTTTCAACATTAAGTACCGCAGGCAAAGTAATTTCTTTAGCTGTTTTAGCAAAAGCTATAGATGCTAAAATTAATGCATTAAATGTATCTAGTATTTCTGGTACGGGAGCAGGGAAAACTTTGGCTTCTTTATCTGAAACTGATGGTAAAATCGCAGCGACTTTTCAAGATATTAGTATTACAAAATCACAAGTAAGTGATCTTGGCACTATAGGGCAAGCCGCAGAAAAAAATGTAGATACGTTTATTTCTGCTGGTACTACTAGTACTAATTTACCTACTTCTGCTGCGGTAGCGGGATTTGTAGAAGACGCAGTTGCAGGACTTACTGGCGCTATGCATTTAATTGGTACAACTACTACAGAATTAATTGATGGTGATACAACTGCTTCTGTTACCATAGATGGTCAAACAGTAACGCCACAATCAGGTGATGTAGTTCTCTATGCGGGAAAAGAATTTGTATGGGACGGCACAAGTTGGGAGCTATTAGGTGATGAAGGCAGCTATGCCCTTAAAACCTCTACAACACAAGTGGGTTCTGCTAGTGGATGGAACGCTGGAAAAGCAACAACTTTAACTAAAACTGATGTTTCAATTCCAAATGTAACATCTGTTGGAACTGCTCCAACTTTAACAAAATCAGACGTAAGTATTCCTAATATTACAAATGCTGGTAGTGCTACTACGGCATCTGTTGCTTCTGGTACTTTAACTATTACTAATGGTTCAGCACCAACACTAGGTACTGCTATCTCTGCTACTCATATTGACTCTTGGAGTGCTGGATCTGCAACTACATTAGGTACTGCAATTTCAGCGACACATATTGATAGTTATACTGCCGGTTCAGCGCCTGCTTTAACTATTACGCCTACAACAGTAGTAAAGCCATAAGGAGTGATATGAATGGGATATATACGTGATGTGGCTATTGGCGGCGAAACTCATTTAATAGAACCCATTCTTTATGGTATTAGTTCAACCGCCGCGGCCACAGCAGCAAAAACTGCTACAATAAATAATTTTGAATTAGTTGAGGGAGTAGTTGTGAAAATTTTATTTCAGCATGAAAATAGCGCAGCTACTCCTACGCTAAATATAAGTAATACTGGCGCGAAAAATATATCTATGAAAGGTAATTGGAGCGCCGATGATATAATCACCTTTACCTATAATGGCACTAATTGGGTAATGGAAAATAAAGGTATTGAGGTGATTAGATTATGAGCGTTTATTTAGGAAGAAATAAGGTTGGAGTCGCGCTTAAAGATACTAATCCAAATGTAATTGATAATGATACTTTGGAAGAACTTAATGATGCAATTGGGTATCGTGTCGGAGATTATAATACTCGTAGTATTCCTCAAATGATTGAGGAAATGAAGAAAGACTTTTTTCAAACAAGAGATTATGATATTATGCCCGATTATCATGCAGAGCCTTGGGTGCGGCCGCAAGAATGGCCAGATTTAGATAGTTTGAACCTTCAAATGGAAGGCGATGACTTTATTTATATGACTTATGATAATACAAGGGGCCGCGCGGCTATTGCTTGGCACATAGAAAAAACAACTAATGGCAAAAATATTGAAGTTACTATGGGACATATTAATAATGGAAATTATGTTGTAGATGAAACAATCACCGGCACAAGCAATAATTATGTTAAATGGCTAACTGATGAAGATGATGATTACCCGGTAGTAAGAATTACTGGTGATATTTATAGATGTTATAGTTATAATGTAAGTAAAGATGGAGCTACGCAACAATATAGGAAACAGCCCGTATTAGAAAGAATTGCATGGGTCCCTCATTTAAAAGAGTTTTGTAATAGTTATTCAACAAATGCGTGGGGCTTATTTACTTTACAGCGCGAAAAGGTAGCTAATGGTGAAGGCACAGCTTTAACTAGTTTATATTATGCTTGGGCTTATTGTAGAGATTTAGAAGATTTAGATATTAGTGGACTAAGGACGCCTAATGTGACTAATATGGCTTCTACTTTTAGAGCATTAATGAAAATAAGAGAATTAGATTTAAGACATTTAACTGTTAATAAAGTTACAACTTTTGAATCATTATTTAATACCTGTAAAAATATTAAGCAAATTAACTTAACAGGATGGAAAACAAACTCATTAACTAATCTGTCTGCTGCTTTTGACAGCTGTTTTAGTCTACGAGAAATTAAAGATATAGAAAATTTTATTACTGATAAAGTAACAAGTTTTTATTACTTATTTAGTAATTGTCGTTCTATAAAAGAATTAGATTTAACAAAATGGAACACTGAAAAAGTAACTTCGTTAGCTTGTTGTTTTAATGGCTGCCATAGCCTTAAAGAACTAGATCTTTCTAATTGGGATATTTCAAAAGTAACTAATTGTTCCACAACTTTTGGTTATTGCTATTCATTAAAAAGATTAAATTTAAATGGATTACATACGGGCGTTTTAACTACAATTTATTATTTATTTTATGGATGCTATGCTTTAGGAGAGATAGATTTAACACCATTTAATATAACCAACGCATGTACTAATATTACTAGTGCTTTTTCTGGCTGTTGGTCTGTAAAAGAACTTAACTTTCCAGAATGGGATGTTAGTGGTTTAGGAAATGGAAATAATACGGGCAACAGTATTTTTTATAATTGTTATTCACTAGAAAAAATTACTGGTATATCAAATTGGGATTTTCATTTTACTAATAGTTTAAGTAGCATATTTCAAAATTGTTTTAGTCTAAAAACAGTAGATGTTAGTAATTGGAATGTAAGCTATACAACTAGTTTAGCTAGTATTTTTAATAGCTGTACTTCTTTAAAAGAAATAGATTTATCTAATTGGCAGCCTCAAAATTGTACAAATTTTTCTTCTATGTTTTCTAGTTGCACGAATTTAACTACTGTAGGAGATATAAGTAATTGGGATACATCTAAAGTAACTACAATGTCCGCAATGTTTCGTTATTGTTATTCATTAAAAGAATTTCCGCCAATTCAAAATTGGGATTTATCCAATGTAACTAGTCTTGATAGCATATTTAGTGAATGCACTTCTTTAGAAGAAATTATTTGGAACAATGTAAATATACCAAAATGTACCAATGTATATCAATTATTCCGGTTTAATCAGAATCTTAAAAAAATTGAAACAAAAAATTGGACTCTTGCTTCAAATATAGTTTATTCCGGGTCTTATTATATGATTTACGGCGATTGTTGGCAACTTCGTGATATAGATGGAATAATAATACCATCTACCTACACAAATCTAGGTTTTGCAAATTGTGAAAATTTATCTCACACTTCCCTATTAAACATACTAAACCAACTTCCCCAGACAACCGCTGGCCACACAATACACATTACAACCGCGATAGCTAATCTTCTTACACCAGAAGAAAAAGCAATCGCAACAAATAAAAACTGGACTATAGCCAACTAAGGAGGGATAACATGACAATAATCAACGGTATAATAACAGAAATAATTGCCGATGAGGGTAAATATCTCACAAATGATGATATAAATTATTCCACTCATTTATATCTTGGAAAAGACGATTCTCCCTCTAATTGGCGCGAAGTGGAGGTGCCGCAAGATGAGCAATTATCTACAGAAAATAGTTTACCTTACTGAAGAACAGGCACAAACACTTTTTAATACTGGTTCAGTAACATCTAATGGTATTACAGTAAATTATAATGATAATGATTTATATGTCACATCTGATGACATACAAATAAAAGCAGACGCAACTACAAATTGGAATGAACGAACCACCTTTATTCCAAATAAAGGTGATATTATTATATATTTAGATAAAAGAAATGTTAATGGAGTAAATATTCCAGGAATAAAAATAGGCGATGGTCTAGCATATGGAATTGATTTACCCTTTGTTGGAGATGAAATCGCCGCAGATTTATTATCGCACATAAATAATACTACAGTTCACATTACTGCGGCAGAACGCGCAAAATGGAATAATAAAATAAATTGCGAAAATGAAATAACTAATGAAACATTAGTCTTATTTCGTGATTAAGGAGGATAAAATATGGCAGATATTAGCAAAATTACATTACCAAGTGGTACAACTTATGATATAAAAGATACTGTAGCGCGTCAAACGGCTGGAGGAGGCTTACAGTTTCGTGGTATTACAACTACAGCCATCACCGATGGAGCTACTACTACAACCTATACTATAAGCGGAGAAACTGATAGTCGCACAGCCGCGAATGGAGATATGGTAGTTAATGGTAATAAAGAATTTATTTTTTCCACAAGTGATAATAAATGGCATGAATTGGGCGATAATAGTTCTTTAAAAGCATTAGCATATAAAGATAATGCATCAGGTAGTTATGTTAGTGCTAAAAGTGTCGCAGTTACAACAAAAACTACTTCAAATAAAACAGCTACCGTATCACCTGCTAGTTCTGGAACAACAACTTATACTCCAGCAGGGAGCGTCAGTACTCCAACTATTTCAGTTGAAACCGCAGGTACAACGACAACTATTAAAAATCCCACGGCAAGAGATATGGTAAGTTATATACGAGGATATAGCCCATCTGATGTTGCCCCGCAAGGTACTTCTATTAACCTCTGTTCTGTTGAAAATGAAACGTTGTTTTTGAATAGAGTTATTTATATAACTTCAGCTTCTATTGATACAACAAATGTAACAGTTAAAACAGGAGACGCTTCATATACAGCCTCTCAACCTACTTTTTCAGGAACAGGTGTACGTTTAGTAACTGGTAATATACCAGTACCAAGTGAATATACTGCAACAATCACTACAGAAAATAAAACCGTTACAGTGTCTTAATGGGGTGATGGAATGCCAAACTATATTAGTAAAATAGTATTGCCCGATAATACTGAATATATGATAAAAGATACGCATAATTTTTTACAACATCAAACTACCATTATAGCAAAAGAAGCAATTCAAGCAAATCGAGTTATACACGGGGATGCTAGTGGATATAAAATGCTTGTAGTAGATGATATAATTAATTTATCATATCCCATTCTCTTTACAACAGAGAGTATTGCAATAAATGGCACAACTATTAATACCTATGAAGTTTATTATAATATGCCAACATCTGGATTTACAGGCAGTACAATTACTTTAAATTCTCATACTATGACATATTTGGTAGGCTCATATACAGAAGATCATCAATTTAGATTGGAATCTCCGATTGTTACTACAACTTTAGAAGCAGGAAAATATTACATTCCAATAGGAATTTCCAATGTAACTGATGGTACTGAATTATTCTTTTCTCCTCAATTAATTATTTATTATTATAATGGAGAAAATCTAATTATGCCTGTGACACGCGAAATAAATGGTGTAGAATTTATTAGAGGTACATGGACGGCCGCAAGCAATGTCTGGACAGGTGCCAGCAAAGATAATGAATTATATGATGGCAAACAAATCCTTTTATATATGCCTTTCGGTGGAACAAGTACCGCCGCTACATTAAATTTAACTTTAGCTGATGGAACGACTACCGGCGCGAAAGATGTATATTATGAAAACACAACCCATTTTACGACTCATAAAGGCCAAAACTCTCAGATACCCCTTATTTATCATAAAGACTTATTACTTTCTAATGGAACCCATTATGAGGGTTGGTGGTTTATTGCAAATAGGGACACAAATGATAACTATAGATCTACACCGTATTATTATCATGTAAAACCTTATACTTTATTAGGACGTTATCAAATATGTTTAACAAAAGATGAAGAATATATATTACCAATTAATAACACCAATAATAATATGGCAACAACAAAAACTCTTACAAGCGAAGCGTTTGATCCATTTGGTCCTATTTTTTATTATAATTCAACTGCTGTCAAACAATCTACAGAGACTGTAGGCGCGAATGTATTAATACAAAACTGTTGGGGTGATATACGCTATTCGTTTAATACAGGACAAACTTTAATACCCAATAAAGCAATTTATATAGTAGCGGTTCCATTAAGTAATGGTTTTGCTAAATTAGATGCTAATCCAATTTCGCAGACTTTGCCAACTACCGAAGATGGAAAAATATATATATTTTTAGGCGTATCATATAGTAATTGCAATTTTCAAATGGTTCCTAATCATCCTGTCTATTACTATAAAAATAATAAAATACAACTATATTCAGGAATAGATGAAGAAATATTCAATGCTTATCCAACTAAAGAAATAAATGACAACGCTATCAATATTAATGATGGCGCTGAAAATATTCCTGCGAAAAAATTTATTGTTGATATAAAGCCAATTCAAAGTGGTAGCGGCGCGCCTTCTCCAACAAACATAAGAACTATTTCTCCTAGAACTACCGCTACAATAAAAAGATTTGGAAAAAATATTCTTTCTCTTTCAGACAATTCTTATACACCCTCTGGAATGAGTATTATAATAAAAAATAATGAGGTATCCCTTAAAGGCACTTCTACTGGTACAATAAATCGTACAATAGGTTCAATAGATTTATTAGCAGGAGTTACTTATACCATTAGTGGCACGAGATCTAGTGATATATTAGATTTGAATATTTTAAGAATTGATTTACGTAATACAAGCGGTGGAGTTATAGCTTCTGGAAGTAGTTATATGGGTTACTCTTATACTCCTACAGAGAATGTTACAGCACAAATTAATATTCGTATTGCAAGCGGTCAAACACTAGATTGTATAATTTATCCTAGAATAGAAATAGGAAATGCTATGACTTGGGAAGTAAATTGGGAGAACGAAGCAGGAGCAATTTATGGTGGTTTATTAGATACTCAAAACGGTACATTAACAGTTGATAGAATACTTTTTACTATTGATGGCAGCGATAATAGTCGAGTAGCAACTTTTACTGAAGAAACCGATTATAATCGTGTCCAAACAAATCTATATAATGATGTAGGAGTAGGTAATATTTTATTTGACGCTTGCAATAATTTTGAGCCAGTATTGGTAAACAATAAAGGATTATATAAAGTATGGAATAGTACGACTGCACCGCGTATGTTCTTCGGTTTACCAAAAACTATAACAAATATTGCTGAAGCCAAAGCGTGGTTCGCAGAAAATCCTACTCAAGTAGTCGCGCGAATTGCTTCTCCAGTAATTTATAATCTTACGCCGCTTCAAATTAAAACCTTATTAAAAGAATGTTCTTTTAGTGCTGACGCTGGCCCGATTTCTATCATATATTATATGGATCCAACTATATGCGCAGAAAGCATACCAGAGTTCATTATGAGCACAAATGCAGCGCAGTCTAATACTTTAACGGGTACTTTATCATCTACTTCTCCAATAAAGAATGGAAAAATAATTTATTATATGACTAAATACGCTTTATTAAATCAGAATATGACCTTGACTTTAAAATATGGCACGTCTAACAATGATAGTGGCGCTATACCTATTTATAGTTATGGTACAACACGATGCACAACTGCTTATCCAGCACTTTGTGTGTTATCATTAGTATATTATAATGGGGCTTTTTATATAGTTCCAGGGCAATAAGGAGTGATTTTATGATTTTATTTAATTTTGGAATTGCTACAGAAGCAAATGATTATGAAGCTGAAACTTTAGATCAAGTATGGATTAAAGACGATAACGGGCAGCTCGTTTTAATGGAGGATAATGACAATGAAAGCGATAAAGAATAAAAGCACGGGGATTGAAGTAAAAATATTACAAACCTTTTTAGGCGTTGATGTAGACGGTAAATTTGGCCCTAAAACTGCGGCCGCACTTAATAATTGGAAACAATCTATGAGATTAGCCGCAAACGGAGAAATGTCAGAAAGCGATTGGAGCATTCTCGCAAAATCACTTCCAACCATTCGCAAGGGTGATAAAAATAAATATGTTAAAATGTGGCAATTATTCCTTGGAGTCGCGGCTGATGGAAATTTTGGTGATAAAACAAAAGCATCTACTCGCGCGTTCCAAACAACCTCAAAATTAACTGCTGATGGCATCGTAGGCCCTAAAACTTGGTTAAAAGCATTTACAGGAGAAACAAGTAAGACTACACCAGAAATAGCGCCAGCTCCCACTGATGGAAAAAATCTTCAACCAGTTAATTTTAAACAATATGATAGTCGTTGGGGCTCTGTGGTATTCACTAAAAATAACACCTACAACAAGAAGCAAACGATAAAAAATTCTGGCTGCGGACCCACTTCTATGGCGGATATAGTCGCAACTTGGTGGGATAAATCTGCTACACCTAAAACTCTCGCGGCATTAGTTGTAGCAAATGGCTATCGCACTACCAATAGCGGCACTGCTTGGGGATTTTTTAAGTTTTGCGCGAAAAAGTACGGAGCAAGCAAGTTTATTCAAACAACTTCATTTGCTACTGCTGAAGCCGCAATTAAAGATGGCGCCTATGTCGTATGTAGTATGAAACCAGGTCTTTGGACTAATGGAGGCCACTACATTTGCTGGTGGTGGGTAGATGATACTTATGTATATGTAAACGACCCAGCCAGTGCAAAAGCAGCTCGCGCGAAAGCGAAGAAAAACTTAATGAAAGATCAATGCAAGCAATACTTTATCTTCTACAAATAAGGAAGTGATATAAATGCCAACTAATGGATACAAAGCAAAGATATGGCAAGCTGGCAATGTTATTACTGATGATGCTTTAAATACTATGGAAGAAGGTATAGAAAAAGTTGTCTTAGTAAGTGAAACTGACCCTAATGAAAGATACAATAAAATTTGGGTTAGTAATAGAGGAAGTAGTGTAGAAATACCTACATATAATGAAGTCGGTGGATTAATAGAAGGAACTAAAGTTATTAAAAATTTAGCTTTGGTTGGAAATATTATTGGAAGATTAACTAACCAACGTGCTAATAAATCAAATAGTAACTATTTAAATCTTGCTACACAAACTGGTAATACAGGAAAAGATGTATTAAATTTAGTGGTTATTATTCCTGTAAAAGAAAATACTATCTATAGTATAAATACAACTTGGGGTGCTGCTGGTAGTTGTTGGTGTAAAAATACTGATGATAACTTATTAACAATCGATTCTAATGGCATAGTAACAAGTAATAGCGGTGAATTTTTTAATAATGAAATACCGGTATTAGAAATGGTAGTTGGCAATACATCTGGTCAAAATGGTAGTTATACTAATACAGAAAATCAATATTTAGTTACTTCTCCTTCTGAAGCAGAGTTTTTAGTATTAACTGGTTCTATTACTAGATTTGCGCCAGGAGCAACTCTTGAAACTGTTACAGAGAATAACTTTCAGTTAATAGTAGCAGAAACTGATCTACCAATTATGGGAAGAACTAAATATAGTTATCCCCAGGATGTTCCGGTTGTTACAATACCAAATTTAAAAATTAGTAATAACTTTATAGAACCAATTTTTCCTTATATTAAAACTCATATTAGTATTAATTCTAGAAAAGCATTACTACAGTTCTTTAATTTTAAAAAATTTAGAGCTACAACTCAAGAGGGTGGAAAACTTGATTTAACTACAACTGATCGTTTTTCTACTCCAGATTTTTGCTCTTTTACTGAAAATTTAACTATTATAACTCATAATTCAAATAAAAAATTTCTTTATTGTACTAAAAATGTTGATACTAGTGTAACAGATATCAATGCAAATGGTTTTCAAACTGAACATACTTTTCCTGCAAATACTGAATTTATTCTTAGTTTCCAATTGGCCGGCACTAGTACAGTAGAAGAATACTTCAATGATGACATAGAATTCATCTTTACAGACTCTAATAATAATAAAATAAATTCTGTTGCAGAATTAAATGAAAAAGTGGAGCAACTTAAAGAGAATATAGGCGCAAAAGAATACAATATCCCAGATTATTATTATACCGCTTCAGGAGATTGGCCTGGTCTTGATGCTAAAGTTGCGCAAATAAAATCTGCATTGCCAGAAAATGGTTTATCTTTTATTTTCTTTACTGACCCTCATTTTTCTAAAAATGAAGGTCATAGTAAAGAACTTATACGTTATATTTTAGACAAAACAGGTATCCCATTCGCAATTTGCGGTGGAGATATTGCTAATGTTGGCGGAGGAAAAAGTGCCTTACAAAATGAAGTAGAAACATATCAGGAGTATGTAAATGCTATTGGGAAAGAAAGGATTTTAACTATGCGCGGAAATCACGACGTATATCAAAGTTATTCTGGTTATTTTGATAGTATTATAAGAACGACACAGACTACTTTTACATTGACAGAGCGCGTTAAATCAGACAAAACAATACTTTCTGATAATAATTATCATTTTGTATTACAATATAATCCATCTGTATCTAGCAATTTAACATTAACAAAAATTACTATTAAATATGCAGATAATACTAGTACCGAAATAACGGATAATTTTATAGGGTATTGGGAATCTGATAGTAATAAAATTTTATCATCTATTGATTTTACGGGCACTTATACTAATGGTATTCCTTCTGCTGATACAATTAATTCTATTTTTTCTTCTGTGGGCGCATATTTTCTTGAAGAAAATATAGATAAACTATTTTGGGGCGATAGCCAATATTTCCCAAAATATGGAACCTATATTGTGCGCGATAAAAAATCTAATATTATACTTTTAATTTTAAATACAAACGACCATCAAGGAAGTGCTTCTATTCGTTTATCTGAAAATATAAGTGATGCGCAAGTTGAATGGGTCAAAAGCGTATTAGAGGAATATAAAGATTGGAAAATTATTGTCTTATCACATATTTCATTTGGTTCTGAATTTAATGGAGAACGTTATTCTTTAACAAATGGAACATATACATTTGTACAAAATTGGAAAAGTAATATAACTTCTGGGCAGGCTGATAGTATAAAAACGGCATTAGAAACAGTTAATACTACAGCTGGAAGTAGAAAAGTATTATTTCATTTAAGTGGCCACGCGCATTACGATTATGATAATGTTATAGGAAAAGCAAATCCAACCGCTTTGCCTTTAATAGAAATTGTTACTACTACCGATTCTTTACAAGGAGAAGGGTGGTATTTACCAAATGGCGCATCTGGTGATCCAACAATACAAATTCAAGGCGGCACAAAAGGTACTTATACAGAACAAGCATTTGATGTATGCGTTTTTAATAGCACAACAAATATATTAAATATGTTCCGTATTGGCCGCGGAAATGATAGAGTTTATAATTTAAATACCGGCAGTTAATTGAGGTGATATTATGAAAATAGCAGACATTAGCCATTATCAAGGCACAATAGATTGGCTTAAAGCCAACCAAGAACTTGAACTTGCTATTTTTCGTAGCTCCGTAGGAAGCAGCCTTGATACCAAATATACATACAACACACAAAATTGTATCAAGCCCTATGGCGCATATCACTATTTCAAAGCAGGAACTGCGGATGAAGCAAAAACAGAAGCGGCTTTTTTCTACAAAGTCGCTTCTGCCGCAAATCCTCTTTTCTATGTCTTTGATATAGAATATAGCAAGCAAAATTCTAAAACAACAAAACCAGTATGCCAAGCCGCGCTTGAAACGTTACGTAATTTAACTAACAAAAAAGTTGGTTTATATATAGGTCAAAGTCGTTATCCGTATATTAAAGACATAAGAGATAAGTTTGACTTTATTTGGATACCTCGCTATGGTAAAAACACAGGAGAAGCCGATTCAAAATACGCGCCCAAATATCCTTGTGATATGTGGCAATTTACAAGTAATGGCCACGTAGAGGGTATTAAGGGCAGAGTTGATTTAAATAAATTATGTGGCGAAAAGAAACTAGATTTCTTCACAGCAAAGCCTGTTTCTACTCCAACTACTTTTAAGACGTTAAAAAAGAAAATGGAAGGGCAAGCAGTAAAGGAACTACAACAAAATCTTAACAAAATTATGAATTTGAATTTAAAAGTTGATGGTAAATTTGGTGATAAAACTGAAGCCGCAGTTAAAAAGTTCCAGAAAAAATATGGTTTGCGCGCGGACGGCTTATTTGGAAAACAGAGCAACGCCAAAATGACCGAGCTTTTAAAAAAATTATCCTAAAGTGTGAATCGCTTGTATACAAAAGAAGAGTAAATACTTTATAATGAAAGGTATACAAGTTGAAAAGGAGGGATAAAATGGCTACAATAATGACTAAACGAGGACAGTTAGACAATGTTGTTACTTATGAACATATTTGTGATACTGTCGCTGATATGGCTAATATAAATCCAAGTTATATAACTCTTGGTTCTGTTTGTATTGTAATCAAGGGAGAAAACGATGATTTGGAAGTTTATATGGCTGATAGTAGAAAAGAATGGAAAATTGTTTCATCTAGCTCTAGCGAAGGTAGCATAAGTAGCTCTGGGATTCATATTTGCGCGCAAGACGAATATGATAGTATTACAGGAATGCCTACTATTGAAGATCCGCTAAGTAATACTTTTTACCTTACGCCAGGTGGCAGTGAAACAAATGATTTATATAATGAATGGATTTGGTTAGAAGATGATGAGGAATGGGAAAAATTTGGTAGCGCTGCAGCCGCTGTTTCTCAATCAGACTGGAATCAATCTAATTCATCTGCTGATGATTTTATTAAAAATAAACCTGCTATTCGTCAACAAGCAAACGGCGGTGGAATATTAGAGAATGCGGCGATAAGTGCTTCGGGCCCTTATTCTCACGCCGAAGGTGGTAGTACCAGATCTACTGGCAATTGTTCACATGCCGAAGGTGCTGGAGCAACTGCTTCTGGGGCTTATTCGCATGCCGAAGGTGGCGGCACACAAGCATCTAATGAAGCGGCACATGCAGAAGGTTCAGGCACAACCGCTTCTGGACAAGTGTCACATGCAGAAGGTGGCGGCACAACTGCTTCTGGACAAGCATCGCATGCCGAAGGCAGTAGTACAAATGCTGCCGGTGATCATTCCCATGCAGAAGGAGCGAACACAAAAGCTACTGGTGATTATTCTCATGCAGAAGGAGCGAATACAAAAGCTATCGGTAATTATTCTCATGCAGAGGGCGGTAATACAGAAGCTACTGGTATTTATTCTCATACAGAGGGCACGGGCACTAAGGCTATCGGAACAGGAGCGCATGTCGAAGGCCAGGGAGGAACTGCCTCTGGCAGTAGCTCACACGCAGAAGGTAATTCAACAACCGCTTCTGGAGATGGTTCTCATTCAGAAGGTGGTGGAACAACTGCTTCTGGAAGTCATTCACACGCAGAAGGTGGTGGGACAGTAGCAAGTGGCGTTTATTCCCACGCCGAAGGCGCATATACAACAGCCAATCATCTGGCACAGCATGTATTCGGTACACATAATATTCCAGATAGTTCTACTGAACCTTCTGGGGCAATAGGAAATTATGTAGAAATAGTTGGTAATGGTTCTGATACTAATCATCGTTCCAATGCCCGCACCCTTGACTGGAATGGTAATGAAGAAGTTGCAGGCGACATAATTGCATATGGTTGCGGCGGTGTGAATCCTATTAGTTTATCTAGCTTAAAAAATCAGGTAGATCAAAGCGTGTCTGATGTGCAGGTTAATGGTGTGTCTGTGGTTACGGATGGTGTGGCGAATGTGCCGGTGGCGACGGAACGCGAAGTATATGGGTTAATTGCTGTCGAATCTGTATCTGGAACTGGCCTGATGTTTAATAATGGAAAGCTTCAAGTATGTCCCGCATCTGCATCTGATATAAAAGGTAGTTGGGGACAGTATAGAGTGCTTACTCCACCTTTACAGCACCAGTCCGCCTTCTACGGCCTTGCCAAAGCCGCAGGGGACACAACACAGTCACAGTCTAACAACGTCGTAGGAACTTACACCCCCGAAGCTAAAGCCGCAATAAAAGACATGCTAGGCATCACAGAAGGTATGAATATCGTTACTGTATCAGGAACAGCACCCACAATCAATGCTGCCAGCAATACACAATACCTTTGCGGCGAAGTGCTATCTCTGGACTTTACTCCAAGTGCTACAGGTATTTGTGATGTAATCTTTACTAGCGGCAGCACGCAAACAGTCCTTACCATACCAGCAACAGTAAAAATGCCTGAATGGTTTGAAGTTGAAGCAAATAAGATATATGAGATTAGTATTACTAATGGAGTATATGGGGCGGTGATGGTATGGGAGAACGCCTAAAATTAAATAGTGTAAGTGGAAATGTTGTTAGTTTTGATACGGATTTAGAAAAAAAGTTAGGTTCGTTGAAGATTGGAATTGAACCAGTACAAGAGGGTAGCGGAGATCCTAGTCCGGATAATGTAAGAGCAATTAGTGGATGGACAGGGGCAAACGTAGTAACGGCAGGTATTAACATTTGGGATGAAGAATGGGAAATAGGTCGTTACGTTAATGGAGTAAAAGACACAATTAGCACTCAAATCAGGTGTGTAAATAGAATCCCGATAAAACCAAACACGCAATATTATGTTTACATCGGCACAAGTGGCGTTAGTCTGACAATACAATTTTTGTCGAGCGACGGGGCATATTTATCACAAGCCTATCGTTCAAACGCTGCTTTCACGTCCCCTGCAAATGCTCGGTATATGGTTTTTCATGCCAACACTACATACGGCACTACTTATAAACACGATATATCCATAAACTATCCGGCAACGAATAATAATTATCACTCCTACGTCGGCGCAACCTACCCCATCACTCTTCCTTCCGCGGCTGGGACTGTTTATGGAGGGGAGTTGGATTGGGTGAAAGGAATACTATCTGTAAATTGGATTAAAATAAATGCTAGTGATTTAACATGGTCGCATTCTTCTAGCTATCCAGATGGAGTATTTCAAGCTCGACTGCCATACCCACGCTCTACTAATGAAATTAATGTTCTAAGTGATGTTTATAAAGGTGTATCTCATGGCTATGTAGTTGCTAATATGCCAAATCAAACAATTAAAGGCAATCAAAATTCTGTTTATAATTATAATATATATATACGCGATGATAGATATACAGCAACAGAAGATTTTAATAACAATCTAAATGCTAATATTATATATGAGTTAGAGACGCCCCGAGTCTATACTCTAATCCCCACCGAAATCTCCACCCTTCTGGGCGCGAACACGCTCTACGCCGATTGCGGTCCAATACAAGAGGCCTCATACTTCTCCCGCGATTATGTGCCTGTCACATCCGATACAGGCTTAATCACAATCACCGATGGTGTAGAAGCGCCGATTGATTCATTAAAAATCCATTTTGAACCAGTTCAGGAAGGAAGTGGGGATCCAAGTCCGGAGAATGTAAGGCCGATTTCAGGATGGAGTGGAGTGGAAGTAATGAGAACGGGGAAGAATTTATTTGATTTATCATGGATGCTGCTACCCACCGGAACATTTGTGGATGGAGTTTTGACGGACACGATGTCAAATCTTGGTATAGCTTTCAACACAACTAACATCCCACACACTGAATATTATCAAAGATTGTTTATTAGTGTAACAGCCAAACGTGATGCAGGGGGTTCTGATAGCCGTGGTTTAACATTTGTGGTGGTATATGATGATGGAAGTACAAGTAACAGCATTTACTTTACAAAGAATACAGATTATGTCACTCGCACAGCTGTGACTGCGAATAATAAGAAAGTAGTAGGAATACGTATATCATATGGATCAGCACCAAACGCGATTTGGAACATTAAAGATGTAATGATCGTTGCCGACACAACTCCTACCGCCTACGAACCCTACGCCGGCCAAACCTATCCAATAACCTTCCCATCCGAAGCAGGAACTGTATATGGAGGATATGTGGATGTGGCAAAGGGAGAGTTGGTGGTTGATAGAGGAATAGTAGATTTGAGTGCGCTAACATGGACTTACAATACAGAATATAGATTTTTTCAGTCAAGTGCGTTTGACACTACTGAAAATCATCCTCAAAATGTTATCCCTGATATTTTGGTAGATATATACAAGCCAGTTGCCAATGGGGGATTAGTTACACTTGGAGATTTACCTGATATGAGCGTAACTATGCGCAACACTTACAAAGCACTTACTGTTAAAGATTCAAGATTTACGGATGGTGTATCATATAAGGCGGCTATAGCCGGAACCAAGTGTATTTATCCACTTTCAGAGCCTCTCACTTATTCCTTAACCCCCACCCAACTTTCTACAATCAAGGGCCTTAATAACATCTACTCCGATGCGAATGGAGCTATTGAAATGTCCTATTATTCTCCAGTAAAAGAGAATATTTTAAGCGCACGACGCCGCTCATTTGCTTGGGACTATAAAACTTACATTGCCTCCCACCCTGCCGTGCTACAAAAATTATGTAGTACTGGCAAAGCATCTAATTATTTTAATATAGGCGATGAAATTATTATTCCTTGGACTGATAACGGTGGAAATGACCCAATAGAATATCAATATCCATTTGTAGTAACTCATTTTGGGGATGTGTATGATGAAAATGGAGATTTACACGAGAATGGTATGTGGTTAATGGCGAAGTATGCTACGCCAAGCAATATTGTCTTTGACGCGGCAGAAAGCACCACAGTCGATTTGACCCAAGAGCCTAATGCTTTGCAGGGGTGGTATTATTGGGGAGTGGACGGCTCTAATTATACTGCACTTGAACTCAATACCGGCGACGCCATACCCACCACGCACGCATCCGTTGTCAAGTGTGGGGTCAATAATGCAGGCGTTCTTCGTTATGGTTATAACCGCTGGAAGGACAGTGCCTATCGTCAGTGGCTTAACAGTGACGCCGCAAAGAATGAGGGTTGGTGGACAGAGCAGCATATGGGAGACCATCCACCCGCTGCCGCGCAGCTTAACCTGCCCGGTTGGCTTGACGGCTTTACGGATGAGTGGAAGGCTATTTTCAAGCCAGTCAAGGTTGATACAGCCTGCAATACCGTCACTGACGGCGGCGTGACTGATACGACCTATGATACATTCTTCTTGCCTTCGCTGGAGCAAATGTATGGCGCTCCACAGGCGGCTGGAGTTGAGGGCGATTATTGGGAATACTGGAAAGAGGAAACCGGGCTTGACACCCCTACCAACGGCTCCAGCTCCAACACGAACGAAGCGCGGAAAATTCCTTCGATCGCTAACCCGACCGGTAGTGCTGTCAACTGTTACCTGCGTTCTGCGATTCGCGGCAATGCGAGCGGTATGTGGTATGTGCACGCAGCAGGGTTCCTCGCCGGCAACTACGCGACCACCTCGTACCGCGCTCTGCCGGCTTGTGTAATCTACTAATAAATAAAAGTAACAAGGAGGGAGTAATCCCTCCTTTATCTATATAAAAGGAGGTAATTACAATGCTTATTACTTCTAAACGCGGTGCCCAAGACAATATCGTGACCTACGAACATATCTGCGACACCACAGAAGATTTTCAAAAAATTGACCCGCAATACATTACTTTAGGTTCAGTAGCAATTGTGCTACAAGGAGAGGCCGGTCTAGAAGTCTATATGGCTACCAGCGGCAAGGAATGGATTGCTTTATAAGGAGGTAAATATGGATATTTTAGATATTGTATTAGCTAAAAGTCTAACTCCGCAAGGACAAATAGATGCTTACGCGGCAAAAGCACAAAAGGCAGTAACTGATGCTAAAAGAGCCGTTAATGATATAGATTCTATTACAGAACAAACAAACACAAACAATACAAATGCGCAAACGGCGTTGTCAAATGCGCAAGCAGCCGCGCAGGAATATGAAACTATCGTAGAAAACATAGATGATAAAATTGCGAGTATAGGTAAAACGCAAGTCGCCATTACCTCATCTTCAACGAATGACTATATAGCAAAAAATGTCATCCTTACATACTCTGATGATACAACCGCTACTATCAATGATGCCGAGAGAAATTACAAATCTACCGGTAACAATGAAGATGGTAGTATGACCCAAAAAGCCATTACAGAAAAATTAAATCTTGGTGTCGCAAATAAAGGCAAAATCGCTATCGTTGGTGATGACGGTTTCATTACTTATGGCACATTAAAAGAAAGTGAAATAAATCAAGGCGGCAGTACTCCTACACCAACTCCTACAAATAACGCTCTTGGCGTAATAATTGATTACGAAAATAAAACTTTCACTCGTTGTGAAGGCGCGGTAGGTCTTACTCCAGGCGCAGACTATAATCAATTTACTATGTATGGCGGCCGCAAACGTTGTAATGTTAATGCGGCAGGCCGCATTACCGCTTGGTATGGCGATAGCAATTATGCGGATGATGGTAGTAATGGCGATGTAATGGTTTATCAGCCTAAATTCTACTATAAACGCACTATTAACAAGTCAGTAAATAATACTGTTGGTAAAATTGTCCGCAAAGAAACACTTCTAATTAGTGAAACAGCGCAAGCTGGTTTTAAGCTTCATCCACGATTCAAATCCACTTCGGGCGAAACATTAGAATATGTATTATTACCAGCCTATGAAGGCAGCACATATGATGTTTCCATTTCTTCATTTAACAGAACTGATAACGGTGATATTGATTATAATAATGACTATCTAGTTTCTTGTGCCAATTCCAAACCAACAACTAACATTACAATTTCTGACGCAGAAACTCTTGCGCGAAATAAAGGCGCGAACTGGCACATAAATGATATGGGTGTAGAAAGCATAAATCAAATGCTATTTATGGTTGAATACGCCACGATGAATGGCCAAAATGCTATTGGCGCAGGCATAAGTAAGGCGTCTAATATGATGAATACCGGACTTACCGCAACATTAGGTAATGGCTCTGGTGAAGCGCCATCCACTTCAAATGCAGGCTATCGCGCAATATCATATCGTGGATATGAGAACTGGTGGGGCAATGCTTGGAGTTTTATTGGCGGCATTGGCATCAAAGGAGATAGTAATTCTAATCTTGGTATTCCATACATTGCTACTAACTTTAACTATGACCCAGAAAATTTAACTAATTACGCTAATGTCGGTTTTAATATTTCCAAGGTTTCTAGTTGGGTATCAGCAATGGGATATGGTAATGAAACATATGATTGGATTTATCTACCTGCCGAATGTAATGGCGCAAATAGCGCAATTCCAGTAGGTGATAATTTCTGGACAATGACTAATTTTAATGTTAATTCAATAATTGGTTGCGGCGGAACCTATTCATTTGATACTTATGATGGCCCATTCTACTATGGATGTGATCGCGCGTATAATTATTCTTCTAATTCTTATAATGCGCGCGTAATGTACATTCCTACTAAAAATCCAACTTATACTGCTAACTATAATGATTGGTTAGCTAAAATGGGAGGTTGATGAATATGATAAATTATGGAAAAGTTCGTAGTTCAGAAATACCTCAAGAAACTCAAATTACCACTGATTATGTTTATGTAGCATCCAACATAGAACCTTATGAATTATTAAATGAAGATAAGGTGCTAACTGGATATGAATATGACTATACCGCTTATACCAAAGATGAATACATTCAATATATTGTAGAAAAAAATAATAAAACAATTACTGAATTAGAAGATGAATTAAGTGCTGTAAAAATACTTTTGGGGGTGGAGTAAATGGCAACATTAAAAGATTTAGCCCTCAAACTCCGCCCGCTAATTGAAAAAGCATCCATTGCTCTTGATGATGCGGATGCTTTAGAAGCGATTCAGTTATTCCCGCGCTGGGATGACAGCGCAAAATATGAAGTAGGCGATAGAGTGCGCTTTCAAAATGTGCTTTATAAATGCCTACAAAGTCATATTGCGCAACCTACTTGGACGCCTATTGCGGCGCCAAGTCTATGGGCAAAAGTTCTAATTCCCGACCCAGAAGTAATTCCAGAATGGGAACAGCCTGGTAGCACAAACGCTTATCAAATAGGAGACAAAGTACGCTACAATGGCAAAGTATATGAAAGTGTAATAGCAAATAATATTTGGTCGCCGGAGAGTTACCCACAAGGGTGGCGTGAAGTCTAATATTTGACTATCAATAAAAATTATGCTATAATTATTACATCAGGAGGAGGAAAGGAACTCCTACCTGATGTAATAAAAATATATAAGGAGAGGAACTTATATGAAGTACTACAGTGATGTAACTAAGAAGTTTTATGACAATGCTAATGATTGTCTATCTGCTGAGCGCGAACTAATCGCCAAGCAGGAAAAGGAAGAATATGAAAAGAAGCGCATTGCGGCCGAACGCAAGGTTGCCGCAGATAAGGTAGAAGCCGCACGTAAGGCTATGAACGAAGCTCAGTCTGCCTACAAGAAGGAGCTAGAGGCTTTCTGTTCTAAATATGGCAGCTATCATTACTCTACCAAGGATGTCAGTGATATTCCTACCCTATTTAATGATATTTTCAATATCTTCCATTAATGGGCTGGCCGTAAGGCCCTGGTCCACCTAACGGCGGGGCAATTCCCCGCAATATGTCCGTATACTCAAGTGGCTGAAGAGATCGGTCTTGAAAATCGAGAGGTCAGGCAACTGGCGCGAGGGTTCGAATCCTTCTACGGACGCCAATATGTGGTTGGTAGTTTAACGGTAAAACTCCTGGTTGTGGCCCTGGTAATGCAGGTTCGACTCCTGTCCTTCCATCCATATCCCACTGGCGGAATTGGCATACGCGCTAATCTAAGGAGTTAGTTTTTTCCGAGTTCGAATCTCGGGTGGGATACCATTTGACTTTTTACATAAATTCTGATATAATATTTATAGAAAGGACGGAATCCACCCGATATGGCTGTGGCTACAAGGTGCGGAAGGGTGGCGGTAGTATTACGCCTCAACTGGAGAAACGATATACCAATTGAGGATGAAATAAAGCATAATAACGCAAGAGAGTAATACATGACGTGAGTACTTACTGATAAAGAATGTAGCCGTGCTTCTGGCGGCGCGTTACCGACATACTTATATGGACGCCAGATTTATGCGAGGTTAGCTCAGCTGGGAGAGCATTTGCCTTACAAGCAAAGGGTCAGCGGTTCAAGTCCGTCACTTCGCACCAAGACCCATACAGCAATTTACAAGCTGGACTGAAAATCCCGAAAGATTGTGGGTTCGACTCCCACTCCGCTCCACCATCTATGGGGCGGTGGCGCAGCGGCAGACGCACGTGAAAGAAAATGGGTCTAGATTATGGCTTGATAACTTATGCGGTCTGTAGTGCTGGTCTGAAAAACCAGAGGGTGATGGTTCGACTCCATCTCAAGCCACCATGAGGACGTTACTTGATTGGATATGCCAAACCGTTGCTTACGTCCAAGTAAAAAAATAAGAAGGAACGGTGTATGGGAGACTGGCGTAATGGTAGCGTAGCAGATTCTTAATCTGTCTGGTCAGGGTTCAAATCCCTGGTTTCCTACCAATAAGGTTCCTATTACCTATAAAATAGGTAGGCACAAACAGCAATTTTCTTATATAAGTATTGGATGATATATAGAAAATTGAGCTGCCAAATACTAAAGGCCGTCGTTATTAAGCAAAACGAGTGCCTAGAAAAAAAGTTGATACTTAATCAAGCTTTTAGTATTTGGTATTATTTATCGGTATAGTTCAACGGATAGAACATGACACTTCTAATGTCATTATCTGGGTTCAATTCCTAGTACCGATGCCACTTATGGGCTTATAGTTCATCTGGTAGAACGCATCCCTTGCAAGGATGAGGTGCCCGGTTCGAGTCCGGGTAGGTCCACCATGTTCCACTAGCACAATTGGCTAATGCATCTGACTCTTAATCAGGGGAGTCTGGGTTCGAATCCCAGGTGGAGCACCAGATGGCGCGAAAGCACGGCGCCAAACCCAAAGCAGCGTCATGAACTGTACAGTGTCTTGTGTGTTTCCTATTTCCACAAGTAAAGCTAACAAAAATAGGTCGCGAGCTCCCATAGGCTAATGGATAGACCATTGCGCTACGGACGCAACAGTGAAGGTTCGAATCCTTCTGGGAGTGCCATTTTGGGGAGGTATCCAAGTAGTCAAAGGAGCCAGCCGGTGAGTCTGGTGCTTATACCGGTATGCTAGCTATGACCAATAAGCTTCGCAGGTGCAAATCCTGTCCCTCCCCACCATTTATGCGTCAGTATGCCTAGTAGCGAGGGCCCCGCGCTGTAAACGCGGCACGTCAGAAACACCGGTGGTGCAAATCCATCCTGGCGCACCACAGCTAGACACGCACAGCAATCTTTTCTACTATTAGCGCCATTCATGCTGAAATTAGAATGTGTCTAGATTTAGGAGACTGGTGTAACGGTAGCATATCCGGCTCCAACCCGGCTGGTTAGGGTTCAAATCCTTAGTCTCCTGCCATGCCGCATTAGTTCAACGGCAGAACAGTACTTTCGTAAAGTACATATATTTGTTCAATTCAAATATGCGGCTTATAACGTTCTGTAACTCAGTTGGTATAGAGTGCCATCCTGATAAGATGGAAGTCGCTGGTTCAAATCCAGCCAGAACGACCAATAAGGTTCATCCTAGAATACCTCCTTGTCGCGAAAGGGAAAAGGGTCTGCTTCAGCTAATAATATGAGAACAGCAGAGCTTGTATTATGTATTTGCAGTATGTAAATGCCGGGAGTTCTCTTGCCCCGTAAGGTAGTCCGGAATACGCACAAGATTCGCTCGGTAACTGGATATATCGTAACTAGTAACTATCCAGGAAGTAGCTGTCCTTTGATTTTTGATAGCCGAAACTGCACGCGCGTGAAGTCGTGTGAGGTGCCCGATGGGCGTGCCAACCAATAGTAACAAGAGGCACAATGGAGTATACACAACGCGAGTGTTAACTCCCATTCATTTATACGTCACTCGTGGCAAGTAAGATGATAGAACTGATGGATTGAGGCCCAAAGGTATTGATTCCTAACTTGCTGCGAGATTTATCGGGAACTAGCTCAGTAGGTCAGAGCGGCGGCCTTATAAGCCGTGTGTCCTGGGTTCGAGTCCCAGGTTCCCGACCAATATGGGGTCGTAGTGTAAAGAACACGCTCGGAAAGCAAGGGCCGAGAAAACAAAGGGCAGTACCGAGAGGCTCCACCAATATAAGGAAGATATAATGAATAAGTATAAATTTGGTCGTATTACTTTTGGCACTATCCTTACAGTAGTGATGTTTAGTATTGGTTTTGACATCAGAACTTGGCAGTTTTGGGTGATTTATGGTTGTGCGTGGATGATGTCTTTTATGACTTTTTTGGAGGATTTTAACGGATGATGAAATTCTTTTACGCTTTTATAGCAGCCTTTAATTTATTTTGCTTTTATACTTTTCAAGATAATGCTATATGGGTACGTGGTCTTAGTCTTTCATGTTGTCTTTTAATGTGCCTATGTACAATAATTGAAGTGAATAGATAATGCGTCCTTACCGAATCAGCAAACGGCGTGGTCTGCAAAACCATTGATAAGCGGGGCAGCACCGCTAGGACGCTCCAAAAAAAAGAAGAAGGAGTTTTATGGCAATAAAAATTATTAAACATGGTCAACTGATATTAAGAGCGACTTGTCCTCGTTGTGATTGTATTTTTGAATTTATGCCATCTGATATGGATATTAAAGGGCCTTTATATGCGCCAATTGAATTTATAAATTGTCCAGAATGTGGCAATGAAATCACTTGGTGGTATGAAGATAAATCAGGACGCAAATATGAGTATATGTAAAGGAGAAAAGTATGTTTGATCTAATTTTAGCTGTTGTTGTTATTATTGCAGGTTTTGGCGTGGCAAGTGTAGTGTTCCCAGACGTAACGAAGCGTAATGGTGACACGAAAAGTAGGAGTTCGATTCGCACAGTTATTCGTGCTGCTGCTTTCGTTATTGCCGTAGGGTTGATTATTCTTTCTTGTATTTCTTATGTGCCAACTGGTTATACTGGTATTGTGACAACTTTTGGTAAGGTACATGAACACACACTTGATGCAGGCATTAATTTTCATGCGCCTTGGGATAATGTAATTACTATGGATAATCGTGAACAACGTGCATCTTTCCAGTTGGAAGCATTTTCAAAGGATATTCAGCAAGTAGATATTCAAGGTTCTATCAACTATAATATTGATAAGCTAACCGCTATGAATCTATACAAGGACGTAGGCACCGGATATGTCAATATTCTAATTGGTCCTCGTATTCAGGAAGATGTAAAGATTGTTATTGCTCGTTATACCGCTGAAAATCTAATTGCTAGTCGTCAAGAGGCAGCTAATGCTATTGAGACTCTTATTCGTGATGAATTAACTTCAAAGGGTATTAATGTAATTTCTCTTGCGGTGGAAAATATTGATTTTACTGATGCTTTTGAATCTGCTGTTGAGGCAAAGCAGGTTGCTACGCAAGAAAAGCAGCGTGCTCAGACCCAGCAAGAGCAGGCAACTATGGAAGCAGAACAAGCCGCAAAGCGTAAGAGAATTGAAGCAGAAGCCGCGGCAGAGGTAGCAAAGGTGCAAGCAGACGCAGACGCATATTCTACACAGGTGAAGGCTGCCGCAGAAGCAGAAGCTAATGAAAAGATTAATAAGTCTCTAACTGAAGAACTTGTAAATTATCGTCAAATTCAGCGTTGGAATGGAGAACTTCCTCAATTTGTTGGCGGCGGCTCCACTATTCCAATCCTTAATATGGGCGAAACTACCGAAACTACGGATTAATATAAATACTTATAACGCACGGGAAACCGTGCGTTTTTTCTATTTGACTTTGAATAGAAATTATAGTATAATTATTTTAGAAAGAGAAAAGGAGAGCAAAATATATGTCTATTGTTTACACTTTGATTAGCCCTTTGAAGAACTCTGTTGAAACTCGCGTAAAAATTACTAATTTTGAGGAACGAGAACATGGTATTTATTTCATTTGGGAAGGTAGCCAATGTTTTGTAAACTGGAATGTATTGGGCACCTATACTCTTGTGGAGGAAGATAAACATGACACTTGACGAATGTAGAGTGGAAACTCAAAAGCACATAGAAAAAGTGCGTAAGTATATCCGCTTTTTTACCGATAGATTAACTACTCGTGGTGTAGAACATGATGCCGCAAAACTTGAATCTCCAGAGGTTGAATTATTTGCTGAGCATACTGAACAACTTGCCACATTAGAATATGGATCACAAGAATATAAGCAAGCATTAGAAGCTCTAAAGCCAGCTTTAGAGCATCATTATGCTACTTATCGTCATCATCCAGAACATTTTCCTAATGGTATTAATGATATGAATTTGATTGATTTAGTGGAATTAATGGCTGACTGGAAAGCTTCTAGTGAGCGTCATAATAATGGAAATCTTTTAAAAAGCATAGAAATTAATGCCAAACGATTTGGTATTAGTAATCAATTAACACAGATATTGCTTAATACAGCAAAGATTATGGAAGAACATGAATAATAAACAACAATTAACTCATGATTTTATAAAATTCGTAATGGAAAATTATGGAATACGATTAACTATGACTGAATCAGATGAAGAAACATTTGAAACTTTTTTCCCTGATTTAGTTGAAATATTGGAGAAAGAAAATGATACAAATTAATTTATTTGGATTTTTATTAATTGGCGCGACAGGATATATATTTGGATGGTTCGCGCGAAAAGTATACGAAAGGAGAAATATAAATGATAACACATAATGATGGTACTATTAAAATTGAAATGCCCGATTTACATATACCAGAATCAGAAGTGGATAATGTTGTTCGCAATTTTCTTCATTCACGTGATGTAAAGGCGATTGAAACTAAGATTGAAGATTTAAAGCAAACGCTTTTATCATTGGAAAATAATAATAATCGTCTTCAAAAGCGTTTCAATGAAATTTATGAAGAAAAATGGAAAGACAATGAACTAATGGAAATGAAGCTAAAGATGGAGCGCGCAATTCGTGAGAGAAGCTATGGCTTCCCGCTAACCGAAGAAGAACGGAATCGTTCCTATGACTGGCAGCGCAAGCACGATTCAGAAGTTCATTCTAATCCAGAAGGCTATCATGGTGCTTCTGGCGGCGGTTTCTCATACACTTTTTATCCTACTGGACTAGGCACTACTTGTAATTGTTTTTGTAATCAATGTAAGGCAAAGGCCATTCGTGAAGCGGGCGAAAAATGGTATGATAGATGCAAGGAGCTTGGTGGCGTTTGTGAAGTTGTTGGATGGGAGGCTTTCTAACTTATGATACACTCTTATGAAACATTAAAGAAAAATACTGTAGTCGGTTATAAATTAAATGATGATAAGTATTATAAGCGCGGCAGAGCATTGGCTGCAACTTTAACTGATAAAGGTATAAATGTAAGCGTTGAAGATATAGATACACATTATATGTATACTGTACCATATAATGAACTAATATTTCTAAAACCATTAAATGATTTAGACCGTGAATGTATCATGCCCATCGAAGAGTTTATAGAATTAGTTGAAACTGGATTCATAACTGATTATGATGGTAGTGGTAATTATAGCGATGGAGAATATCGTTATGGTTATGTAGATTTTTATCCTAGTTTTCTTAAAAATGCAGCTAAAAAATATAAGTATGTGTGTTGGTATAACAAATGAAATTTATTTATGATGATAATTTGTATGATGCAATGAAAGACGTATATGATTATGCTTATCGTGTTTTCTTTGGAAAGGCTCCAATAGATGTTATATATCGTATGAATTATGGCAACAAGGGAGCAGAGCAAAAAGTTTTACAGTATATTTGGGACACCTATATTGAACCGAAAGGAGAAAATAATGAGTAATATTTACTTTACAAGCGACACTCATTTTTCACATAATCGCGGCTTTCTTTATGAGCCACGCGGTTTTTCATCTATTGAAGAACATGATGAGACTATTATAGAAAATTGGAATAAAGTAGTAAAACCAGAAGATATTGTTTTTCTTCTTGGTGATACTATGTTAAATAATAATGATAAAGGAATTGAATGTCTTAATAAGTTAAACGGCTCTATTTGGTTTATTCGCGGCAACCATGATTCAGGAGAGCGCATTTATCGTATTTATCATGAGTGTCCACATATTCATTTTTTAGAGGGCGGTTCTGAAAATTTTGCTACAATTGCTACAATTAAGAAATTTAATGGCTATAATGTATACTTATCACATTATCCAACTTACACCAGTTATATTGAAAATATGGCGCCATTAAAGAAACATATGCTGAATTTTCATGGACATACACATTCAAAAAATAAGTTTTATCAAGATATTCCATTCATGTATAATGTAGCACTTGACGCGCATAATAACGCGCCAGTATCTTTTGATGAAATTATTTCAGATATTGAAGCAAAAGCAAACGAATGTATTGCTATGCTATAAAGAAATATATTTATGCTAGCAGCTATCTTTTTATTAACATTATTATTAATTTGGCTATGGTGCATAATACAAGATATAAATAATATATGAGAGGGGAAACATGGGACTACTCAAACGAGGGCTTCGCGCAAAAACTAATCTAATAGATGATTATTTAGTAGATTTTACAACAGAAGAATTAAATGATATTTTAAAACAAGCGCCTCTCTTAATTAAAAATAAAGAAGAAAAATCAGAGATTATAAATTTAACTACCTCGCGCGAATTAAATCATTTAAAAAGACGAATGTGGAAATTCTATCATAAATAATTGACTCTCTACTAAAATTATGATATAATTATTATAATGAAAGGAGAGAAGATGAATGTGTTGGTTAGTGTTGATTGGTTTATTCAGCTTGATTCTCATTTTCTGTAAAATCTATGATAAAATTGAAGATTATATCTGGCAAAAAAGATGGAGGAATTCATAACATGAAATCATCAAAGAATTGGTTTATTTATGCTTATCCCGAAATGTACGGCGGACTTCATGGTATGTATGCCTATGAAGTAGCGAGCGGTATATCTTACGACGAAGCGTGCGATTGGGGCCATGAGCTTGCCTATGAAACTGTAGAATCTTATTTGCGCGCAGATGAAATTTATTCTACTGATGATTTTATGGACGAATTTTATGACGGCGCAGAATGGGATGACCGCTATGAGGATGAATATTGGGACGCCTATGAAGAAGTCATGCAGGAGCAATGCGCTTTTGAAGTTTGGCCTTTTAAGGATGGAGTAACTATTGCTGACTATGAAAAGTGGCAAAAGGAAAATATGGAGCCTCATGATTTCATTGAGCGCTATTGCCGCCAACTCACAGAGGAAGATTATGTGTAATTTAGAGTCTCAACTCAAACAAGCAACAGATTGTATTGATTTACTTTTAAAAAGAATAGACGATTTAAATGATGATCTTTCTGAATCACAACAATTAAATCGTTATTATGAAGATAGAATAATGGAACTAGAACAAGAAAAATCTGCTCTTTATTTACAATTAGAAGAATGGGAAAATTCCTACTACAAACTTATTTGACTTTTTTCGTAAATTCTGTTATAATATTATTGTAAGAAAGAAACGAGCCCTAGTCCAGGGCTGACCAAATGAAAAGGAGAAAATAAATTATGTCTATGAATCGTCTTTACAATGCTATGGCTTCTCAGAACACCTATAAGACTACCGAGAATGGCGCTGTCGCGCGCACTACAACCAGCTCTAAGCTATATGACCTGTTCTCTTTTGGTGCGGCTTATCGTCAGCGCACCGAGAGCGATTGTGTGCTACTATTTAAGGAGGCATATAAGGAAAGTCCTATGTATGCCCTAAAGTGCCTGTTCTATATCCGTGATATTCGTGGCGGACAGGGCGAGCGTCGCTTTTTCCGCACTTGCCTGCATTGGCTTGCGGACTATGATCGCAATGCTGTACTGCGCAATCTTGACCAGATTGCCGAGTATGGCCGCTGGGACGACCTATATGCCCTTGTAGGAACTTCCTGTGAACATGAGGCTCTTTATGCCATTGGCAAGCAGCTTGCCCTTGATTACAAGACCAAGGGTGCTATTTCCCTTGCCGGTAAGTGGGCGGCTTCTGAGAATGCTTCTTCTGCCAAGACTAAGCGTTATGGCCGTCTAACTGCCCACACTATGGGTCTAACCTCTCGTCAGTACCGCGTACTGCTTTCTAACCTTCGTGAGCGTATTCGTGTACTAGAGCGCCTTATGTCTGCCAATCGTTGGAACGAGATTGAATTTGATAAGATTCCTTCTCGCGCTGGTCTTATCTATAAGAATGCTTTTGCTCGTCGTGATCTAATCAAGGCGAAGTATGAAGCGTTTGCTAAGGATACTACTACCAAGGTTAACGCAGCAGCGCTATACCCTTATGATGTTGTAGCCAAGGCTATTAAGCTAATGGGCTCTGACTCTTGGTATGGTCGTGGTAGCTATGTTGCTCTTGACAATACCGATCGTCTGATGATTAACAAGTATTGGGAGAATCTAACTGATTACTTCCACGGCATGTCCCTAAATGCCCTTGTTGTCGCCGATACAAGCGGCAGTATGTGTTCAGGTGCTGGTAGCGTTGCCCCTATTGATGTCGCAGTTTCTCTTGCCCTTTATGCCGCAGAGCGTAATAAGGGACCGTTCGCGAACTCTTACATTAGCTTCAGCCGCACGGCGAAGTTTGTTGAGACTCGCGGTGTTGACTTCTGCGACAAGGTCGACCGTATCGTAAAGACGAATCTTTGCGAGAACACCAACCTCCAGTCTGTATTTGACCTAGTGTTGGGTACAGTTGTTCGCAACCGTCTACATCAGGCAGATATGCCTGAATCCATTGTCATTATCAGTGACATGGAAGTAGATGCTATGCAGGGATACTCTTCTTGGAGAGGCGATGCCCGTGGTGTGAAGGGTGTTCAGACTTTCATGGACAAGATTCGTAGTACCTGGGCCGCTCATGGCTATAAGCTACCCAAGCTAGTGCTATGGAACGTAAATGCACGAAACAACACCGTGCTTGACGCAGGCCCTGACGTTTCTTGTGTGAGCGGTTGCTCTCCTGTCATTTTTGAGATGGTCATGTCTGGAAAGACTGGCTATGATCTAATGATGGAAAAGCTTAACAGCTCTCGCTACGCGGCTATCCAGTAATATCTCGATTTATGAAGAAGATGAATGAAAATTCATCTTCTTTTTTATTGACTAAATATAGAAATTATAGTATAATAATTATAGAAAAGGAGAGGAAAGGAAATAAAATTATGGCAAAGTGCTTTGGTGATATTGGACGTATGGTGCCAGTGTTAGAAGGCATTCCCACTTGTATTGAATGTTGTATCGCGGCTGGTTCTACTAATCCAGGAAAAGACGGCATTGAAATGCTAGATGCTATAAGAATTGATTTTGATGGAGAAGGAGATTATGTCCACGCTTATATTCCTGATAATCAAGAATTAGCAGAGTGGTATGAAGATAATCTTTGGAAATTATTTCAATATCTAAAAAATGAATGGGGATTTCCAGAAGGACAAGAATTTATTATAGCATTTTAAAAGGAGTAAATATGAGAATTATAGTTGATAGTTTGCCAGAAGAAAAGAGTGAGTGCCTATTCTCCTATCATAGCTGCGAATATGGATGGCTATGTAAACTTTATAGAAGTAAAGAAACCGATAGGCGAAAGCGTATGATGTGTCCAGAAACACCAAAGTGTGATATTGAAAATTGTCCTTATCTGCGCGAAGAAAGTTGGTTTGGAATAAAAGATGAATGATTGTATTTATTTTGATAAAGAATGGTCAAGATGCCTAGAAAAACATCATCAATGTCATATTGAACAAAAACAATATGTAAATTGCCAGTATAAGGAAACTTATAATTTTGGAGAAGATTTCAGAAAGAAAAGAAAGGAATCTAAAATATGAATGAAGAATTAGAGTGGTATAAAAATGCTTATGATAAATGGGTTGATAGATATTATACTTTACGGACTATTTTTGAAGATTTAGTTGAAAAAACTAATTCACAAAATATAAAAGAAGAATTATTAAAAATAGAAAAAGAAAACGGATGGTATTAATAATGAATTATTATATCTACCTTGATGATGTGCGCGAAGATGATACTTGGTTTCGTCAAAATCAAAATTTACTACAGCATTTAAGTATTGGAAATTGGATTCCTTATGTTGTACGTTCTTATGAAGAAGCTATTCATATACTTGAACATCTTCATCATGATATGCTAGGAAACGACACTCTTATTATTGATCTCGATCATGATTTAGGCGAAACTGAAGACGGATATAATGAACTCGCGCGCACTGGGTATGATGTATGTAAGTGGATTATAGAGCGTAATTTTCAACATCTTTACTTTCACATACATAGTATGAATCCTGTTGGTGTAGCAAATATGCGACAACTTCTTGCTCATTATGGATATAAGGAGATTTAGTATGATAGAAGTATGGAATGACTGTGGCGACGGCTATGAAGCAATGTGGCGAAAAGAAATAACCGGTGAATGGTCTAGGGAGCAAGCAGATATTTGGTTTGAATTTCACTGTAAAATATGCCCTTATTTTTCTGGTTATCATTGCGCTTATGGAGACTAACAAAATATTTGACTTTCTATAAAAATTCTGATATAATTATTATAGAAAGTGAGAGAAAGGAAATAAAAATATGAAGAGTTATCGTCCGCTGTATAAGAATGTTGAAAACTGGCAAGTTCTCGATAAGATTGATATTCACGACTTTTCCGCGGAAGAGAACTCTTTTTCTGTGGTACAAGTTTTTATTGGAGACCTCCAGATAGAAGAAGTAGATCTTAATCAGCATTACGTAAGAACTATCACTCCCATTACTCGTTGGATTTCTTATAACGAATTTATTCGGTTAAAGAAGCACGCTGGTACTATTATTTGGTAAGAAAGGAATAAAATATATGAGAAAATATGAAAAGATTGATACTCTCTATCAAAGAGATATGACCGGAACTAAGAAACTACTACCCGGTTTTTACCGTGACCCGACTGTAGAATATCTAAGTGACAATGATTGGATTTGGACTGAAAAGATTGATGGCACTAACATTCGCATATACTGGGATGGCCATACCGTGACCTTTGGCGGCCGTACTGATAATGCTGCTATTCCCGCAGAGTTAGTTACTCGTTTAAATGAACTATTTGGCGGCGAAACTAACGCTCAAATCTTTGAACAGGCTTTTGGCGAAAAGGAAGTTATCCTTTTCGGTGAAGGGTATGGCCGCAAAATTCAGAAGGGCGGCGGTAAGTATATTCCTGACGGCGTAGACTTTATTCTTTTCGATGTGCTTATCGGTGAAAATTATCAGGCACGTGAATGGGTAGAAGAAACCGCCAAAATGTTTGGAATCAAGGTTGTTCCTATTGTTGGTACTGGTAGCCTATACGCGGCAGAAGAGTATGTAAAGACTCATCCCAATTCTGTAGTTGCGGCCGAAGAGCGTGAAATGGAGGGAGTAGTTTGTCGTCCTGCGATTGAATTACGCAATCGTTGTGGTGACCGCGTAATAGTAAAAATTAAGTGGGAAGACATGAAAGAACTTATTTGACTTTCTATAAAAATTATGCTATAATTTTCCTACAAGGTGAGGGAAACTTCCCTTGACGTTTTACCAGAGATTGCCTTGTATGCTCCTCACTGGTCCAACTACGATAAAGTTGGTTGACGATAATCAGCGTCAAATAAAGATGTCGTATACACGAGAATGCCTAGGCAGCGCAGAGTATCGTAAAGACTCAAAAAGGCTTACTTGCGCAAGGGGTTATGGCACATTCCTCACTTCGGTGAAATATGGCCGCCATATAATGCGGGATGATGCAGAGGTCAGCAATCAAGCCTCATAAACTTGAAGTCGTAGGTTCGAATCCTACTCCCGCTACCAACGCTCAATAGTTTAATTGGCTAAAATTTCCCGTTCATACCGGGACGACTCCTAGTTCGATTCTAGGTTGAGCGACCAATCAGTCTTTTAAAGATTTTCCTGTAAAGAAAACTTAATCTTCCCCGAATGGAGGAGTTGCGTTCACAGTTCGCATTATAACCTGTGACGGCACAATTTATGGAAAGCCTAATCCAAAGTAAGATAGGCATTGTGCTAAGTTATAAGGCGCAAAAGGAGAGCAAGCTGTTACTCCAAATGGTCTTATCGGCGCCATATAAATAGGAAAAACCAATTAAATACAGCATAAATGAGTAGTGTCTAAGGGGAACTGGAAATTACACACGCAAGCCCTGAGCGGGAGTACTACTGCAAGTTCTGCTATATGGGAGCAGATACTCATTTAAAACAACCGGTTGAAGTCGTTAGGAGCGACCCCAGAACTGAGGCCACGCGGGCACCTGGGTTATCAAAGCGCGTGGTGAATGGCATTGTGTTTTATACCTCTACGTGGTAATGCTAGTAATTAGTAATAATACTAAGCTAAATAAAACATTTTTTAAGGGTAGCAAAAGAGTCATGACCTTTTGAGTAATGATGCCTAATCATCAAGCCTTAATTATAATTATCTTATTAGGAGGATAATAATATGATGAAAGAAATTAAAGGATTTCCACATTATAAAATTACAGATGATGGTAAAATATGGAGCAACTATTCTAATAAATTTTTAAAGCCATATCTTGGTAATAGGGGTTATTTAATTGTCGATCTATGTGAAGAAGGCCAGTGCGTTCATAAAACAGTTCATCGTTTAGTTGCTGAAAATTTTATTCCAAATCCAAATAATTTGCCTGTAGTTAATCATAAAGATGAAAATAAAACTAATAATCATGTTGATAATTTAGAATGGTGCAATGATAAATATAATATAAATTATGGACAAGGAATAAAATTAAGATCTATAACACGAGGAAAGCCTGTAATGTGTATTGAAACTCAACAATCTTATTATGGGTTACGAGAAGCTTCTCGTCAAACTGGTATAGATGCTTCTGGTATTGGTAAAGTTTGTCAAGGTAAAGCAAAAACTGCTGGAGGATTCCATTGGCAATATATAGAATAAACTGAACGGGCAGTATAATTCCGTAGTGACGTTATCCCAAGCCGCCAAGAGGCCGTCATGGAAACTGACGCCGAGAATACTCGCGATGCTTACGGGACCGTGAGTAAGCGTCAGGCTAAGAAGGAACCTGGAGCTGTCACAGGGTGACTTTGACAGACGAGTAATTGCCGTGAAGTAATTCGGTCGGTAGTAGGGCTCGGTCGTTACTACAGTGGATGCATACGCTTGTTAGCCCTTTTATTGATTCGGGAGGAAGTGTCCGTAGATGAACTTCTCGGAGTAATCGCCAAAATCGAATCGCTTCCGGGAGTGACGGGGTGTCGTAAGACGTAGAGTATCACTCACGTGTAGTGTAAGAAACTTCTGTCATCCTTAGTTTCTTGCAGTTTCAAGGATGAGGGGTGCGGACACCAGAGCTCCGCAATATGGCACCGTAGTGCAAAGGTAAGCACGCCGGCCTTTGTGAGATAGGGTAAAGCGCAGTTCAACTCTGCCGTCTCGCACCACAAGCCGGTGATGCTGGGTTCAAGTCCCGCCGGTGCTTCCATATGCTACCATCGTCTAATGGCTTAGGATATATGCCTCTCACGCATATGATACCAGTTCAAATCTGGTTGGTAGTGCCAGACTTCGCAACCGAAACGTATAATCGGCCAAATCGACAAATATTGCGGCGAGTACGCGGAACTCTCGTTAAAATATCCGCTCCATGTCAGTCTACTCCAAGTAGAGAGCATTTCTCATAGAGAAGAAATGAATGTATTGGTCCATATCCAATGACTGGCGCCATTCTCTTATAAAGAGACTACTTTCATACACGCAGTATGAGTTGCGAACGGTCTGCGTTATCAAAATCGTTAGCTTTTTATTTAAATAAGGAGTTGTTGTATTATGGCAATTCACGATAGAGCTTATACTCGTGCAAAAAGTTATTCCAAAGCCATGCGGAAATATCATATTGACAGAGATGTTTCTGCTGGTAGATGGCCTCTTTATTACAACAACATTCATCAATATGCCGATAATAAAATTCATTGTTCATGCCCTATGTGTTCTGAAAAAACTAATAATAAAAATCGTAGTAGGGCTAGAGGATGGGAATCTTCAAAAAATTGGTCAATTACAGATAAAAGAAAACTGGAAGATATGGAAAATCAAATAGAAGAATTAAATAATTGACTTCTTCTTTAAATTATATTATAATATATATAGAAAGAATGAAGGAGATAATTATGATTGAAATTATTAAACATGGGCGTCCAAGAGACAAAGTTACTTGTAATTGTTGCAGTTGTATTTTCTCCTTTGATGATAGAGACATTCAAAATAATGGCTGCCAATATGATTGGATAGAATACTTAAAATGTCCCGATTGCGGTAATAAAATTATTTTACATCGTGGAAGTCCTTTTAAAGCTAAAATGCCATATGAATAATTGACTTTCTGTTAAAATTATAATATAATTATTATAGAAAGGGTGAGATAAGTGAGCTGGAAAACCTCTCAAAATCGTAAAAATCATCAGCGCGCACTTAATACTTTAGCGCGCAAGATTAATAAGAATGTAAAAGAAGATCCTATGTGGAAAGGCCGTTATTGTGTACGACAATATAAGTCATGGTGGCGCACAGATTATGAGGATCCTAATTATTATGTATTCTACGCTCAATTCATTTTTTATGACAAGAAAACTAATAAAACTTATCTTACTGATATTAAATCTGCCAATGATTGGCAATTTCTTGGCGGATATAAGCTATGGTGGGAAATGAATGATTTCATTGTTGATAGCGGAGTATGGCAAGAAGAACCTCGTATTACATATGAAAATACTCCTGATTTTCGGAATGTAGTCATTTAAATTTCATCAATTTTAGGATTGACTTTCTATTAAAATTGTAGTATACTTACTATAGTAAGAGGAAAGGAGCAAATCATTTATGGATTATCTTGATGATTTTGTTTGCGAAATTCAAAGCGACGAACTTCCTGAGGAGTTTGAATTTGAACCGGGTCGCTATTATTGGGATGAAATGGAGGCTAATCCGTAATGTACAGTAGAGATTATCTTGATGATTATGACCCTTCATCAACCTATTCGGATGCGTTTTCTACAACTGGTAGAACCGCGGCTGAACGCCGCAAGAATGATTGGAAGTATGCTAAACGTAATCAAGCAATAGTTGATGCAATGGGTGGTGCTGATAAACCCCTCCATTATTATGTTAAAACTGCGCCAGAATATTATTATCAAAGGTGTAATAAAACCAACAATAAAGGTAAACATCGGACCGCCTATGGTAATAATAATGTTTCTAAAAATTGGAGTCCAAACGATAAGCGTAAATTAAATGATTGTCAAAATCAAATTGAAGAATTATTTGACAACGAATAAAAATTATGATATAATATTTATAGAAACAAGGAAAGGATAAATAATATGAGTCTTATTCCTGGAAAGCGCTATGAGTGGCCAGTTAGTAATATTCCTTCAGATGGAAAGCGAAATGGTTTATTTACTGGTAGTTATGATAAGAACAACGGTAATGCTCTTTTTATGACAAAGAACGGCGATACATGGAGTGTTCCAGAGCGTGATTGTATTCTTGTAAAAAACCGACATAACGGAAAGAAAGGATGATAATTGTGCGTTTTACTACTCGTAAGTCTCATACTGTATTTTCCTCTACTTGGACTCGTCGCGAGCAGGCTGAAAAGCTTGATGAGTGGCAGAATTAGCCGGTATAAGCAGACAAATTGCGGCCAATAGAATGCCGGTACCGCTATCTCATGTACCAAGTGTACAAGGAGTTTTAGAATACGTGAAAGCGTATTCGGCAGCCCTGCACAAGATGCGCGGCATAAGTGATGAAATTACTATTCTTCTGGTATGGAGTAGATAATGGAGCTTGTTGTGGGTTGTAAGTGTAAACCGCAAACCAGAAAAGAAAACTTACACAGCTATTGATATTGAATCCGGTTCAGGCGGTGAAAATGTAGGCTCCGATGGGGTTAATGCTTAGCCGATACCTGAAAATAAGAAAAGCATACGGTTGCGGCGAACAACGATAAAAATCGCCATTATGGCCCCGTGGCGTAACAGGTAGGCGCAGCAGACTTAAAATCTGCTATCCGTAAGGGTGTACCGGTTCAAATCCGGTCGGGGCTACCATATGGCCTAGTGGCGCAACTGGTGAGACGCGGCAGACTCAAAATCTGTTACGGTAGAAACGCTGTGGGTTCAAATCCCACCTGGGCTACCATTTGACTTTCTTCTAAAATTATAGTATACTAATTATAGTAAAGTGAAAGGAATTAATAAAATGGAAAGAGAATTTGCCATTCTTCATAATCATTTTATAGATGAAAAAACTCGTGGTTTAGCTGCGATAGCATTATTTCAGAAAGGCAAAATTCGTATTTATGCTGATAGTATTGATATTCCAAATATTATTAAGTTATATTATTTAGCAGAACATTTGGCACATGTCAGTATAGAAAAATTTGTTGGACGAATTTTAAAATCTATTGATAATAAAAAATTTTATTGTAAACATAGATGGTATATAAAAGAAAATAATATTTGACTTTCTTCTAAAATCGTAGTATAATAATTACAGTAAAGGGAAAGAGAAAGGATACATTCAATGATTAAATGTGAAACTTTTGAGCACGATTACCAAGTAGTAAATTTTTGTAATGAGAATCACATTACTAAAGAAAATATAATTTCATTGCATTTTAATCCTGAATTGTTATTTAGTTATAGATTATTCTATGAGGTAAATGATTGACTTTTAGCAGAAAATCTGCTATAATAAATATGTAAGGCGGCCACAGCAAATATTATTCAAGCAGTAATCTTTTAAATTATGTAGCTAAAAATCCGCCTAGAATTTGGGGTTGTAATCGAATTGGCATAGGTACTGCGCTTAGAACGCAGGTTTTGAGAGTTCGACTCTCTCCTTCCCCACCAAGACACATTCAGCAACTCAAAGTTTATCTTTGAATCGTCAGTTCAAATCTGACCTCGCGCATCGCGCAAGTAGCATAGTGGATAATGCAAAAGACAGAAAATGTGTCTAGTACGAGACTTGCAATCACCACCCGCCTTCGGTGATAAAACAGGGGTTAACACTCGTTTGTGAGTAACGCTCGGAAAACGCCTGTATAAAAAAGAAAGAAGCGAGGACAGCCAGCCCAACAGCTGTGGGTATGGTGGTAACTCTCACATCCTAGGAGTCCTGACGCTGTTATTGGACTTAATACTCAACGGAGTTGGTACCCAAACAAATCCTAGGATGTTATGGTATCAAGTGAAGAGCCTTCTCGTGGCGATACTGATTTCGACGAATCTTCACAATGAAGAACGGCTAGAATCGCGTTCCCTATAATTCCTCGTAGAAATTATAGTCTTAGTCACTAGCAATAAATATTAAAGAGCGCATTTCCCGTCCTGATCAGCGAGTAGAAATGCCAAAGAGCTCCCAGTGATATTGGGCGGGTGCGAGCACCCGTATAAGGGAACCCGGGGTGTACGAGAAAGCGTGGATAAGAGTGGACCGGCCACGATGAAATAGCTCACTTTAATATTTGACTTTTTCTTCAAATCATGCTATAATTATTATAGTAAAGAGGAAAGGAAGTAGATACTCTATTTAATAAAATGGTTGAACCAAGTGAAGAAGAGCTAACCACTCTGCTTGGGCTATCTGAATAACAGCCATACGATTTAGCGGGATACTACTAAATCGCGGCCGCAAAATCAGTAATGATTAGCGATAAAGAGAAACTCTGAATGTTAAGGGTAGGCGCTTGGTTATCCGCTAACAAAAGCACGATTCCTCACGGCATCATAATAGAAGTCAAGCGTTAAAAGCGTAGACTGAATCCTAGTTAGGGTTTAGCTGGTGACTTGTATCAAACCTAGGAAAGACCAACAAGATGCTATTGTCGTTGAAACCTAGAAATAGGCTATAAGTGAGGTTTACGGTAAAAGTAGCTTAAAGTGACAACAAGTTCTTGGTATTAGAACAAATAATACATATTTGATTTATTATTAAAGAATTTGCTGAATGGTTTAAGTGAAATTTGGGAGTAGACAATCTCCCCGTTGCTAGTCGAAAGACAGGGTGAAGAAGTTAAAGGGTCGCTACCTTTGGCTCAGCCTTCATCTTCAACGTGGCTGAATATGTTTAGAAGGATAATACAAGTACGGCGAAGGTCGCAACGGTTTTATTAAATAGGGTATTTGCCCTAAACTTTAAGGTAGCATTGGAGTAATTAACCAATGAGACAAAGATGCTCCTACATCGGCTTAAAGTTTAAAATATAATCATAGGAGTGATTTATATGAAAGCAGGAGATAAAAGAATTTGCCAAATTTGTGGCACAGAATTTGAAATTATTGATAAAGGATGGAGTAGAAAATACTGTTATAAATGCTCTCCAAAAATTGATAAATCTGGAAAAACTTTGACATACGCGGAAAATATTACGATAAAACGTCGTGCTATTAAAGAAATGTTAATTGCTTATAAAGGTGGAAAATGTGAACGATGTGGCTATGATAAGTGTAATAGAGCCTTAGAATTTCATCATATTAACCCACAAGAAAAAGATTTTGGTATTTCTAACAATATCAATCGTAATATTGAAGAATTAAAATCAGAAGTTGATAAATGTATTCTTTTATGTTCCAATTGCCATGCCGAAGTTCATCAAGAACTTTATGATAAAGGTCTTTTAAAAGAAGAATTTTAGGCGGATTCGCTCAGTGGTTGAGCAGTCGGCTGGTTGGATAGAAATAGTCCTCGTTGAGTGCAAGACTCAAATCCAGCACCATTAACCGACCTAGGGGAGTTCAATTCTCTCATCCGCCGCCATAGTCACGTAGAGGACTTATTCTCTATGCTTGCTCAATGTCCAACTTATGTGAACGCGCGAAGTCACATAAGAGAGTCAACCCTTCCGAAGTACGAAGGAACCCCTAAAATGGTCTGTGGGGATAAACGGCATCATGAACCGTCTAATGTAGTTGACAAAGAGTATAGGTTCGTTAGGCTCCTAAGAAAAGCCTATCACCATCACGATAGCAAATAAGTGAATAAACGGATACGCGGTTAGCTGACCTTAAAGCTATTCTAATCTAGAGGAGAATAAAATATGAATGACGTAAGACTAAAGATTCTACCGCCTTGGACTATTACAATTCGTAAGTTTGAGGCATTATTCGACGGTGATCCGCAGATTGCTTGTAATTGTAATTTCGCAGGTTCTAATCCTTCCATCGTATTAGCCTGTAATAACGGCGACAAGGTCGCTGCCCTACAGCAGATTCTTCCTTCAGAAGTTTCTTTTGGTAATATTAAGCTAGCTGTAAGTGTAGATGGTACTCCTTCTAATCGTGCTTTTACCAGCAAGGTTGAACTATTTGATACAGCTTTTAAAGGCAATCCTGTTTACGCTTATTCTGTATGTCCAGCTGAAGAAGGTTATCAATGGATTGGAACTACTTATGTAGTATTTAATAACTGCGTAGTACAATTCGCTGCTGATAATCTAAATGATTGTCATGGCGTTATTAGTACTCTATATGAAACCATTGCTAATGAGCTTCTAACTGGTCCTGCTACTGAAGGTGTATTTTATAATACAAATGTAGAGCGTGCAGGACTTGGTAAACCTCTAGGTGAGTGGCCATAAGCCACTCCATTGTGGGCCTATAGTTCAGCGGCTAGAATGTCCGGTTGTCTCCCGGAAGATCGCAGGTTCAAATCCTGTTAGGCTCGCCAGTTTGGTGCTTATAGTTTCGACCATTTAAAACTCGAAACTAATTTTAGACTCAATCAGCAATTATTTACTTGCATGTGGGGCCGGAAGTATTGGTTTGACTCCAGTTCTCTCCGCCATATGGGGAGATAGTGTAACGATAGCACGCCGTATAGTATGAGTCTAGTATAGCTGGGTGTAGCGCAGTTTGGTAGCGTGCTAGATTTGGGATCTAGAGGCCGTGAGTTCGAATCTCACCACCCAGACTTCTTAACCGGGTTTGAAGATTATCCCAATTGTAAAATCTTCCCCTTTCTTTCTTGACTTTTTCTAGAATTTTTGATATAATAAATATATCAAAGGAAAGGAAATAAATAATATGGATAAGAAAGAATTGTCCGCGCAAGCAACCAAGGCTGAATTTGTTAAGTCTATTCATCATTGGTTAATGAATACGCTTAAACAAAATGGTAAAGAAGAATATAGTGATTGTTTTACTATTGAAGGTTCTAGTATTATGTGCCAACTGCCCGCGGATTATTTTAATCTGTACTCTATTCCTGCGAATACTAAAATTGAAATGAAATTTATTTCTAAGAAATCTTAAAGTTTTAAGCCGTTACAGCAATCTTTTTTATAAGTGGTTAATTTATTTTGATTGAGAAGCAAAATGATAGATGGTTCAAGTCCATCACGATTAAAATTAACGGCTTAGTATTATTATAAGAGACAAGGCACATGCAGCAATTACTTTTATAATTACAAAATATAGATATTGGACAGTATATTAAAGTAAATTATTAGTGCCTTGAATTTATGCCGGCGTGGCGCAACGGTAGCGCAATCGCCTTGTAAGCGATAGGTTGTGGGTTCGATTCCCTCCGCCGGCTCCATAACAAAAAGGAGTTTACTATGAGATTTTTCGCTAAGAAGAAATTAAATCCAAATTCAAGTTTTGTTCCACCTTCAGTTGAAAAGAAATGCGAACATAAATTTCAAGATTTCCCATGGTATTTAACTTGGGATATACAATATAATCGTTACATGATTAAAGTAATTGAACCTTATGTTTGTATCTTTTGCGGTGAAAGACGTGACAAAGTTTTGGCCTCTTATACAGGTACAAATTATAAAGAGGGTGACAAACTTTTAAACGAACTCCGAAAACGTTTTGATAATCACATTAAATATCAAGAAGAAGTAGAAGATATGATAAATGATATGCTGCTTGTAGACCCAGAATATTTAAAGTGGTATCACTTATTACGCGAACAACAAGACCCTTCTACATCGCGCCCACAAGCTAATTTTAATAAAAGTCCAGAATTGAAATTATAATTAATAGGCACACACAGCAACTTACATAGATAATCTATGAGTCATCGGTTCGAGCCCGATTATGCAAGCCAAAATTTTGCGTATCGCCCAGTCGGTAGGGCAATAGAAAATAATGTGCCTAGATGATGGGGACTAACCTAATGGAAGGGTCTTCGGCTCTGACCCGAAGTGTGATAGTTCAATTCTATCGTCCCCAGCCATATGGGAGTGTAGCTCAGTAGGGAGAGCACTAGACTTTTAATCTAGGCGTCGAGGGTCCGATTCCCTCCACTCTCACCAATTATAATATGCGGTATTAGCGTAGAGGCCGAACGCGGGAGTTTGCTAAACTCTGTCGATCTTCAGTGATCCGAAGGTTCGAATCCTTCATGCCGCGCCAAGTGTGGACAGTAGGCTTGGAAGCAGCCACCTGATAATGAGTCTTTAATTTTTCCATCTGTGCGAAATGTATTATAGGCTACGTTTGTTATAATGCCCTATAAGTATGATGTGCAGATGGATAATAGAAATATGAAGTTTGGCGTAAAAGCACACCACAAATATTGAGCTGGCCAGAGTAGCGTGCAGAAAGCTCAAGAGAATAAACACGGGGTTACTACACAATGCGGTGGCGGAACAGGTAGACGCTACACATAAGATATTGGAATCGTCGCTGAAAAAGTGCTGGCATTTTGGAAACAATATCATGTAAGGTGCAAATCCTTACCCGCATTTTTAATTTAAAAGTTATTATGAATTTGTGCTAATATAGATTAATTGGTAAATCACCGTCATATGATAAAGGAGATGCGCGTTCGAAACTCGCTATTGGCCCGAGTTTGATACACTCGGTTATGTATCCGTTTGCCGACGCCGTTATTCGTCGGATATGCGCCATTGGTGTAACGGTAACATAGGTGCCTTCCAAGCATCTGTTGTGGGTTCGAGTCCCATATGGCGCTCCAGGATGCTTTAGATAGATTCAGCAATTATACATCTCTTGCATTGAGGCCTTCGGAATCATCCACCGATTGTATTCTATCTAGTATATAGGCGTGTAGCCAAGCGGTTAAGGCACATGGCTTTGACCCATGCATTCGCTGGTTCAAATCCAGCCACGCCTGCCAATTTTAGACGCCATTGCGCCACAACAACAGCAATTATTTTGTAGCTCCATTTTATTTTTTTATTTATAAGGCGTCTAGTAAATATTCGAGGAGGTTATCGGATGAATACAGATATTTTAGATTTTATCGCTCGCAGATTTCCTATTACAAATGGAGACACATCTGACTGGATGGGCAAAAATTGTTACTATTTCGCGCGCATACTTAAATCTAGATTTAAGGGAGAAATTTGGTACGATTTAGTAGATGGACATTTTTTATTTAAGCGTGGAGATTATTTTTTTGATTGGACTGGTATTAGAACTGACTATAATTGGGATAAGCCTGAAACAGTTGATAATTTAGTCCGCTGGTCTGATTATAAGAAAGCCGACCCAGTACATTATGATAGAATTGTGAGGGATGTAATAGAATGAGTAAGTTCCTATCCAATATTAAAGATTTAAGTGCTTTTATTGAAGCAATTAAGGAATGCAAGAATGATGTATTCCTTCTCAAGAATGATGGCAGCGAACAATTTAATCTAAAAAGTTCATTATCTGCCTACATTGCTTTGGGAAGGCTTGCGGATGAACACGGAGATGAATATGAAATCTTTTGTAATTCAGCCGCGGATGAATCAAAACTTTTAAAGTTTTTTTATGAACGTGACGCCCGCTAATGCGGGCGATTTTTTTATATATGTGTGGTGAAATAGATGTCTAAAAAATTAATTTCTGGAAAAAATTTAAAATATAAATCTTCTAATATTCAACGACAATTTAACTTTATGAATTTTGGTAATTTATACTATTATCCAGGATTTAGTACAAATTTCTTTTACTTTAATTCTTTAATGTCTAATTATGAGAGAAACCCTCCAAATCCGATGTATGCTCAAAAAGCACATATAATAGGTTCAGGGGCTTTAACAAAATTGTCTAATATTCCAGGCATAGGAACACAACAAGAAGCGAAAAATACTTTTCTACTTGATCAAATAACACAAATTTTAAGTATTTTAAATTTAGCTGTTGAACAAGAAAGAGCAAATGAACTAAAATTTATAGATGATAAAATAGCTATGTTAAGAAATAGTATAGATCCTAAATATTATAAAAAAAATCAAGACCTTGCTGCTATTGAGCACTTACTTTCACAATTAAAATCAGATGATGGAAGTATAAATTATATGGCTTTGATAGCTTTACTTAACACAATAGAACAAGGATTTGAAAATTCTAAAGGAATTTTTGAATTTGAAATGCAACACTTATTAGATTTAGATGTAGCTGTTAAAAAAAATAGAGCCGCATTAGAAAATCAAATAAGAGGTCTAATGAAAACAGAACGATTTCGAAATAAACCTTTAGAAGATCAAGAAACTATTGTCCAAAAGGCTCTAGAAAAAAGAAATAGAATAAGGGTAAATGCTTATTTAAAACAAGGACATTTAAAAAATATACCAAGTTTTAAAAAATATATGGCTAAAATGACAACCGCAGATTATAAAATTGCTGATTGGATTTCAAAAGAAGTCCAAAATGTATTAGATAATAATTATAAGTTATGGGCAAATTTAATACAAGCTAACAATTTAACAAGAAACGGATATCAAACATTAACAGAACAAATTCGTTCAACAATTATTAATTCTGTCGCTGCTTTTGCGGCAGATCATCAAGCAGAAATTCTAAAAGACGCACTAGATAAGTTAAACGTGGATGGATTTTGCAATGAATTAATTAATAGTTATAACATATCAATTAATACACAAATTAATAACGTTCCAGAAGATTTTGGTATTCAAGAAAATAAACTAAAATTATTCCAAGAACGAATTGCAGGTAATTTAAATACTTTTCATTCCGCAGAAGGAATTTATCAAGCTTTAGAAGAAGTTATGACAAAAATGAAAAGAAAATCTCAAGATTCTTACACACCAGAAGAACAACTAATAGATGCTACATTAGGAAAAAATACAGTTACAAATTTTTACGAAGATACAATTGAACCCGTAAATAATTTAATAAAACAGTTTGAACGTATTATTGAATTAGAAAATAAGAATAAAGCTGCTGTTACGATAAATAGAAATAATGAAACTCGTGATCTCGAAGCTACGATCGTAATTGACGGCGAAAAAACAATCAAATGGAATTTAAGTGAACAATTTTCTCAAGCTCACTTAAATCTTTATCAACGCAATAACGTTCCTAAAACATTTAAAAATATAGTAACTAATATGAAACGCGCGGCAGGTAAAAAAATTCGTGATGAAGTTGTCAACATAATCAGCGCTACTCATTCTCAAGCTGCACATGATTTAGAAAGAGATATGGCCCATGCATTACAACAAATTAAAGTAGTAGTAAAAGGACCAGACATTTCTGAAATACTTCAAGGATTTGATAAAACCTGGTCTATTAAATTATGGACAGGACAAGATTTGGTTAAAAACGATGTAATAGAAATTGTCGTGGGCATGCCAAATGGAAGACAAACAAGTATGACAATAAATAATCTTTTAAAAAATAATTTAGATGCTATAAATTTTTCAAAATACAACAAGCATTTTTTTCAAGGGTACTCTGATGTTTTCCAGGAATTTCAATCACAATTCCAGCAAGCCATACAAAAAGATATGGTAGAAACTAGAAATTCTAAAGAATTTACTAAGTATGATGCTATGGCTAAACGTTTTTTTGAAACACAAAAAATCAAAGAAGAAATGATACAAAAAATAGAAAATCTATACGGAGAATATGAACAAGAATTATCCAATAAAATTAAAGATGAGAAAAAACGTGATGCAGCTATTAAAAACATTCGAGATGCTGCAATGAAATTTATTTCTTCCATTAAAGAAACACTTTATGTTAGCAGCACAATGAAAACTTATAGTACATATCAAAATGATTTAGGATTCACCGGCGGCAGTTTAGGAGCAAATATTGATTCTCAAATAGATTCATTTGATCAAATATTTAGCGCGGCAGGTATTCCTATAGAACCATCTTTAAAAGAATGGTTAAAATTTGCCATATTAAATTGTTCGTCCGTTAGCGTAATTGGTGAAAGAAATAAAGATTTTATTGAAAATTATTTGGGTGGACTAGCTGTTTTTGCACTATTTAATGAAGGTGGTGCTGAGTTACAATTATTAGCACAACAATTGCCAAATCAAGAATTAATTACTACAAATAATGTTATGCATCTATATAGATTGAATGGCGTTTATTATCCTGGCTCTTTTGTCTTAAAACAAGTAATAAACAATTTAAATGCAGTATCTGAACAAATTAATCAAATAAAATCATTATCCGCTAATAAAAATATAATGATTTATAACCCAGCTTCTTATTCAATGCTACCAAATGGAAAAAACTCAAAGCAACAAAACGTGACCGATCCTTGGGGACAAGTTGGCAGCGAAGTAAGCAGCGGAGTAAAAATTAAAGTGCTATTCCTTGCAGGATTATTAGATGTTGTAAAAGGTCTGCATGCACAAATGAATTTTGAACTTCCAACTTAACAAAATTATTAAGAAAACAGCTATATTTATTACTTATTATATGAGAAATGATTTTCATTTCATCTTATCCACGGAGGGGGAAGACCAATGGGAATACAAGCCCAACAAATATGGGAGTGGATAGGTAAAAACTTATGGCAAATAATTGTTCTTGGCTCTTTATTTATTCAAATTGCTCCCATAAAAATAAATCCTTGGTCTGCCTTAGTCAAATGGATTGGAAAATTAATTACCGGTGATGCGTGCACAAAAATTGATGGCTTAGTCGAAAAAGTAAATAAAATTGATGGATTAGTCCAATCGGTAAATAATCTTAAAACCGACATAAACAATATCAATCAAGAAGTAATGACAAATGAAAAAGATCGTATACGCTGGGAAATTTTAGATTTTGCTAATTCATGTCATAATGGCAGAAAACACACTCGTGATGAATATCGGCATATAGATAAATTAAATCATAAGTATATTCAACTATTAGAACAAACCGATGACAGTAATGGTGAGTTTGAAGCTGAATATGATTATATTAAAGAACTATACGCAGAACGTATTCGTAAAAATGATTTCTTAGAAAACAGGGAGGGAATATCAAATGACTAATTTTAAACAATGGATCGCAGCCGCAGGCGTTCGCGCGCTAAAAACTGTCGCTCAAACAGCAGTAGCAACTATAGGTACTAGCGCTGTTATTTCAGAAGTTAATTGGGTAATGGTAGCATCTGCTTCTGTACTCGCAGGCATATTAAGTTTATTAACTAGTATTGCTGGCTTACCAGAACTAAAAGAAAAGGAAGAAGCTTAATGCTTCTTCCTTGACTTTTTTTATATTTTATTATATAATATTATTATAAGAAAAGGAGGATATTCTGTGGAAAAGCGTAGTAAAGAAAAAATTATACCACTCGAAATTTATACTGATGGTTCATTAAAGAAAATGGGACAGCAATCTACATTTGGTGGTTGGGCTTTTTATGCGCTAAGAGAAGGAAACGACTTTTATCATAAATCTGGAAGCGTTCCAATGACTACTAACCAACGCATGGAATTAAAAGCTATTCTTGAAGCATTAAAGTATGCACAGAATATCCGCCAAAAAGGTGAAAAAGTAATTATTTATAGTGATTCTGCTTATGCCATTAATTGCTATAATCAAGAATGGTATAATAATTGGCGAACCAATGGATGGCAAAATTCTAAAAAGCAGCCAGTAGCAAACCAAGATTTATGGATAGAAATTGTGCCTTTCTTTGATAATTTTTGGTATGATTTCCGAAAAGTTGAGGGGCATGCTGGTAATTACTGGAATGAGCGTTGTGACCAACTTGCCCAATTAGAAGCAGAAACGCTAAAAATACATTGGCGAGGTTAATATGGATACTAGTATTTATGAAGTAACACGAGAAGATTATAAAGGTTTTGTAAACCAAATTAAACCTGAATGTCGTGACGTAAAGATTGAGAAAATCGGCGAAACTCATGTCGCGGCTAAAATTTATAGTAAAAAGACTGGGAAATGTCTCTGTAGTAGAGTAGCATATTCTGCTGATTATGGAGACCCAGACCCAGAGCGCTATTACATTTTTGAAATGCCCGACAATGATGAACGTTGCGCCGCTATTCCAGTGCAGCGTATCACGCTCACTTCAAAAGAAGAAGTTCAAGCATTTTTTGATGCAGTAAAGAAATTACAAGAGGAACAAAGCAATGGTTGAATTATTTCCTAACGTGCCTCAATACATAAGAGATTTAGCAAAATATTGGGTTGACTTAGCACTAAAACAAAAAAATATTTTTGAAGGTGTAAAAATGGTATCCGATTTTGCTAATTCTTGTATTAATGAAGAGGATAAAGAATTTGTTGATTTTTATTTTAGATTAAGATTGGAGCAATTAAAGAATGAAAATAATAATGATTAGCGGGAAAAGCATGTCCGGTAAAGACACCGTGGCAAATATTATGAAAAGAAATCTAGAGAATGCTGGAAAGCGTGTATTAATTATGCACTTTGCAGATTTAGTTAAATATTATGCAACACAATACTTTAATTGGAATGGTGAAAAGGATGAAGCAGGCCGCAGTCTATTACAAGAAATTGGAACAACTGTTATGCGCGGCCGTTACCCAGAGTATTGGGCTGAAATTATTGGAAAATTTATTGACGCCTATACTATTCCAGAGCATAGTTTTTTTGATTACATTCTAATTCCTGATTGGCGTTTTATAAATGAATATGAAATTGTTTATGATTATGCTGCCATTCAAAATAATAAAACAATTACTATTCGTGTAATAAGACATGATGAAAATGGCTTAGAGTGGGAAAATCCCAACATGACCACTGACCAATTGAAACACATCAGTGAGTGTGAACTTGATAATTTCGCATTTAACTGGATTATAGAGAATTGTAAGGGACTTGAAGATCTAGAAGGTAGCGTAGATGAAATTCTAAAAGAGGAGCATTTTTATGATTGACTATTTCACTAGTGAACCAATGCGCTATTGGGCGCCCGCGAGTTCTATGTCTCCCGCTGTTAAACGCCAGCATCTTGAACAAATGATTGCAAGCGGTCAATATATCTGGAGCCGCAAGTATGATGGAAACTGGTCACGAGCAGTTATTACACCAGAACGCAATGCTCTTCAAACTCGCGGCATTAGTAAGAAAACTGGCACTTATGGCGAAATTCAAAATAAAATTTTCTTTTGGGAAGATGTAGTAAATGCGTTCACTGACACTACGGTGATACTCGGTGAAGTTTATCTTCCCGGCGGCATTGATAAAGATGTAGGTTCTATTCTACGTTGTTTAGACCCTAAGGCTCAGGCTCGACAAAAAGATAAGAAACTTGAATGGCGTATTTTTGATATACTTGCTCTAAACGGAAAAGATATGATGAATACTGCTGTAGAAGAACGTGTAAAATTTATTCCAGAAGTAGTAAGAATGATAAATAGCCCACTCGTTACTGGAATTGAATATCATTATATGGACGAAGATTTCTTTGATGATTTAAATAATATTTTTTCTGAAGGCGGCGAAGGTGCTGTTTGTTATAAACGTTCTTCTATTTATATTCCAGGGAAGCGTGGTCCTTCTGCTTGGGACACTTGTAAAGTAAAGCAAGAAATTTCCGCAGATGTAGATTGTTTCATTACTGGTATTGAACCAGCTGTACGCGATTATACCGGAAAGGATATTGGTTCATGGAATCTATGGGAAGATGAACGTAGCGGCGAAAAAATAACTGGTGAATTGTACGGCGAATATCGTAATGGTAGAGCTATTCGTCCAGTATCTAAAGGATACTTTTATGGATGGCCCGGCGCTATTTATACCAGTGTGTACGACGATAGTGGCAATATTATTCCATTATGTAAAGTCGCTGGTTTAACAGAAGATTTCAAAACTGAACTTCGTGATAATTTTGATGAATGGTATATGTGCCCGCTAACTATTGGCGGAATGATGGTTTCAACGGCTCAAGCAGAAAGTGATGGAACTGGTATTTCAATTCGCCACCCTTATATAAAGAGTATTAGAAAGGATGACATCAATCCAAAAGATTGTACATTGTCAAAAATTCTTTCTTAATATAAATAAATAAGTTGTCCCTCCGACAACGAGGAGGATTAAATGAGCGACCTAGAATTTTTGGGCTTTGCTAACGATGTTAGCACTTTAGACCCAGTTATGTATCAATATTTTAATCAACTCTTAAATAAAAGAACTATTATTTTAAATTCAGAAATTGATGAAAGTATTTTAGAAACAGTAGTTCTTCCACTAAAAGACTTTGAAAATGATAAGGATGATACTCCAATTACATTAATTTTAAATACTCCAGGCGGTTCAGTAGCAGATGGGCTTATGTTATGCAATGTTATAGATAACTATAAGCACCCATTAGAAATTATTGTCCCCTCATATTCTTGTAGTATGGGAACAATTATATTATGCTCTGGAAACAAAAATCCAAACATTACAAAAAAAGCTTACCCATTTTCATTTGCTTTATTCCATAGCGGCCAAACTTATGTTGGCGGCGAGTCAACTTCGGTAGATGATGTAATTGATTTTAATCGCGCAGTTGATAATAAAATTCGCGATTATGTAGTCAAAAATACTAATATCTCTGAAGAACTGTATGCGGCTCATCATAGAAAACAGTGGTATCTTACCGCTGAAGAAATGCTACAGTATGGATTAATAGATGAAATTATTGGGGCGTGATAATGTGATTAATTTTCTTGATACTTCTGCTATTTTAAATGGAGCATTAGATTTATATGATAATATTTATATTAGTCCATTAGCCATAGCGGAATTAGAGAATATAAAAACCTCTATTCATAAAGATGATAATCTCAAGTATAAAGCGCGACAAGCTGTCCGTGCCATACTTTCCAATAAAAAAATAAAAGTTCTACCCGTTTCACAGAAGCAGGTAGATAAAATTTTTAAAGAATATCCCTTCCTAATGGATATTAATGACCACTATTTATTATGCGAAGCGGTAGCCATTAATAGAAAAAAGGCGCATGTGAATTTCGTAACAAGTGATGGCGCATTATATGAAATGGCGCAATATTTAGAATTACAGGAAGTTACATATTTAAATGAACCAGAACAAGAACAAGTTAAAGATGCATTTTATTGTGGTTATGGAAAGTATTATCCAACAGATGATGAACTTATAACTCTATACTCAGAAGGACTAAATAAAAACGTATTAAACGCAAAAGTAAATGAATATTGCGAAATATTTGACAAAGAAGGTAATTTAGCTGATATATTACGATGGGATGGTAAATCATATCAAAGATTACGTTATACAAATATTGAAAATAAAACATTAGGTATAAAAGTTTCCCCACGTAATTTAAATCAAAAAATGATGTTTGATTTATTACAAAATCCAAATATTCCAATTAAACTTATTACTGGTGTTTATGGTAGTGGCAAAGATTATTGTGCACTTATACATGCACTAAATTTAATTGAAAAAGGAAAGAAAAATAAGCTAGTATTTGTCCGTAATCTAATTGATTTAAAAGATACTCCGCAGATTGGTTTCCTTCCAAATGATATAGAACAGAAAATTGGTTGGGGACTTGGGCCTATAAAAGATATTTTAGGCGGCGATGAAGCGCTTGAAATCTTTACCTCTCAAGATCAAATCGAAGCTGTAAATTTAGGTTTTTGCCGCGGGCGCAGCTGGGAAAATGCGATTATCTACGTTACTGAAGGACAGAATCTTACAAGTTCTCAAATAAAATTATTAATTTCTCGTCTAGGTGAGGGCTCTGAAATTATTATTAATGGCGACTATCACGGTCAGGTTGATAAAGAAATTTTTGAAAAGGATAACGGAATAAAAGCAATGCAAAAAAAGTTAGTTGGTCAAACTATGTTTGGGTGCATTGATTTAATTAAAACAGAAAGAAGCAAAATGGCTGAATTAGCCACATTATTAGATTGAGGGAGAGAAATCTCCCTCTTTTTATTTTTGACTTTTTTCAGATTTTATGGTATAATAAAAGAAAAAAGGAGTAAAGTATGGGCCAATATTTTGAAGAAAATTGGTATTGGATTAAAGGAGGATTTTATGAATAGTCCTTGTGTTAAGTGCAACCCTAAAAAAGAAGATTGTTATAAATGGTCTACTTGTTTTAAGCGAAAATTATGGGTTAAAATTTGTAAAATTTTTGGAGGTATAATATGAAAAATGAAAAGCCACTTGGTTATCTAGGCGGAGACATTATGACTTTTGGAAGCAATCTTGCGCGTGAATACGAATACGAGCAATTTAAAAAGGCAGAAATTCCAGGAGAAGTATATTCGCCCGTTCAAAACAAATCAATTAATGATAAATCAAATATGACAGAAGAAGAAAACAATGTACTCGCAGAGAAGATTGTTGCTGCTGATGTAGAGCGTTTATGGAATAGTGACTATACTGTGCTTTGTCCAGAACAATCCGCCATTGGCACTATGTGTGAAATGGGGATTTTATATGGTTGGAAATATATGCTTGAACATATCGCTGATGAAGCCAAGGAAAAGTTCTGGCAAAAATATAATAATGATGAAACAGCACAAAGAATAGATTCTAATTATAGAAACATGACTCAAGAAGAAAAAGCATATATGTATGATTGCTTTTATGAAGTTATGAATAAACAATGGCAAAAACAAAATTATGCTCATTATTTTGATATTCGCACTAATCATCTAAATGAAAAAGATTGGCGTCGTAGTTTTTCTATAAATCAATTTTTGTATGGAATTATTCTCGCGGCAACTGCCGATGGAACTTTACATAATTCATTTGATGAAATTTTACCAATTTTGAAGGAGAAATATAAAGATGAATGATATGCTTTATAATATTAATGACCGTCTTCCCGCAAAGCGACTAATTGTCGCTGCTCTACAACAGGTAATTGCTTGCTTTGTAGCCACAATTCTTATTCCACAGATTTGCGGTATTCCCATTGCCCCAGCAATGGTAGGCGCTGGTATCGGTACACTTGTTTATCAGCTATTCACACACTCACAAAGCCCTATGTTTATTAGCTCTTCTGGCGCTTTTGTCGCTGCTGTCATGGGCGCGTTAGCATTGGGAACAGCCCCTAATTTTACTGCTGTTGCCATTGGTGGTGTTATTGTAGGTATTGTTTATTGTATTATCGGTAGTATTATTAACCATTTTGGTACAGACTGGATAAATGAATTACTACCTCCTGTTGTAATCGGACCAGTCGTAGCGGTAATTGGTTTAAATTTGGCTACTTTCCTTCCAACCTATTTTCAAGTAAATGGACAATATAGTTTAATTGGATTTGGTTTTGGTATGCTTACTTTAGTAATTACTGCACTAATTTCTCATTATGGTAAAGGATTTATTAAAAATTTACCTTTCTTATTTGCTATTTTGATTGTGTATGTAATTGCAAGTATTACAACCGCGATTCACCATATTCCTCTTGTAAATTTTGCAGCATTCGATAATGTTCATCTATTTGCAATGCCTGATTTTAGTTTCTTCCACATTGATTTTACTACATTTAATTGGAAACTATTACCTCAGATATTATTACTATTCTTGCCTCTTTCGCTAGTTACTTTTTCTGAGCATATTTCAGACCATAAAGCTCTAAGCGCCGTTATTGGAACAGACTTAACTGAGCATCCAGGTCTTGGTAATACAGTTATTGGCGATGGTATTGCTTCTACTGTTGGCTGCTTTATTGGTGCCCTACCAAATACTTCTTATGGTGAAAGCGTAGGAACCACCGGTTTTAGTAAGATTTGCTCTAAGCATGTAATTCGTTTGGCCGCAGTTATTATGGCTATTGCTGGTTTCTTTGGACCACTTCAAGCTTTCCTAGTTTCAATTCCAAGTTGCATCTTTGGTGGATGTGCAGCGATTCTTTATGGATATATTACTCTATCTGGTATTCGCACAATTAAAGACAGCGGAATTGATTTAAATAATAACAAAAATGTAATTATTCTTGCTTCTATTCTAACACTTGGTGTATCTGGCGTAGTTTGTAATTTTGGTATCATTTCATTTGGGACTACTGCGTTAGCTATGATTGTTGGAATTGTATTAAATATAATTTTAAAAAATAATAATTAATGGAGGTATAAATATTATGGAAACAAATAAAACAATTAAATTCAATGATTTAACTAGAGAATTTATAGAAGATTTTATTTCAAAAATGAGCAATGATGATAAAAAGAAATTAAAACAGTATATAGAAGATAATCCTAAAAATTCATCAACCGCATTATTTACAATGGTAAAAAGTTACATTTATAATTATTATTTTCGTGCTCAATCATTACCTGCTCATAAAAAAAACACTTTTGCTGACGTAATTGATTCATTATTAGAATGTGATGAAGAACAGGTAAATAATAATGAAAAAACAGAATAATTTTGTAAAAAGTCCAATGAATTATCCCGGCAATAAGTATAAACTACTTCCACAATTATTTCCTTTGTTTCCTAAACATATTAATAATTTTATTGATTTATTTGCTGGCGGATTAGATGTTTCTTGTAATATTCAAGCCAAAACAAAATACGCTAATGATATTAATCAGCCATTAATAGAAATTTATAAAGCTTTTCAAACAATAAGCTATGAAGAATTAATAAATTTTATAAACATGCGCATCAAAGAATTTGAATTAACCAAATATAACTATGATGGTTTTATCCGGTATAGAACGTTATATAATAATAATCCTCAATATCATACCCCATTAGATTTATTTGTATTATCACGTTTTACTTATAATAACGTACTTGATATTAGAAATGGAATATCAAACGCAGGTTTTGGCTTTGATCATTCTGATTTTAATATAACTCAAAGAGCTCACACCAAATTTTTGCACGAAAAAATATCAAATATTATTTTTTCTTCTTTAAATTTTTTGGATTTTAATATAAATAATTTTAATAATAATGATTTTTTATACGCTGATCCTCCTTATTTAATAAGTGGGAATGTATATAAAACAATTAATTGGACTGAAAAAGAAGAAAAAGAATTATACGAATATTTAGATCAAGCAAATGAAATAGGAATTAAATGGGGATTATCAAATGTAGTATCGCACAAAGGAGATGTTAATGATATCCTGGCCCAATGGATGAGTAAATATAACGTTTATGATATTAATTCTAATTATTCTAATTCTTATTATAAACATAAAGATAATTTTACAATAGAAGTTTTTATTACAAATTATTGATAATTTGAATTGACTTTAGATTAAAATTATGCTATACTTATTTTAGAAAAAGAAAGGACGATTAATTATGAGTATGTATAATAATTGCCTAAAAGATAATTTATTTAATACAATAAAAGAAATGTTTGAAAGTGGCTATACAATAAGTGAAGTATTAGAAATTGTCGCAGCGGCCACAGATGAATTTTTTAATAATGCGAGGTATTAAAATGATTAAAACAATTAGATATTGTGATATTTGTGGTAGAGAGCTAAACAGTTTTGATAAATTCTATGATCTATCTTTGCCTCATACCGATTGAGTAAATCTAATTGATATAGTTAAATCAGATGTATGTTCTGAATGTATTATAAAACTTGACTGGAAAATTAATGAACTAAAACATTCTAGCAGGAAGGGTCCAGATGAAATTTGATGAAGCACATATGAAAACAATTATCATGTTTAATAAAGCCTACCACCGCGCGTGCTGGCATAAAAAGAAACGGGTAAGAAAAAAGAATTACGTGCGAGCACAATATATGCTAAGAAGAGGTTTATTACAAATGCCAAGAAAGGAATGGGAGAAATACTTCCCAAAAAGATAATATGAAATATAAAGTATCAATACTTTTCACTTTTATCGCAGATGAACAAGAATATTATGATTCATTAATTGAAGAAGGTTATTTACCAGACGAGGCTGAACGTCATATAAAAGATTCATTATATGATATAGCAGATAGCATAGATAACCGTGCAGATAATATTATTTATTTTCCATATATGTGTGAATGTGAAATTAAAGAAATTGAAGAAAATAATTAAAGAATAAATTAGAAATAATACCTATCTTATGATAGGATTATTTCTTTATATCGGAGGTGTGGGAATATTGATTGAAGAAATTATAAACAAATATATTAAATTTTATCCAAAATATTTTAAAAATCAAGGAGAGGCGGCAGAAGCACTTAATATCAGCCGTTCTCATTTTAACAAAATAATTCATAAAAGGGACAAGCCATCTTTATCCTTATTAATGCGAATGGAAGAAAAAATGAAGGAGTATAATTATGAATGATAAACTTTATATAATCTATATGCCAAGAGTTGCAGCCGCATTACGCGATTTAGGATTTAAACTAATAAAAACTACTGCTAATATAAAAAAACCTCAATATGATGTTTATTGGTTTGAAGATACACCAGAATTACGCGCGGCCATTCCATTAGCTGTTAAAAGAGCTAAACGTTAATATACAGGTTATTATTCAGGAGGAAGCAGTATGAATTATAAAAATCAAAAAAGAATTGAAATCAAATTATTTGATTCAATTACTCATAAAGAAGGGACTAATGATAGTTTTTTACAGCCAATTAATTGGAAATACTATGAAATCGCTCTACAAAGTCTTAGCGGCAATGCCTTTAAACTATGGCTATATCTTCTAAAATGGCAAGGTAAGGGATACTATGATTTTTCACCCGTTCATCTTTGTGAAGCATTGGGGATAGGAAGCAAGAATACGATAAGAACAATAAAAGACGAACTTATTCAAAAAAAGTATATGGTAGAAGTTTCACAAAATGTATATTACTTTTATCCTTGCGGCCATGCCGATTTAATATACCAAAAATTGACTTCATGAATAACCCAAAAATTGACTGTTGGAAACTACCAAAAATTGGTAGTTTTCCCCAATAACCCAATTTTTGGTAGTTTCAATGGTCAAAATTGGTATATTGAAAGTCAATTTTTGGTAGTTTCAAAAATCTATATATCAAAAATTGGTATATTCACGGTCAAATTTTGGTATAGTAATATAAATATATATAAATATGTAAAAATAAAAATATATAGAAAAAAAAATATGGCGCGAACGCGCGCAATATTTGACATAATTTAAAAATTATGTTATAATAAAGAAAAAGGAGAAATAAAATGTATAAACGAGAAAAGAGATGGCGCTCAAAGTATAAAGCCAAAGAATTAAATCCAAATTTCCCATTAGATATGAAAGTATTAAAAAACCAAGAAGAGGCAACGGAAAAACTTAATTTAATTTATAAAGAAATTGATACAGAAGAACTAGGCGGAGGAGGCTTACATTATCATCTTTGTACTTTTAAAATGTTAAGTAATGACAAAAGCAGACAACGACATGAATGTAAAGAATGGTTAAAGAAGCACCCAATAGAATATCCAGAAAATAATGAGTTTTTAGATGCTTGTGATTTATGTCCTATGATGAATTACATTGCATTAGATGATGAAGGCAAAATTATGTATGTGTCAAGAACATTTCCAAAAGAAATTCTAGCATGGGAAAGGAAGAGAAATAATAAATGAATATTCAGGGAATAAACGTTTTAAGTCAAAAAATTATTTATTCGCCGCAATGGTTTGGTACAGCTGTTTGTGTTTGTGCTATGGTTTTAGGATTTTTCTTTTTTATAATTTTAATTGAAGGATATGAAGTGTGGGCTATAATTCCTGCTACTATAAGTTTTATTCTATTTATAACTTTTATTGCTATTGCTTACGAAGATAATCATAGCACTTTTTTAAATAAGCCATCTAAAATTCAATATGAAATAGAAATTACAGATGATAACGCTTGGAAAGAATTAGGACCAAATTATGATATTCTAAAAAAACTTTATGAAAATAAAGAAATCTATCGTATTGAAGGAGATTATATAGATGACAATACTTGAAACTATTCCAATTATGGCGCGACCAGGTAATTATGACTGGATGATAATAGAAGGTATTTTAGGAACTTTTCTATTTTTACTATTGTCTCTTTTTCTTTATGAGCACGACTATGATATTGCTGGATCAATTCTACTTATATTAGCTATTTGTGAATTATTATTTTTTGGTTTAGGAATAGCTATGGCTTCAATGGAACCTAAAATTGATACCGGTCGTAAGCAATATATTATAAGAGTAAATGAAGATACATCAATAAATGACATCTATGACCATTATAAAATCATAGATCATACAAAATACACTGATGTCTATACGGTGGAGGAATTAGAAAATGATTAAGGTTATTGGTCCTCGCGGCACGGGAAAGACAACCAAACTTTTTGAACTCGCGCGCAAAAACAACGCTATGATTCTTACTTCAAATTCTCGCGCTATGCGCGAAAAAGCGCGAAGTCGTGGATATGAAGATGTAGAAATTATCGGCTATGGTGATTTAGATAATGATAATTATTCACTAAATAAAGATGTTTTAGTAGATAACGCTGATGATGTTCTTAATTCCCTAATGAATAAATTTTATAGTATCAGAGTAATTGGATATACAGCCACAATAGATGAAAATGAAACGAGGAACTGATCATTGGTGGGAAGTGCGGCGCTATAAAGGAGATGGCGCACTTTATGCACATTGTAAATGTGGTTTTCAATATAATTGTTCTTCATTTGAAAAAGATGAAGAAGGCTATTGGAAATCAAAAATAAAATGTATTTATCTTTATTGTCCATATTGCGGTGCTCGCAAGAAATGGTACAATGATGAACCAGAGAAAATAGAAAAATACTCATGGGAGTGATTACTTATGATGGAATATGATGAAACAAAGCAACCTGATATTAATATTGTTGCTAATTTAGATTTAGATAGTACCAATGCTAATGAACATATTAAAGAAGTTAAAGAAAATCTTGAAGAACTTGCTGAAATTTTAGAAGAAATTGAATTACCAGATATTCGTCCAATTATTAATTTCTATGGTTGTTCTTTTAATTTCGCCGATGACGGCTGCGCAGAAGCACGATATTATAATGGCGATGAAGTTTATAACCAAAGAAAGGAAAATTAAGATGAGCAGAACATTCATTACTGGTGATATTCATCTTGAAGTAGATATTCAAAAACTAAGTTTTAAAAATTGGCCTTCTTCGCGCGAATTAAATAAAGAAGATACACTTATTATTTGCGGTGATGCTGGTTTTACTTGGAATAATTCTAAAGAAGTAAATTATTGGTGTGATTGGCTCGAAAATAGACCATATACGGTAGTCTCTATATTAGGTAATCATGAAAATTATGATACACTTCGCGCAATTCCGCTCACCGAATGGCATGGCACCAAGGCTCGTAGAATACGACCACATGTTATGTATATAGAAAATGGTGAAATTTTTACACTTAACAATCAAACCTTTTTCTGTATGGGTGGGGCGACTTCTGTTGATAAAGTTTACCGTAAAGAAGGTATATCATGGTGGCCACAAGAAATACCTACTTGGAATGAAATGGATTATGCCGCAAATAATCTTCGCGCGCGTAATTTCCAAGTAGATAATATCATCACTCATTGTGGTCCAAATTATATTGTAGACAAACTTTTTCCATATGAACGAGCACATGACGATATTACTAATTTTCTTGAAAAATTTGTAAGGATGACCACTACTTTTAACAAGTGGTATATGGGCCATTATCATGTTGATCGTTGTTATGATAATCAAAAATTTAATATTCTCTATCAGGACATATTAGAGATTATGCCTAATGGAAAATGGGAGATAGTAGCATGAGCTATGATTATAGAACAGAAATGAAACAAGATATATTAGATTATATTAATCGTAATATTACATTAGATGACTGGGAATTTCGTACTGACCTTGAAGATGATTTGTATAACGAATTATGGGCAGACGATTCTATTACTGGTAATGGTGGTAATTATTATAGTCTTGAATTTATTTGTAGTAATTGTCTTGCTTATAATTTAGAACTTATTATGGAAGCCTGTGAAGAGTTTTGTATAGATATGAAAACACTTTTACAGCACTATCATGATGGAGATTTAGCTAGATATTTAGATTGTGCTATACGGTGTTATTTACTTGGAGAAGTTCTTCATACGGTTTTAAATGAAATTTGGAAGGAGCAATTATGAGAATCTATCTTGCCGGTCCATGTGATACCGAAAATCGCTACGATATGGTTCAAATAGCAAAAATTTTCCGCGAATATGGAAAACATGAAGTGTATTGTCCTTGGGAACTTAAAATTGAAAATGCTTGGGATATGACGCAAGAAAATTGGGCGCAAGCTGTTTTTGAAGCAGATATTAAAGCAATTCAAGAATGCGATGTTTTCTTTATGATTTCTCAAGGAAGAAAATCAACTGCTGGTACTAATTGGGAAAATGGATATGCTTATGCTTTAGATAAAAGAATTATTATTCTTCAAATTACAGATGAACCAGCTTCATTAATGACTTATTGTAGTGCAGATGAATTTTTCGTCTGTAATAAAAATAAGGATACTTATTATAATATGTTACAATTTATTACTGATACGCTTGAAGTAAGAAGTAAAAAAACACAATGTAGAACGGTATTAACATAATGTGGAAAATATTTAAACAGCTACAAAGCTATTGGTCTTTTTACAATTATTGTTATAATTGGGGACCTTGGCCAAAAGCAGAATGGGTTTATACAAATAGAATTAAACCATTAGAAAAAGAACATCCAATATTAAATTTTATTGCGATGATAATATAAAGGTGAAAGGGTATGAGAGAAGTAACAGATAAAATGCGACTCGCGGCAAAAAAATATATTACCAGTCAATGGCGTGAAAAATATGGATTTTTAGAACCATTCGATATAGATGAAGAGAAAATTCAAGAAACGTCTGGAGGTATTTATTTAAAATGTATTTGCCATTTTCCAGATTGCCCTACAATGAAAGACCCTAATCATCCTTATGCTAGTGTACGCGGTAGCAAACTAAATGGACGCACTCAAATTTCATGCGGGGCCTGCGCGAAAAAAGCTCGCCAATTAGGTGAATATAAATTTGAGCAAATGAAAGTAGGAGATACTATTGGTTGTTGGCATTTAGACGAAGAATTAAAAAATAAGGAACTTAAACAAAAAATGGGATGGTCTGGCCATAGCAAATATTATAAGGCGCATTGTATTTATTGTGGTATAGCTGATTATAAAAGTTCAGACCACTTAAAAGTTGGAGATAGTAGTTGTGTTTGCCGTAGTGGTAGCGCGAATGAAAAACGATTAAATAGTTTATTAAAAAGAATTTTTAATAATACTGATTTCTTTTATACATCAGAATATGCTTTTGATAAACAAAGAATTGACTTTGCTATATTCAATAAAAATGAAGAACCATTATTATTTATAGAATATGATGGAGAATTTCATGATAAAGCTGAGATGCATGAAGGAGAATTGGAATTAAACAAACAGCGCGATAAAAATAAAAATCTCCGTGCGGAACAACTTAATATTCCATTAATAAGAATTAATTATAAAGAGCAAAATCATATTACAGAACCTTGGTTGCGGCATCATATAGAAGAAATTATAGGACAAATAAAGGAGAAAGAATAATGGGATATGTAACTACAACAATTACTACATGCGATAGATGTGGTAAAGAATTAGAAAATTATAAACGTGAAAGAAAATGGAAATTATATAAAAAGTTGTTTCGTTTAAATGATATTGATACTATAGATTGGTATGAAAAAAGTGAATTTATTTTATGTCCTGAATGTCATAAACAATTAAGAGAATGGTTAAAGTCAACTAATAATTAATTTTTCTTTTAATTTGTGAAAAATATTTATATGGCAAAATTATTAATAAAGATTGGAGAAACTTAAAATGTCTAAAATTGATAAAACTGGACAAATAATTGGCATTTATCATGTAGATAGTATAAATGAAGAAGCTACTCGATATTTTAATGATGGCACCCGTTATAATGTTACTTGTATAAATTGTGGAATAAAAAATCCTGGAAAAAATAAAAGAAATCCTTTTGGAGCGGTTCGTAGTGATAATTTAAGTAAGCGCGCATGCCCTAAATGTCATCATGGCGGGAAACCAAAATTGCAACTTAAAGAAGGATTGACTATTAATAATTGTATTTTAATAAAACAATTAAATTATACTATTCCTAAACAAGGAAGGGCTTGGCTTCTTAAAAATAATAATAAAGTCTTTATCCGCGGTGAAAGTGCTTTAAAACTTGGCGAAGGATGGCATATAAATGAAGAATCAGAAGAATATGAATCTCCTTTAGCTAAAAAAGGAAGAGCTTTATTAGATGAAAATGGCATTTATCATTGTCAAGATTACTCAATTGATAATTTAAAACTCGAAGAAAATAGTACTAGACAATTAAGATTTGATGATTTTTTACCAGCATTTCATGCTTTTATTGAATGGGATGGTGCTCAACATGCGGCTACAACATTACAATGGGGTAGAGATCCAGAAAAAATTAAACAATCTGATAAAGTAAAACTAGAATGGTGTGAAAAACATCATATGAATTTAATTAGAATTAAAGAAGATGATATTAATAATTTAAAAATTGAAGATTTAATTCCAGGGCCTTCAAAATATCAAGTTAATTCTAAATTTTATATTGGGCAATAGTCAAACCTATTGGTTTGACTTTTTCTTTATTTTATGTTATAATTAAATGTAAAGAAAAGGAGGGATAATGTGACTCAAAATTATGACATTAACTCCATTGAAAGTTTAGACTTTCGGACTGGCGTTCGTACCCGCATACAAATGTATTTAGGTTCAGACGATATAGAAGGAACTTATCAGGCTTTAAAGGAAATTATAAATAATAGCACTGATGAAGCTCTTGCGGGTTTTGGCAAGCGTATTGAAATTGATGTAGATGAAAAAGAAAATGCTGTTATGGTGCGCGATTATGGCCGTGGCGTTCCTTTTGGTATTCGTGAGAATGGTGAAAATGTATTAGTTTCCGTCTACACTCAATCTCATACCGGTGGCAAGTTTAATCATAATGCCTATAAAAATTCTAGTGGTCTTAATGGCTTGGGTGCAAGCTGTACTTGTCTATCTTCTGAAAAATTTGAAGTTCAAAGTAATCGTGATGGCAAATGTGCCTGTGCTTTCTTTGAAAAAGGTAATCTAGTTACCTATAAAGAAGGAACTACAAAAGATGCCAATGGTACTTATGTGCGCTTTAAGCCTGACCCAGAAGTATTTTCTAATGGAGAAATTGGATATTCTTATGAGCGCATTTGCGCGGACATCAAAGATATTTCATATCTATATCCTGGCATTGAATTTATAGTTTCTTGCGGAAAAGAAACTAAAACTTATTGTGCCAAAGAAGGAATTGTAGATTTCGTAAAGGAAATGGTTCAAAAGCCACTACAAAAACATATTATTACCGGTTCTGCTACTGATGGAACAGACACGGTAGAAATCGCTTTTCAATGGGGAACTAAGCATGAAACTCCATATGTATTTGTAAATGGTCTTCGTTGTCCTGAATTGGGGACTCCTGTTACTGGCGCTCGCGCAGCTATAACCAAGACTTTTAATAATCTATCTGGCCAGAATTTTGAAGGAGAATATATTCGTAAGAATTTATTTTATGTAGTTAATTGTAAAGTAGAAAATCCTTCATTTGCTAACCAAACAAAAACCAAGATTAATAATCCTTCTCTACGCACACTAGCTACAACTGCTTTTACCGCCGCCTTAAAAGAAATGAACATTAAATATAATAGTGAATTTACCACTATTGTAGAAATGTTAAAGAAAATTGAAAAGGCAGAAGCTGCGGCTGAAAAAGCTCGTAATGCTGTCCTTAACATGGAAAAGAAGGAGACGGAGCATAAGAAACAAAAGATTACTTCTTCTGATAAGTTTAAGGATTGTGAAAAGCATGGACAGGATTCTATGCTAATTGTATGCGAGGGTAATTCTGCTCTCGGTGGACTTCTTCCCGCACGAGATGTCAATACAGAAGCACTATATGCCGTTCGCGGAAAAGTCAAAAATCTTTTGAAGCATCCACTCGACGAGTGTCTTGAAAATCAAGAAGTGTCTGATATTATTATGGCACTTGGATGTGGCATCCAAAATCGTTATAATAGTAAGAAATTAAATTATGGTAAGGTTGCTATCGCAGTTGACGCTGATGTTGACGGTTATAATATTATGTGTCTCGTAGCAACAATGTTCTATGTATTGATGCCAGAGTTTATTCTTGAGAATAGACTTTGTTGGCTACGTGCACCACTTTATCGTCTTACTAAGGGTGAAAAGAGAATATTTGCTTATACAGAAGAAGAAGCAGCTGAATTAAGAAAGAAGTATCCTACTTGGGAGCAAGGTTATAATAAAGGCTTGGGTGAAATGAGCGCTCTTGATATGGAAAATTCTATGATGCATCCTACTGAACGCAGGCTTGAGGTGTTAAGTATTAAAGATGCTGAAGCCGCGGCGGATAGTCTTAAAATGCTGATGGGCGAAGATGTAGAAGGCAGAAAAGAATTTCTTTTTGAAAATGTAGATTTTTCTATACTTAATAGATAAAATATAATTATGAATATAGAAACAATAATTTTTTTAATTTTACATTTAACAATTGCTTTAGTTTATTTTGGATTTTCTATTTGGTATTACAAAGAAATAAATAAAATTTATTTAAAATATAAAAATAGTAAATAATTGACTTCTCTCCAAATCTATGCTATAATATAATAAATAAGAAAAGGAAGTGAACAATTTGATTTACGAAACCGATTTTCAAAAACAAATTGAAGGAGCTTTCTTGACTTACGCCGCTTCGGTGGCACAGGAACGTGCAATACCGGATGCTAGAGACTTTCTAAAAATTGGCTTACGTCAAGGATTGTACGCTCAATTTTCTAATAAAATAACACATAAAGACAAATTTCAGAAAGCGCAGAAGTCAGTTGCCGCGGCAATGTCTCAATCATATGTTCATGGCGATGTAGCAATGTATGATACTTTCATACGAACTGCTCGTCCTTGGTCGTATCGTTATCCTATTGAAGAAGTACAAGGTAACTATGGCAATCCATCTTCTCCAGATAGTCACGCGGCTGCGCGCTATGTTGAAATGCGTGCTGGCGAAATAGCAGATTATTTCTTTACTGGTCTAAAGAAAAATGCAATTGGAAAACAATGGTATTCCAATTATGACGATACAGATATGATTCCTTCTGTATTTCCTTCAATTGGATTTTGGAATATCGTAAATGGATGTTCTGGTATTGCTGTTGCGATGGCGACTTCAGTTCCGCAATTTAATTTACGTGAAGTTAATGAAGCGTTAATTAAGATCATTCAAAATCCTGATGTAAGTTTTAATGAAATTTATTGCGCTCCTGATTTTGCGACTGGTGGAACAATTACAAATGCCAAAGCGGTGCGCGAAAGCTTAAAAAATGGTAAGGGCGAATCTATTCGTTTAAAGGCAAAACTTGAATACTTCCCTGACCAGAATATGATTCAGGCTACTGAATTACCTTATGGTGTCTTTACAAACACTGTTATTGATCAATTAGCCGCCCTGACAAATGAAAATGAAAATTATGGAATAGAACGAGTTGTAGACCATACCAAGAAAATGGCTGATATTCGTATTTATCTTTCAAAAGGCGCAAATCCAAAGCGAATGATAGCTAAACTTTATAAGGATACAAGCCTTGAGAATTGGTATGCTATTAATATGATTCTACTGGATAATGGACGCTTTCCAAAGGTGTTTGGTTGGCGCGAAGCGTGCGATGCTTATATCACTCATATTCGTGATTGTAAGCGAAATATGATTCAATTTGATTTGGATAAGGCACTTGCGCGCGAAAATGTAGTAGAGGGACTTATACTCGCGGCAGCCTCTATTGATGAAGTTGTAGCAATTATTCGCTCTTCTCAAAATCCAGCAGAAGCATCAGAAAAACTTATTGCTCGTTTTAAGTTTAATGAGGAGCAGACAAAAGCAATTCTTGCTATGAAACTTTCCTCATTAACAAAAATAGATGCTATCAAATTAAATGATGAACTAGAAGAACTTAAAAGAAAAATAGAGGAGTATCGCCACTTATTATCTGATACTACCGCTTTGAATAATGAATTAATTAAAATACTACAAGTAGTGGCTGATAAATATGGCGACGCTCGTCGTACAAAGATTCTAAATATTGTAGAAAATGAAGATAACGAGGAACAGCAGACTCAAGAAGAAGAAGTTGGCGTAATGTTATTTGATAACAATATGCTACGTCTTGTTAAGAAAGAAGATTTACAAGGTGGCAAGCGCGGTCGAAAGGGTGTAAATATTAAGCCTCCAAAGAACGCGAACTTGATTAATACTTTGTATACAACCAACCTTGGAGTTGTTGCCGCATTCACTAACGCTGGGCGTATGTATAATTTTTCTTTGGCTGATTTAGATTATGGGAAGGACTATTCTGTTTATGAACTAATTGTTCTACAAGACAATGAAAAAGTCCTACTACTAATAGATACGACTTCCTTCAACGCATATCATAATTTAGTAACCATAAGTAAGAAAGGTTATATTAAAAAGACCGCTACTCGTGAATATAACGTTAGAGCAAAGAAGGGCACCGCTGTTATGAAGTTAGATACTGATGACAGGCTAGTAGGTGTGTATCTTTCTATGAGTGATGAAGATAAGATTTTTATCACTAGTAGTGCTGGCAATTATAACTTCTATGAAATTGGTGAAGTTTCTGCTACTGGAAGAATGACTAAGGGTGTTAAAGCTATTAAATTAGGAGCAACTGAAACTATTTGCGCGGCGACTCTATTCAAAAAAAATATAAGCTATCGTGGTCTTCTAACTGTTACTACTACTGGTAAAGGCAAGATTACCAAAATAGAAGATTTCAATACAACTAGTCGTGCGATTAAAGGCTCGCAAGTAATGGATTTAAAAACAGAAACTTTAGCAACAGTATTTGCTGTACCAGAAACACAAGAAAAGATATTTATTACTACTAACAATAAAGCGGTTTTATTAAATGTTGATTCTATTCCCATTCAAAACCGTATAACTAGTGGAGTTCGCATTATTGACGCGCGAGGAGTAGAGAGTGGAATAGAGATTATGTAATGGAGAAATAATATGGATAAAAGATATGTAGATTTATTTACTTTAATTGCTCAAACTACTGCTAATATAGCAGAACAAGTAATGGAAGAGCATAAGAAGAATAATGAAGAAAAGGGTTATCATACCGCAGAAACAATGCGAAATGATTTTCTTGATTTGCATGACAAGCTTGGAACTGATGAAGCATTAAACAAAGCTGATTATGCTCGTTTACTTGTAGGTACAATTATTGTTACCAATCAATTGAATGCTCGTATTGAAAATGAAAAGAAAGCGTTACATGGTTATAAGATGGATATTATTCCAAAATTAGATCAAATTAATAACGCTGATGCATCTGAAACTGAAAAGCTAGCAGAAAGTTTATTTGAAATTAAAGAAGATACAGAATCAAATGAAAAAGATTCTGAATAATTTGACTTTTTTCTAAATTTATAATATAATTATTACAGTAAGAGGGAAGCAAAGAATTAGCTACTCTTTGAGATAATGTGCTCCCACACAAGCCTCTTATATAATCAATATCCTGGGAGGGATTATGATGGGATATATTTACAAAATCACAAATGATGTGAATGACAAAGTTTATATTGGTCAAACTACGTTATCTATTGAAACTCGCTTTAAACAACATTTATATAATTCTAATAACAATATTAAAAACAAATTTTATAATGCTATTCGTTTAATAGGCCAAGAAATGTTTCACGTTTCTTTAATAGAAGAAATTTCAGATTCTTTATTAGATGAAAGAGAAATATATTGGATTAATTATTATAATAGTTATTATAATGGTTATAATTCTACATTAGGTGGTTGTGGCAATAAACGATTAAACGAGGGCATTGAAAAACAAGTTTTAATATTACGGCAACAAAATAAAAAGATTTTTGAAATTTGTCAAGAATTAAAATGTAGTAGAGAAACAGTAGTTGATATTTTAAAAAATCATAATTTAAATACCGCTCACGCTAAAGACGCTTTAATTTGTGAAATGAAAGAGGCTGGATACGGCACTGTATTAATAGCTAGTATTTTAAATTGTGGAACAACTACAATAAATAGAGTTTTGCAGCGACTACGACCTGATTTATTAACAACAAATCAACGAGAAAATAATAAAACAAGAGCCCGCGAGCTTAGACAGCAGGGATATACTTTAAATGAAATAGGAAAAGAATTAAAAATTTCTCGTCAAACAGTAGCAAAATATTTAACTAATATTTGACTTTTATATAAAAATCTGATATAATAAGATTGTAAAGAGGAAAAGGAGTAAAATTCCTGCCGCTTACAAATATAAAAACAATTATTTAATAAAGGAGATTGATGTTTTATGATTACACCCAATTCAGAGCTAGTATTAAATTTTCTCAAGAAGCATTTTGGCCAGGAGTTTACCAAGAATGAGATTGCAGAGACCCTAGGTATTTCCATTCCCGCCGTTACCGGTTCTATTAATGGCCTAGTTAAGAAGGGCTATGTTACTGAGCGTCTAGAAGAGAAGGTTGTTGAGGATGCTACCGAGACTCGTAAGGCGAAGGTAAAGACTATTCGTCATGAGACTCTAACTGAAGCTGGCCTAGCTTATGATCCAGTAGCCGAGGAAGAGGCCAAGCAGGCTGCTAAGGCTGCTGAGAAGGAGCGCAAGGCTGCTGAGCGTGCTGCTGCTAAGGCTGCCAAGGAGAACGCCTAATAGAATAAATGAGGGCGATTCCCTCGTGGAATCGCCCGTGTTTTATCTTGACAACATATAAAAAATATGATATAATAAATATAAAAGAAAAGATAAGGAGAAATAAATATGAGTAAAGATATTATGACACAAGCAAATAACAGAATTAATGTTGTTGGTAAGCTACTAGACGCAGTTATTGTTGATGATAAACTAAGCGATGGCCGCAAGTATAAGCGTGCGAATCTAACAATTCGTGTAACCCAGACTTACGGTGGACGTGAGGAAACAAGTGAGATTCCAGTAAGTATGTTCGCCGCTCAATATACTAAGCAGGATAAGCTCAATCCTGGTTATACTCAGATTGAGAATCTAGCTGAAATGAAGACAGCCCAAATGGTTGGTATCGACAATGCGGATGTTGTTCGTATATCTGGCGCAAATCTACGTGAGAACAACTTTGTTTCTCGTAATAGTGGACAGCTAATTCATGGCTGGCAGATTAATTCTAGTTTCATTAATGCTGGAGGTTCAGCAGATGTCGCTTCTTTCGTAATCGACGTTTATATTATGGATATGAAGCCTGAAACTGACCGTGAAGGTGAAGAGACTGGTCGTCTAATTATCAAGGGTGGTATTGTTCAGTATCAGGGCAAGCTTGATGTAGTTGATTTCATTGTAGAGAATCAGGATACCGCAGATTATATTGAGCGTAACTGGAATATTGATGACACTGTAGAGGTTCGTGGTCGTATTCGTGTTACTGCGATTGAAGATAAGCCAAAGGCTACTGAAAGTTCTTGGGGCGAAGATGTACCCGAAGCAACAACTCGCACAGTACGTGAGCTAATTATTACCAAGGGTAGCGATGAGCCCAAGGAAGAAGAGTTCGCTTACGATAAGACTGACATCAAGAAGGCTTTCAATGTTCGTAAGGCAATGATTGAGCAGCTACAAATTGATGCCAAGAAGGGTAATGCTCCCAAGGCTGCTAAAGAGCCAGCTAAGGCTGCTAAATCCTATGATTGGGAATAAGGTGAAAACCTTATTCTCATTTTCTAAGGAGGAATAGCATATGGCAAATGATATTGATATTTTCTCTCTTGAGCCAAGTAAGATTTCTCGAGACCTAAAGGGTAAGTTCCTTTTAATTTATGGACAGCCAAAGACTGGTAAGTCTACATTTGGTTCTCAGCTACCACGTTCATTGTTCCTAAACTTTGAACAAGGCACTAATGCATTAGCTGGTATTCGTAGCGTTCCAATTCTTCGTTGGAGCGATTTCCGTAAGGTATTAACACAGTTACGTAAGCCACAGGCACGAGAAATGTATGATAGTATCGTAGTAGATACTGTCTCTATCGCCTGGCAGCTTTGTGAGAAATATATTTGTCAGCGTGAGAGCGTTGATTCTATCAGAGAAGTCCCTTGGGGCCAAGGATGGGGTATGCTACGAAATGAATTCTCAGAATGCTGGCGCGAAATTACACTTCTTGGTTTTGGTATTTTATTTATCGCGCATAGCAAGGAAAAGTCAACTGAGATGCGGGATGAAGAAGGCAATGAAATTACCGCTGTTGCCCCAGACCTTCCAAACCAGTGTTATCAGATTGTAAATAGTATTGTAGATATTATTGGATATTTACAAGTTCAAATGAACAATGATGGCACGTCTGAACGCTACCTATATACTCGTTCTACACCAACAGTATTCGCCGGTAGTCGCTATCAATACTTGGCACCAAAGATTAAGTTTGGTTATCAAGAACTAGTCGATGCAATTGGTGATGCAATTGACCAAGCCGTTGAAAAAGATGGAGCAGAAGTAACTGATCACACGGTTATCGCGCAGATTAAAGCTCGTCCATTTAATGAAATCATGGAAGAAGCTAAGGCGATTTGGCAAGCTTATATTAATGAAGCTGAATCAGAAGAAGTACAGGAACAGCATTTTAATATCGCTAAAGACGTTATTAAGCGTGTATTTGGTACAGAGGCCTTTAAACTTAGTCAAGCGGTTCCCTCACAGAGTGATCTTGTTGAATTATTCATAGATGAAATGAAAGAAATCATGGAATAAGAAAAGACCTGTATAGGTCTTTTTTTATTGACTTTTTTACAAATCTGTGATATACTAAATAGTAGGAGGGATGGTATATGGCAAAAGCAACATTACAATGTTTTAAATGTAAACAACAATTTTTACGAAATGAATTGGTCGAATATGCTGGACCACGTTCAACTACATTTCATAAATATTGTCCTAATTGTTTAAAAGAACAACAATCACGTGATAAGTTTTCAGAAAGTGTTTGTAATATTTTTGGTTTAAAGGCACCAGGACCTCGTATATGGGCCGAACGTAAGCGTCTTATGGATACTTATGGTTATACTGATCAAACAATTATTGACTGTTTAAATTATATTTATTTAGTAGAAAAAACACAAAAATTATCAGAGTCTCTATGCCTTGTTAATCCGCCAACTGTTGAAAGAATGATGAAATATAAGCGGCGTCAAGAATATGAACAAAATAAATTAGCACATGCTTTTGCAGAAAGTATTAATTCTAATGTTAAACCACGATTAGTAAAAATTAAAGAAAATACTTCTACAGTAGGAAAAAAGAATTGGAGCCTTGATGATTTTTTTGATGATTAAGGAGAGATGTAAATGACACTATCAGATAAGACGGCATATCGTCAGATAGTAGGAAGTTTAATGCATAATCTTCTTTTGTTTGTAGAATATCCAGATATAAATCCTTATGACTTTGTAGAGGCAAAAGTAGATAGAGCCTGCTTTCTAATAATAAGAGGTATGTATGAAGCAGGAGCAAAAAGTTTAAGTGTATATGAAGTAGATAAGGAATTTGAAAATCAAAAAGGAACTGCGGCCGCATCTCAATATTTTAGTAATGGCGGTTTAGAGTATTTAAAAAATGCATATGAATTTGCTGAACCAAGCAATTTTCAAATGTATTATAACAGATTAAAAAAATATTCATTACTTTATCAATTAAAAAAAGCACATTATGATATTAGTAATTTTTATATAGAAGATAAAGATGCGGATGATCCATTAAAAGCAAGTGAAGTTCAAAAGCATTGCGAAGAATCTAGTCTTGATGATATTCTTGCAGAAGTAGAAGGAAAATTTAATGAAATTAGAAATGATTTCGTTAATGGTGAAAAAAGAAATGGAGACCCGGCAAATAGTATTTTTGAACTTATTGATAATTTACAAAAAACTCCAAATATCGGTCCTGACCTTGAAGGAGATATTTTTAGTTCAGTTTGCCGTGGAGCAAGAGAAGGGTGCTTTTTTTTAAAGTCAGCAAGTACAAATGCTGGTAAAAGTAGAACATCAGTTTTTGATGCGTGCCGTTTAGCATATCCGAAAAGGTGGTCACATGAAAAAGGAACATTTATTCATGAAATAAATTTTGATGAACCACGGCAACCTCGTAAAGTTTTATTTATTGTAACAGAGATGGATGTAGAAGAAATTCAAACAATGATGCTGGCGTATCTATCTGGTGTAGATGAGGCACATATCCTTACTGGTAGATATGAACCAGGAGAACTTCAACGAGTAAAATTTGCAGCAACAATAATGCAAGAATATCAAGGTTATTTTTTAATTGAAGAAATTAGTGAACCGAATCTTGTGAATGTTGAAGCAACAATAAAAAAGTATGCGACAGTAGATGGAGTAAAATATGTGTTCTTTGATTATATCCATTCAACCGCAAGTATGATGAATCAATTTGCGAAAAATGGTTTGCGCGAAGATGTTATTCTTATGATGATGGCAAATCAATTAAAACAAATAGCAAAAGATTATAATGTTTTTATTTTTTCTGCAACACAAGTAAATGCAAAAGGTATGGAAACTGATGGAGAATTTAAAGATGAATCTTGTATTCGTGGCTCAAAAGCAGTAGCAGATAAATGCGATATGGGTTGCGTAATGAGTAGAGTAGATAATAAAATGTGGGATGATTTAATTCCAAAACTAAGACCTTATGTAAGGGATGGTCTTATCGACGCGGTATATCTAGAAAATCCCGATTATCGTCCAACTCATATCATAGATATTTATAAAATGCGTCGTGGACGTTATCGTGGCATAAGAATTTGGTCACATATCCATCTTGGTACAGGAAGAAGAGTTGATTTATTTATGACTTCTTCAAATAATTCGCCAATAGAATGGAACGCCGATATTTTTCAAACTACAATAGAAGAAATGATAAGTAATTGGCGTGAAATGATAAAGGAGGGCACATAATTGCTAACAACATTACAAAATCAAGATAGCGAACTTGATTTAGCAATAGCAAATAAAAAAGATATTATAGATTCTATAACCCTTCAAGATGTAAAAAATTTTCTTGAAAGTCTGGGTGTAACTCAGATTATGGTTAATGAAGAAAAACAATATCTTGTATGTCCCACTATTTGTCATAACCCCATTAATGAAGCTGAATCTATGAAATTGTATTGGTATCAAAATAATAAAATATTTAGATGCTATACTGAATGTAATGAAGCAATGTCTATATTTAGATTATATCAAAAATATATGGCATTAAATCATTATCCAGTTACTATAGAAGAAGCTGAAGATTATGTAAAACAATGTCTAAAACATATTGTTATAAATACAAATAAAGTATCATATAACTATGAATTAGATTTAAACAAATATCAATTTAATAATAATATTCCAATTCTTGATGAATATCCAAAAGAAGTTTTATCATATTTTACGCATTATTATCATCCAACTTGGTTACGAGATGGAATAACTCCAGAAGCTATGGATAGATTTCATATTGGTTTTTCATTAGGACAAAATAAAATTATTATCCCACACTTCGATATAAATGGAAGACTAATTGGTATTCGCGGGCGAACTTTAGATAAAAAAGAAGCTGAAGCATATGGAAAATACCGACCATTACAAATCGGTAAAATAACCTATGCTCATCCATTACAATTTAATTTATATGGGATACACGAACATCAAAATGGAATTAAAACGCGGCGACAAGCAATCATAGCAGAAGCTGAAAAATCAGTGCTATTAGATGATGGATATTATGGAGATTTAAGTAATTGTGTCGCGTGTTGTGGTTCGACTTTTAATAAATATCATATCAGTTTATTAACTAATGTTTTAGGCGCAAATGAAATTATTGTAGCATTAGATAAAGAATATACTGATTGGAAAAGTGAAAAAGCCCGTAAATATAAAGAACGAATTGTATCTATGTGTCGTAAATATAGTAATCAAGCAATTTTTTCTTATATTTGGGATTATGATAATGTATTAGAAGAAAAAGATTCTCCTTTTGATAAAGGAAAAGAAGTTTTTGAACATTTATATAAAACAAGAGTAAAAGTGAGGTAGTTATGGCTCAAATTATTACAGCACCAAATATAGAAATTCCAAAATTTTCTTCTGTATTTTTAGCCGGCGGTATTACTAAATGTAAAAACTGGCAAGAGAAAACAATAAAAGAATTAGAATTTGAAGAAATTTCTATTTTTAATCCTCGTCAAGAAAACTTTAATATAAAAGATAAAACCGCATCATTAAAACAAATAACTTGGGAATTTGAAAGATTAGAACAAATGGATATATTTAGTATGTACTTTTGTGAAAGTGAATCTGATCAACCAATTTGTATGTATGAATTAGGACGTAATATAGTACGTATGCAAAACAGATTCCCAGTTGATTGGCAAAAAAGAATTATTATTAGTATTGAAAGAAATTATATACGAAAACAAGACGTCATTGTACAAACTAGTTTATGCGCTCCTCAATTATTTATTGATAGTAATGCCGATCCAATAGCTCATGCTTATTATATTAAAAATAGTTTAAGAAAGATAAGGTGAATAAATTATGCAATATAGATTAAGAAATTATTATACAACAAATCCAGAATACGCTCTACAAGAAATTCTTAGAGATCGTGGTGTAAAAGATATTGAAAATTTTTTATATCCAACTTCAAAATGCGAATTAGATCCATATGGTCTTGAAAATATTGATTTAGCCGCGGATATGCTCTTGCGACATTTACGCGCTGACAGTAAAATTATGTTTGTAGTGGATTCAGATTGCGATGGATTCACTTCTTCTTCCATTTTATGGCTTTATATTAAACATATTTTTCCAAAAGCTAATTTAAATTTTACTTTACATGAACATAAACAGCATGGACTAGATGATAAAATTGATTGGTTAGAAACATTGAATGATATTGATTTGGTTATTTGTCCTGATTCTGCTAGTTATGATGTAGAAGAACATCAACGGCTTGCTGATTTAGGAATTGATTGCCTTGTGCTTGACCATCACGAGCAGCTATATGATACAGACGGCAATCCAGTAATCTCAACAGCTCCAAATACAATTATTGTAAACAATCAGCTTTCGCCGCATTATGAAAACAAATCACTTTGCGGTGCCGGTGTAGTATATAAATTCTGTGAAGTATTAGATGAAGTTCTTGGTATTCATCAAGCACAAGAATATATGGATTTAGTAGCTCTTGGAGAAATTGCGGATGTTATGGATAGGACAACAGCTGAAACTAATTATTTAATGTTAGAAGGATTATCTAATATTCAAAATAAAGGTTTCCAAACTCTATTAGCTTCTCAATCTTATTCCTTAAAAGAGAAAGCAACATTTCCTTGGTATGGTTTAACTCCAATTGATATTGCCTTTTATATTGCGCCACTGATTAACGCTCTTACTCGCGTTGGTTCTATGAAAGAAAAAGAAGCAATGTTTTATTGTTTTGTAGAACCTGATTTAGTTCTCCCAAGCACAAAACGCGGAGCAAAAGTTGGAGACACTGAGACTGCCGCAGAACAAACCGCGCGAGTAGGTAAAAATGCAAAGGCTCGCCAAGATAAATTAAAGGAAAAGGCTATTGACCTTATTGATTTTAAAATCCAAAAAAATGACCTAGCAAACAATAATATTATTCTTGTAGAAATTGAACCAGAAGATAATATTCCACAAGAATTAACTGGATTAGTTGCAATGGCTATTGTAAATAAATATAATAAGCCAGTTATGATTGGCCGCCGAAATGATAATGGTGAAATTAATGGAAGTATTCGTAGTAGTGGAAATTTCGCAGGCCTACCTAGTTTTAAACAATTTCTTGAAGAAAGTAATTTAATGAACTACGTTGCAGGCCATGACGCAGCGGCCGGCTTTGGAATTAATAGCACATTAGATGAACGGCTATTAAATTATAGCAATGAAGTTCTTAATGACGATGATTTTAAAAAGTGCTACACTGTAGATTATATACTTGACGCTAACGATAATAATACTGAATTACTTACGGTGCTAGCCTCACATCCAGAATTTTTTGGTAATCATATAGATGAAATTAAATTTGTAATTAAAAATATTACACTTTCAAATGTTATGGCTATGGGCGCGAATAAAGATAGCATGAAGATTTCTTGCAATGGTGTTGATTATGTAAGGTTCAAGGATATGGATTTTGTTGACGCTGTTATGAATAATAGAACTGATAAACTTACAGTTTATGGGCGCGCGAACCTAAACACTTTTGCTGGCCGTACATCTATTCAAATATTTATTGATGATTATGAAATTATAAAGGATGAAAATAAATATGAATTCTGATATTATTTATTTTGAATTAAATGATTGGGAACCCAATGAAGATTATCCTAATGAAGAACCCTTTAAAACATGGATGGAAGCTTTGCCTTTTCCTCTAATAGATGATAAGTGGGCAAAAGAAAATAAATTATGCATAGTTTACGAACTCGTTGATCAATCTATGAATTATTGTATTACTGCTAATAGAAATTGGGTTGAAAAAAATTGTCCTCGATTATTGACACACTATCAACGATTTTTACGAGAGCCTGAAAATAATGAAACATATGGGCATTGGGGAACAAAATTCTTGGAATATAAACCTGAAAATTTTGGAAGTAATTATCAGAGATAATTTGACAAAATTATGATTCTATGATATAATAATTATAGAATAAAGAAAGGAAGTGATTGTGTGAGTAAATACCCAGGTAGTCTTCATAATCACACAGATTATAGCAATGAGACTTTACGAGATTGTATTAATAAAGTAAATTCTCTGATTGATACAGCAATTAATTTGAATCATGAATGTGTAGCAATTACAGATCATGAAACCATTTCAAGTTATATTAAAGCTGAAAAATATTATAATAAAATTAAAAAGGAACATCCAAATTTTAAACTTATTCGTGGCAATGAAATTTATCTTACACGGAATGATTTAAACGCGACAAATTATGACAAGAATAAAGATAGGTATTTCCACTTTATTCTTCTTTGTCGTGATTTGGAAGGTTATCATCAGATTTGTGAACTTTCTACTCGCGCGTGGCGTCGTTCTTATATTAGTCGTAGATTAAGGAGACGTCCAACTTATTATCGAGATTTAAAGGAAGTTGTAAAACCAAACCAGGGACATTTAATTGCATCATCAGCATGTCTTGGATCACAGCTAGATAAATTTCTTTTAAGATATATGGATACTGGCGATGAAGAATTTTATAAGACAGCTAAAAGCTGGTGTTTATATATTGAAGATATATTTGGTCGCGGTAATTTTTATCTTGAATTACAGCCATCTAATAATAAAGAGCAAATATTTGTTAATCAACATCTTATCAAGATAGCAAATGAATTAAAGCTACCATATATTATCACAACTGATAGCCATTATTTGCGGCCAGAAGATTCATTTATTCATGAATCTTTTCTTAACGCCCAAGATGGTGAGCGCGAAGTAAGAAGTTTCTATGAAACAACCTACATGATGAGTGATGAAGAAATTCGTTCATTTTTTCCTTATCTTGAAGAAGAAGAAATTGAAATAGCATTTGATTATATTAGAGAAATTAAAGATAGATGCGAAGATTTCTCAATACTAAAGCCGCTAGAAATTCCTAATCTACCTTGGCGAGATTATAATGACCCTGGAGATGAAAGAATTTTATGGGGCATTAAGCAAATGCCAGCCCTAGAAAAATTTGTATATTCTCAATATAATGCTGATAACATTCTATCATGGGCTGTATTGGATGGAATTGAAAGACATAGAGATTTACAGAATAATAAAGCGTATAACGCATTAAATGAATGTCTTGAAATGACATGGGAATCAAGCGAAGTAAATAAAGCACGTTGGTCCGCCTATTTCTTAAATCTTCAAAAGATTATTGATGAATGCTGGAACGCTGGTACTTTAGTTATGCCCGCGCGTGGCTCTGGTGGTGGCTTTCTACTTCTATATGCACTAGACATTATTCAAATTAATGCTCTGCGTGAAAAGACTGCTATGTATCCTTGGCGTTTCCTCAATCCAGCTCGTGTATCTGTTCTTGATATTGATGTAGACATTTCTGGTATTAAGCGCGCGCAAGTATTAGAGCATTTGAGAAAGTATTATGGCGAGAACCGAGTATCAAATGTTGCGACATTTAAAGTAGAGAAATCAAAATCTGCAATTCTTACCGCATGTCGTGGACTAGGAATTGATGTAGATAATGCCCAGTATATTTCTTCTCTAATAACACAAGAACGTGGTCAAGCATATACATTGCATCAAATGTATTATGGTGATGAAGAAAATGGTATAAAACCAAATCCAACATTTGTTGAAGAAATAAATAAGTATGACAAATTATGGGAAGTCGCAAGTAAAATTGAAGGTCTAATTTGTGGTTATGGTATTCACGCTGGTGGCGTAGTATTTAAAGATAAGGATTTCACTGAATCTAGTGCGCTTATGCGTGCGCCCGATGGAACAATTATTACTCAGTTTGAGCTTCACGATTTGGAAGATGTTTCAGAAATCAAAATGGACCTTCTATCAGTTGAAGCAGCAGATAAAATTCAAACTTGTCTTGAACTGCTAATTAAAGATGGATATATTAAACAATATCCTACTTTGCGTGAAACTTATGAAAACGCGCTTGGCGTTTATAATATTCTTCGTGATGATGAAGAAATGTGGAAGTTAGTAGACGAGCATAAAATCGTTAGTCTTTTTCAAATGGAAAAAGCGAGCGGTATCCGCGGCATTTCATTAACTCACCCTAAGAATGTTGATGACCTAGCCACTTTAAATTCTGTTATTCGTCTAATGGCTTCTGAAAAGGGCGCTGAAGCGCCACTAGATAAATATGCTCGTTTTCGTAAACATCCTAATGATTGGGAAATCGAAATGATCCAATATGGTCTTTCAAATAAGGAACGAGAATTGCTTCATGAGCAATTAGATGTTTCAGACGGTTTGTCAATTACACAGGAACAATTTATGAAATTGGTTCAGCTACCTGAATGCGGCGGCTGGGACTTGCAATGGGCAGATAGGCTTCGTAAAAGTATTGCAAAGAAGAATCCAAAAGAATATGAGCAATTAACAAAAGAATTTTATGAGCGAGTAGAGGAAAAAAATCTTAGCAAAAGATTTTGTCATTATGTTTGGGACATTCAGATAGCATTAAGTCGCGGATATGGTTTTAATGCGAGTCATACTTATGCTTATTCCATTATTGCTCTTCAAGAAATGAACTTAGCATATAGATATCCAATTGTGTATTGGAATACAGCCAATTTAATTGTAGACAGTGGTGGCGTTCAAGCGGAAGATATTGATGAAGAAGATGAAGATGAAATTCAAGCTGTCTTATTAGAAAATAGCGTTGAATATATGAACACTTGTGAATATTTAGATGAGGAAGACGAAGAAGAGTGGGAAGAAGCAAATGAAGAAACAACCGAAGCAACGGCAGATAAAAAGAAGAAAAAGAATAAAGTCGTTGATTATGGACGCATCGCCTCTATTATTGGTAAAATGGGGGATTACGGAATTAAAGTATCTCCACCTGACATCAACCAATCTTCTTTTACATTTACACCCATTGCAAAAGATAATGTTATTCTTTATGGGCTACGCGGCATCACTCGCGTCTCCACGGACAAGATTAATGAAATTATGGCTATGCGACCATATGAGTCATTGAAGGATTTCTTAATGAAAATTAAAGTAAATAAACTTCAAATGATAAATTTAATTAAGTCTGGCGCATTTGATAATATTGAAAATATTCCACGCGAACAAATCATGGCAAAGTATATTGACATGATTGCAGATAAGAAGCAAAGATTGACTCTTCAAAATATGTCAATGTTGATTGCGAAAAATCAGATACCAGCTGATATGCAATTCTATGCGAAGTTATTTTCATTCAATAAGTTTCTAAAGACCTGCAAAAATGGAATTTATTATGAGTTAAATGAAGCCGCGATTAACTTTATTGACAATCATTTTGATATAGATATAGTTGAAGATGGTACAAGGGTTTTACAAAAAACTTGGGATAACATCTATAAGAAGGCAATGGAACCAATGCGTCAGTATTTAAAAGATAATAAAGAAGAGGCGTTGGCTAAGTTAAATAAGGCTTTATACGATGAAATTGCTGATAAGTATGCTGATGGTAATATTAGTAAGTGGGAAATGGATAGTATCTCATTCTATTATCATGAACATGAATTAGCAAAAGCTAAAAATGACTTTGATGATTTCTTCAAATTATCAGAAGAACCTGAAATTGAATATAGTTTTTCTGGAAACAATGGACAAGAAATAAAAGTATATAAGTTATTTAAAATAATTGGAACTGTAATTGATAAGGATAAGAATCGCAATACTGTTACACTTTTAACTCCAACAGGCGTTGTAAATGTAAAGGTTTATAAGAATCAATATGCGATTTATGACAAACAATTAAGTCAGCGCGGCGATGATGGCAAAAAACATGTTATTGAAAAGAGCTGGTTCTCGCGCGGGACAAAACTAATGGTTCAAGGTATTCGTCGCGGAAACGACTTTATTCCAAAGAAAAAGAAACAATCAATCTATCCAATTATTTCAAAAATAACAAATATAGACGAATATGGAAACTTAACTTTCCAATATGAGCGCGCGGAGGTAGAAGAATGATAGGACTAGTTGATTATGATATATCTAATTTTTCTTCCTCCAAATTTATTATTCCTAATCTTGAAATAATGAAATTAGCAACTTACTACAAAACCGAAGAAAATCGGTTTTGTAGATTGTTGTCTTTGGATGAAGAAGATTTATCTGGATATGAAAAGATTTATTTTTTTAGTGAAGGACACGCAGTTCCAAAAGTGCCAGAGCAATTCTTGCGCTCGCCTGTTGTAGAATATGGCGGCACAGCTTTTACAAATGGAAAATATATTCCATTTGAAAATTCGATTATAGATTTTACTATCCCGCGACCGGCAATCTATAAAGAATATCTTAAAGGAAAATATGATGATGGTATAAAGGCGAAAGTCATAGCTAATGTATTGGATAATAGCTATTATCGTTGTTATGCAGGCGAAGAAAAATTACCAGTTCCGCCAATTATGTCAAATAAACGATTAATAATGTATGATCGTGAATTTTTCTATCCAAATTGGCGTGACATATTAGAAGATATTAGTAATAGAAAGCCATCGTCTATTGTAAGAATACATCCAATTATTTGTAAAAAGTTATCCGAATTTTTTGAAATAAGAAATTATCCAAAAATGACCCGTTCAAATACCATTATATTTGATTTAGATATACCATTAGATGAAGTATATTACATGACTAATAAATATAAAAATTATTTAAAAGCCGATATTACTCCTTATTCTAATGTTTATATACAACTTGGCGGAAATTTCGCTACAAATTTTCAATACTTTCAAGACATGATATATAAAATGAATTTATTGTATTGTCTTTGGAGTGTTGATATACCAATAAAAATTTTATATGAACCACCGTTTATAGGTTATAAAAATCCATTGGCGAATTTATCTATTCGTATTGAACGATGGGCGGATTTAACCCGTAAAGATAATTATTCTGTTGTACTTAATGACAGGATAAATACAAAGAAAAAAAATCCTGCGATGGATGAAAGAGAGTTATTATTAAAATTTTATCCATCTGCAAAAAGTTTGTTCATGCAATCGCATGAAATGATTATAAAAGGAGGAAGATGGAGAATATGAGGATTGATGATATTATTCAAACTCGTGAACAACTTAATAAAGAATTGAGAATGGCTCTTTCCACTATGGAGAGAAAAGATACCATACAAAAAATAAAGCTTGCTATTATTGATAATCAAAAACATTGTCCGCACGCAAGCGCAAAATATAATTGGGAAATTACAAATGATACCTGTCCCTATTGTGGTTTCCATTTTAGCACTGGTGGTATTTGGAGGGAAGATGAAAATGATAAGAGTTATTAAAAGAAATGGTTCAGAAGTTGATTTTGATAAATCTAAAATTATAAATGCGATTAGAAAGGCTTGGATTCAAGTGTATAATGATTCTACGCGCGAGGACCCAGAATATTTTACTATTATAGCAGATAGTATTGAGCGTGTAGCTAATCAAACCTTCACTGATAGTGGGAAATATCTTACTGTTGAAAATATTCAAGAATTAGTTGAAGACGATTTAGCAGCTTTTGACCGTCTTGTAGAAAAGGCCTACATTCGTTATCGTTATAAGAGAGGCGTAATGCGTTCTTGCTCTGATGAATTTATCCGTTCCATCAGCGAGAAACTAACTGCTTCTAATGTTCAAAATCAAAATGCTAATGTTGACGAACATTCATTTGGTGGCCGCGTAGGTGAAGCGTCAGATGAAATGATGAAGCAGTATGCTCTTGACTTTTGTATGTCTGAAATGGCAAAGAACAATCATTTAAATAATGAAATTTATATTCATGATTTAAGTGCTTATGCGGTTGGTATGCACAATTGTTTATCTATTCCTTTTGATAAGTTATTAGCAGAAGGTTTCAATACTAGACAGACGGATGTGCGGCCGGCTAATTCCATTAATACTGCTTTCCAGCTTGTTGCTGTTATTTTCCAGCTTCAATCATTGATGCAGTTTGGCGGCGTTTCCGCAACTCATTTAGATTGGACTATGGTGCCTTATGTAAGGAAGAGTTTTTGGAAGCATTTTAAAGATGGATTAAAATGGTTTGGAGAGGGCAATGAAAATCTTTATTTCTTAAATGTAGATATTTCTAAAATGCCTATTGAGCCTTATCATAATTTAACAGTTGATGAAGGTGTGCTTCCTTTAGTGCAAACAGCAAAAGTAACCAAAGCTTATAAATATGCAATGGAAATGACGGAGCGTGAACTTAGTCAAGCAGTAGAAGGAATGTATCATAATCTCAATACACTTCAGTCCCGTAGCGGCAATCAGCTACCATTCACTTCAATTAATTATGGAACTTGTATACTACCAGAAGGCCGCATGGTAATTCGTGCGCTACTTGAAGGTTCTATTAAAGGCGTAGGTAAATTACATAAAACGCCTATTTTCCCTTGTGGTATTTTTCAATTAGGTAAAGGTATCAATCGTGAACCTGGCGATCCAAATTATGACTTATATCAATTAGCTTTGGAGTCAACAGCGCAGCGTATTTATCCTAATTACGCAAACATTGATTGGTCTGGTAATGCCGGATATGATAAGAATGACCCAAAAACTTATTTTTCTACAATGGGCTGCCGTACAGCAAATGGTGCTGACATTAATGCTGAAGAAGGCACTAATCCTCAGACTAAGGATGGACGCGGAAATATCTGTCCCGTAACCATTATTATGCCGACTCTTGCTATGGAAGCAAAAGAGGCATATAAAAAAATAAATATTGATTTTAATAGAAATAATATTACAGTAGCTGATAGTTGCGCACTTGGTTGTCGATCGGTTGAAGGAACTTTTTTAAATTTACTTGATAGAAAAATTCACGAAGCCAAAGATATGCTATTAGAACGCTTTGAATGGATTTGCGGCCAAAGCCCTGCATCTGCCAAGTTTATGTATGAGAATGGAACAATGCTTGGTTATCATCCAGAAGAAGGTATTCGTTCTGCTTTAAAACATGGAACAATTGTAATCGGGCAGCTTGGCCTAGCAGAAACTCTTCAAATTTTAATTGGCTGTGACCATACAACAGAAAAAGGTATGGAACTAGCAAAGCGCATTGAACAGCTATTTAAAGACAGATGTGCTGAATTTAAGAAAGAGTATAAGTTAAACTTCGGTGTATATTATACTCCTGCTGAAAATCTCTGCTACACCGCTATGAAGAAATTCCAAAAAAAATATGGCGAAATTAAAAATGTAAGCGACCACGAATATTTCACCAATAGTATTCATGTTCCTGTATGGCATGATATTTCTGTATTTGATAAAATTGATATTGAAAGCCAGCTTACAGGGTATTCTAGTGCTGGATGTATTACTTATGTAGAATTACCTTCTGGTGTAAAGAATAATCTTGAAGCACTTGAAACTATTGTTAATTATGCGATGGATCACGACATTCCATATTTCGCTGTAAATGTACCTCTTGATACATGTATGGACTGCGGCTATGCCGATGAAATTAATGATACCTGCCCACAATGCGGTAGCCATAATATTCAGCATTTACGTCGCGTAACGGGTTATTTGACAGGCGATTATAAAACCGCCTTTAATTGGGGCAAACAAAAAGAAACAGAAGCGCGTGTAAAGCACGCTCATTAAAATAAAATTATATGAGGTTGCAATATGAGTAAACGAAAATTAAGAAAGAAAATTGCCAAACAAGTTGCAGATAAAATGATGTATATGAATACTTGTCCAAACGAAAGAGATATTATTCTTAATATTATTTTATCTAAAGAAGATACTTTTAAATGGCATATACATTGTAATGAGTGTAATAATAAAAATTGTGCCTCATATGCTGGAGAAGATAAAAATGAGTAAAATTGCTGGAATCTATTGGGACGATACCGCGGCCGCGCCCGGTATCTCCCTCTCAGTATATTTTTCTGGATGCCACTTCCATTGCCCCGGTTGTCATAATCCAGAAGCACAAGATTTTAATTTTGGAGAAGAATTTACTCCAGAAACAATTCGTGAAATACTTACTAAACTTAAAAAGAATGGCGTAGAGCGTAGACTTTCTATTCTTGGTGGCGAACCTCTATGTCATGAAAATCGTAGAGCAGTATATGATTTAATTAGTATTTGCCGCAAAGTTTATCCACAAATAAAAATATATATTTGGACTGGATATACTATTGAAGAATTATTTGAAGAAGGAGACGAAATTATTAATATGATTTTTAAACATACTGATTGTATTATTGATGGTCGTTATGAGCAGGACAAACGCGATATTACCCTCCCTCTTCGTGGTTCTTCTAATCAAAGAATTATTTACTTACATGAGCAGGCGTAAGCCTGCTCTTTTCTTTTTGACAAATATTTTAATTTATGATATAATAAAGAAAAAAGAAAGGAATTTATTTTATGTGCGAAATTATTCAGTTTCCTATAAATTACACACAATATAAATTTTTATATTTTAAAGGAAAAAGAAAAGAACCAGTTTTTGAAATTTGGTATAAAGATTTTATGTCTAATGAAAGTAAAACCATTACAAACTATTTGTTAAATAAATATCAAAAAGAATATTGCGTTTGGCTCAATTCATCAAATGGCGTTCTAAAAAAGTTTGCTCCTATTCCTAATCCATATCAGCAGCAAAATGATGGATATTACCATGCTTATGTAATATTAACCAATTAAGTAGATTACTTGACTTTTTCAAAAAACCATGATATAATTAATTGTAAAGTAAAGGAGTGGTTGTGATGTAGATGTTGTATGGAATAATAGGAATACTTACGATTGTAATAATTGTATTAGGTGTAAAACTAAAACAAAAAATTTCAATTGACAATAAGCAATTAGAAGTTTATAAGAAAGAAATTTCTGAAGCAGAAGGAAGAGTTGAAAAACTTCGTTTTCAAAAAGATGAGTTAACAAAAGATATTAAAACACAAACTGATTTAGTCAGTGAATATAATGATAAATTAATTGAAATTCAGAACAAATATAAACGAGAATTAAATAAGAAAACGGCAGATTTAGATTTATATTTTGAAAACCAAAAACTTACGCGTCAATCAGAAATGGATACAGATTTTGAACGATTATGGCGCGAAAAAGAAGAAAATCTCAAATCTAAATATGCGCAGTTTGAGCGCGAAGAATTAGAACGAGAACATAAATTTTGTCAAGAAACTCAATCAGTAATTGATGCCGCGCGCGAAAGCCAAGAAAATATTCTAGCAGAGACTCACGCGCAACAAGAACGCTTTGAGGGATTATTACTCCCTTTACGGCAATATGAAATGGAACAACAGGAACGCCTATTTTATACAATACAAGTTCCCGATGAATATAAAGAAGATATTAACTTTTTAATTACTACTGTTTCTCAAAAAGTTCAGCATCCTGATATTATAAATAAACTTGTATGGGCTGAATATGTGAAGCCTTATATAGATGGGACTTTTAAGCGGGTTGGCGTTGAAGATAAACCTGGCATTTATAAAATTACAAATCTTGATACTGGTAAATGCTATATTGGTAAAAGTACCAATGTTAAGAAACGAATATCTGACCATTTTAAAAGTTCAATAGGTATAAAAACGATTGCCGATCAAGCCGTTCATCATGAAATATGGAAAACAGGATTTTGGAATTGGACAATTGAAGTAATTATTTATTGTGAAAAAGAACAATTAAATGAATTAGAAAAATATTATATAGATTTCTTTAAAAGCCAAGAATTTGGATATAATAAAAATGTAGGCGGTGGTGGCTAATGGAAATTATTAAATATGAAGGTAATTCAAATTATATAATTATTTTATATAAAGAAGAAGAAAAATTATATGTTTTTTATGCGCGCACTGGCTCGTTGGTACTAAATAGCGAAGTTGAAGATGCTAGTTTTTTAGATGATTATAAAGATCTAAGAACTAGATTTAGTTTCAAAAGAGATTTTACAATTAATATTCCTCTTCTTCAAAGAGGAAATAAAGTATTCTCCATTATTCAAGTAGATGGTGAAAAAGCATACGATTTAATTAAAACAGTAGTGGAGGATTTACTATGAATACAGAAACAAATAAAGAAGTTTTTGTGACTGGATTAACTACTGATACAGAAGATCCGATAAATTTAGAAGAAATTGAAACTACCGTAGCACAACAAATGAAAGAAAGAACACAATATCAGCCTAGAAATCGCGCTGAACGAAGAGCATTAGCAAAAAAACTTGGCAAACGAGGACGCGCTAGCATGGGCTCTATTTCAGAGACAGCTAAAAAGCTTAATTATATAAATCTAATTGAAAATCTACGAGAACTAAATGAAAAAAAGGAGAATGAAAATTATGAAGATGCTACTAAAGACAGTTGATACATTTCGTGTTGAGGACGAAGAAGAAGCTGTTCGTCTAATTGAAGAATATAAGAATAACCAAAATACTGAAGGTTACTCTCTAACAAAGTCCGGCTATGTTCTAAAGAACAAGAAATCCAAGGGTGAAATTATTGATAGTTGGGCTATTGTAACTGTAGAGAGAACTTTCACAGAATAAGGAGAGAATAAAATGGAAAATGATTTTTCTAATCTAGCAGATATACTTACTAGCGATGCTAATTTACAACCAGTAATGGATGCCATTGAACAAATTATGGGTATCCCAGAAGAAAACCTAACTGATGAAAATATAGATGTTATTGTTGGAATGATTACCGGCGCATTTACTGATAAGATTCGTAACGAGTCTGTTAAAGAGATGCTAAAAAACTTTGATGAAGAAGGACTTACGCGCTCCGCCGCGAAGGAAATGGTTGAATCCTCTAAGATTGCTATTAATGAAGCAATTGATGAACTAAAGGCTTCTGAACGTAAGCGTAAGATTTTTGATGGTATCTTTTCAATTTTTTATGATATTTTTGATAAGGCACTAGAACAATATCATAATTATAATATTGTTCTTCCAATTAAGTTAGATGAAGGTGCAATCGTTCCAACTTACGCGCATGAAACAGACGCTTGCGCAGACCTTTATGCTGCGGATGATATAACTATTCCGGCGCGTACATTTAGTAATATGATTCGTACTGGAGTTCATATCGCTCTTCCAGAAGGTTGGATGGCTATGATTTTTCCACGTTCTAGTATCGGAGCTAAGACACGACTCCGTTTATCAAACAGTGTAGGTATTATTGACAGTGAGTATCGCGGCCAGTTGGGCGTATTATATGACAATCTTTCTGATTCTGATTATGAAATTAAAGCTGGAGACCGTGTGGCTCAAATATTAGTTATGCCTTCTTATAAGTTCAAGGCTGATGTAGTTGATATTCTACCTGCTAGTGATCGTGGAGAGGGCGGGTTTGGTTCCACCGGTAAATAATTTATGGCAATAAATGTCTATTCAGTTTCCAATCATCTTGAAGAAGAAGGCTGGAAACTGATTAGCACTTCTTATAAAAACTTAAATACAGAATTAGAAATGAGGTGTCCAGAAGGTCACACGCAATTTATTAGTTATGGGCAATGGAGAAAGCATCCTGTCTGTGAAGAGTGTCTCGCGGGTGACCCATACAAAGTAAAAAAAAATAAAGTGCCAATCAAGAAGATTGACACATATCGTATTCTTGCGCTTGATGCCGCAACAAAAATTAGTGGTTATTCCATCTATGATAATGGAACATTAGTAAGTTATGGAACTTACCACGCTGATGAAAACAAAGACGCAACCGATCGCATTAATGAAATTAAACATTGGCTTGAAGCCGCGCTAGAAGCATGGGAACCTGATTTTGTAGGAGTAGAAAATATACAACTCCAATCCTTTGGTAGCAATGGAAAATACCAGGTTGAAATGTACCGCGTACTCGCTAATTTACAAGGAGTAATTTTAGATACTTTATTTGAAAAAGGTATCGAGCACGATTTATGCTATTCAAGTGAATGGCGCAAATATTGCGGCGTCGGCGATGGGAAAGGCCGCGAAAATAAAAAACGTCAGGCGCAAGACAAGGTTGAATTATGGTACAAACAAAAATGTACACAAGATGAAGCAGATGCTATCTGTATCGGCAAATATTTTTGTAATTATGTTAAATCCAAGCAATCTACTTGGGGTGAAGATATATGATTAAAGTTAGTTTAAGCGACATAATTAACAGCGCTTCTACTTTTAGAGAATTAAGTGAAAAACAACTCCCCATAAGAGCTGCTTTTAGAATTGCCCGCTTAATAAGGGAGTTAGATAAAGAAAATGCTACTTTTGAAAGTTCAAGAAGAGCTATTATTGAAAAATATGCTATGCGTGATGAAACTGGAAAAGTAGCACAAGCTGATAATGGTAATATAATTTTACAGCAAGATAAAATTGAAGATTGTAATAACGAATTAAACGAGTTATTTTCTACAGAAGTAGAGATTAATGCTGATAAAATTAGTATTGAAGATTTAGAAAAAATTGAAATGACGCCTGCACAAGTATATAATATTGAAGCGTTTATTGAATAAAAAGAAAAGAGCCCCTCTTACGAGGGGCTTTTATTTATTCTGGAATACTTTCGGTCGCGTAATCTAAAATATCATTTGCTTTATTTTTAATTTCTGAATTTGTAATTACACGATCAAAACGTTGATTATCTTTAATAATTCTTCCGGTTGTTTCGTCTACTTCGCTATAAGTAGCAGACATACGCATTCCTACTGCGTCATTAAAAAAAGTTACACTTGTAATAATTTTCATTCTAGTATCCTCCCTTGTTTAAGGTTATTAATATATGATTCAGCTTCTTCGCCATAATTTTGTTCCGGTAACTTAAATGGTTCTTCCTCATATTTTTCAAGTCGTAATTGATCATAATCTCGTTGCTTAGCTTTTACTTCCCAACCAAATTTTAAATTAGGAGTACCCTGAACTATAAAATAAGAGCCATAACGTTCTAGTATCCAACAATCTCCTTCGCCATATTTTTGAAGAGAAACTTGATATTGGTCTGTCGTAATAGTTCGTGCGAATATCGGATCAAATGAAACATAGCAATATCCATCTTCTCCTATAATGCCTTCTCCTATGTCGCCAAACATCGGGGTTGGAGTTTCATAACAATATAATAATCTATTAAAATATTGTTCCGTGTTAACAACGCGACTTTTACTACCAGTTACTACCGCTGAACCATTAATTGTAAAATTAGTCCCATTATTTAAATTTATATATCCAAGTCCAAGTTTCATATGCCCCTGTTGCTGGCTATTTATATTTAAAAACCATTCGATATAATCCGGATAAATTGTAGTAATATTTTGTTGTACTTGATTTGCGCCATTAAGTTTTTTATTTACAGTAGTTATAAAATCTGTCCCTAATTTAGTATAATACTCATTAGGCTGTTCTAGTAAAATTCCATCAATTCCTATCTGAGTGTAACCATTTTCATTATTATTTTGATTGCTATGTTCAATTTTTATTTTATTAGAACTAATTTTAGTTTTACTAAGAGAATTAAATCCCGATATTTGATTGTTATAAGAATTTAATTCAATCCACCCTTCATTACTGATAGATAACTTAGCAACATTATTATCTGTTAAAAATCCTGTTAAAAAATTATTTATAGAAACTTCTTGTCCACTAGAATCTTGAGCAGTTAAAATAGTTAAACCAGTAGCAACAATATTACCACGTAAGGTTAAATTTCCAGTATCTGGATCAGCATAGAATGTGTCCTTTCCTTCATTATTTCTTAATGTTAATCCATTCCAAGAAATTTCTACTCGTTTTACAGTCCGTGTTAAAGGCTCAGAATAATTACTATTATTTTTATTAAAAATTCTAGCGCCTTTTTCAGCTATTAAAAACAACCCTTCAGAATTTAAAGTCACGTATTGGTTTGGATCCAATTCTTTTTGCTGGTCTGTCAAATTATTAATAACAGTCTCAGCTGTGCTATTTTCACTAATATCATCTGTTAAAAATGATTTATAAGCAAATAATCCATCAGCATTCAACTGAAATCTCTTCTGATCTCCCGCAAAAATACTAACATTATTAGTATCAATCTGACCTACCATAACATTTTTCATATTTATTCCTGCGGGCGTAATAAGAGTCTTCCAATTCCAATCAGTGCTTGATTCCAGAGTTGCCTCTGGCTCTGTCCCCAATAACCTTTTAGACATTAAGTTTCGTGTCGGTCCAGCAGTATTTGTAGAATAATTAGTTACCTTTTTTGTAGCACCAAATAACCCGCCATCACGTAGCGCTAAAATACCTTCATCATTTTGAAATATAATACCATGTGCAGGATCAATACTAAAAGTAGTTTTACCATTTTTATAATTAGTTTGTAAATTATTTAAAACTGATTGCATAGCATTAGCTTGTAATGATCCATCTGCGGAAAAAGCATTAGAAACAATTCCTGCCACATATGATTGTTTTTTCATTGCTTCTGTAGAAGCGACTATTTTTGTAAATAAATCTTCAAATTTAGTCTTATAATTTTTAATTTCTATACTATCTTCCCAAGGTTTATCTAAATTTAAAGTTACTTCTGATACATAACCTTGAACATTTTCAAATTTAAGTTCAGGATCATTTATATGAACTATGCGATTAAGCATACGATGCACTTGTAAAATATAATCTTTTTGTACCGCGGCGACATCTACTGAATATGATACTTGCGGTTGTGAACTATCTTTCATAACTTCAATTGCGTCAAGATAAATAGAAACATTCGCATTAGATAGAGTATAAAGAATATCTAATTTTTTATCTAATCCGTTCTCTAATAGAGCCTTTGCATCTAAAGTAATATAATATCCTTCTTCGCCTTCATTAGTTCTAGTTAAAACTGAATAATCTTCATAGGCTTCTAATTTTTCCCCATTATATAATAAGGAAAGCTGATCAGTGCTATTTTTTACCGCTAATGAATCTATTTTTATTCGCGGATAAATAATATCATAATTATTCATCATTGACTCTTGAGTAATAAAAATATCTCCGTCTAAAATATTTGAAGCTATATAATCTTCTTCATTGACTTGTAATTGCACGTTTGCCCCTTCACCAATAACTTCTGTTTTTAAAATTCCAATAGCGCAATCATATTTTATACTATTTTCAAGTTCATTACAACCATCAATAATTGTTCGATCAGCTAAAGGTAAATTTTTAAATCCAGTAAGAAGTAATGCTGGTTTAATAGTACCATCCGCGCGCGTTTTTAGAAAGACTAATTGAGCTTGCGAACCAGCCACCATACTTTTTTTAAATTTCGCTGATTTTTGTTCTTCACTAGCAATAAAATCATAATAAATGAAAGCAATTTTATCCCATTCTATTTTTTCCTCTTGATTTAAAAGACTATCTAATAAAATACCTGGATAATATTGTTGATCTTGTTGTGTTCCAACTTCATAGTAAAGTTCTTGCTCTTCATCAAACAATTCTGTATCCCAAATATATGACGCTTTTTCAGTTTGTCCTTTTATTACTTCGCCTGTTTGATTAATTTGAAAACTATCAGTATAAATATCTCCATAATCATTATAGTCTTCTGGTTGCCAATAACCCTCTCGTAAAGCAGGACCCATTAATAATTCAAAATCTTTTATTAATTTTTCCTTTTCTTTTTGTTTTTCATCAATTGAATTTTGACATACTTCAATTTGAGAATTAATATCTTCTATTAACTGTTTTTGAGCTTTTTCTTTTTCTTGATTTTCAGCTAATATAGTAGCATAAGTGTCTACAACTGATTGATGATAGGTAGCTGGAGAATAATTATATATAGCATAACAAAAATTTGAATTACCATAATTAGATAAATTAGTAGCTTTTATCACATTACCAAACTCATCGTATTCAAATTTTCCTATATTAATTTGTCCACTTAATTGTTTGTTAACAGCACTATATGTTGTATAAAGTTTAAAAGAGTCCACTTTAACGCCTTTTTCAGTAATATCAACATACCGAACACCATTTAAAGTTTTAATAAAAGGCTGACGAGGCATTAAGTTAGTTATTTCTATTGTGTCATCATCACCAGTTAAACTGTTAATATAGGCTAAACTTTCATCGTGAGTTTCTTGCGCTTTTATAATACTATTAGAATAAATAGTTAATTTAGCTTCTTCTTCTGGTAATTTACTTTCCAAAGTAATCAATTTATTTTGTAAAGGTATAATTACATTATTAAGTCTATGCATTTCTTTTTCATATGTTTCAATATAATTATATGCTTCATCATCAATAGCACCAACCGCATGAACATAATCAAAATTTAACAAATAATCTTCCTTACTCTTATTTGCTTCAACATCCATAATAGTGATTTTACCAGATTCAGACAAGTCATCATCCACAGCTTTAATATACATTTTAGTAACTAAATCAGTACAATCCATTTCGCGCGAAATAGAAGAAGTATGATATTTATAAGTAATATCTATAGGACCTTTATCTTCTTCTATAAAGTTATTATAAAAAATTACTCTGCGCGCGGTAATTCTATAATTTTTATCATGCTCATAAACATATTTACAATAAACTCCAAATTTTTCAGCTAAATCTTGAGTTAAGTTATATTTATTACTTTCCTCTACTTCCATTGGACGCCATTTTTCTTTATATCCTTCCACCTGGCGTGGATATAAAGTATCATTTGAATCATTAAATTCCCAAGATGCAACATATTCATCTTCATAAATTTTATTAGAATCACGCGGGACCATTGCTTTTCCATTAAATTGTGTATATGAAGACCAGTCCATTTCAATAGAATAATACCAAGTTGCCGCATCAATAAACTCGTTGTCATCTGGATATGGCTCCATAAATTTATCTAGCCAATATTGTATATTTTCTTGCGGCTCATCTTCCTCTTTTCTTTCCTCATCTTCAAACCATTCTCTATATTCCTCTTCAAAATCATCAGGTGATAATGAAATCTTATAGCCAGTTTTTCCTAGCTCATGAAATGCGAGGCCTTCGCACTCAACTTCACAATATAATTCTCCTTTATCATGTTTTTCAGTTACTTTAATAATAAGAAATTCAAATACATCTTCATATTCAGTATTCTTATTTAAAATAACTTTTATTTTACGCATATTCGCTATTAAAGCGCCATGTTTATAGCTATACCAACTAGGATTTTCAATTCTATTAACACCATCATAAATATACATAGGAATAGAAAAAGATAATTCTTGCGTGCCATCAACATTAAGTTTTAATTCGCCTTCTTCTGTTTGTCCTTTTCTCTGTATATTAGCCGCCTTCAGGACGGTAATAAAATCGTCCTGAAGGGTCCAAACAGAGATTTCATAGTTCCGAACTTCTTCTTGAACCATTCTATCTCCCTCCTTTAACTCTTAATAATACATATATTTATAATTAACTTTGAAATTTTTTAACCCATTTTCTGCATCAGTCCAAATTTTATAGCTAGAATTTGGATGAGACTCATCCCAAGGTTGTATCTCTCCGTTATTGTTTAATTCATTTTTATCCTTTAATTTTAAGTAGGCAGAACGAAACATATCTCCAGCATCTTCCACCCTACTTTCATCAGGTTTACCAAAAAAATAAAAACTATGTGTATCTTGAGGTATCATTTTTCCAGAGTGAGATAAAGTAGTTTGTGGAGCACTATCAGCTGTGTCGCCTTCATTTCCTACTTGATATTTATCATCGCTTTGTTCTTCATTTTCATATACCAAAGAGCGCTCAATATCTCGATCATTTTCATCCGGAGTTATATCATCATTTGTAAAACTTCTATAACCACCATTGCATGAAGCTAAACCAGTTTTAGAATCTACTTCTACTGTCATAGAGGAAATATCAGCTTCATTTTCATCATATAAAAAGAATTTCATTCTTTCTTTTGCTTGTTCTAATTTATTACTATCCATTATCATTGAGGTATCTTTATTACCAATAGTATCTATTGTCATTAAAGCCCATGCGCGCGCATGCTTGTCTGTAATATTATCTCTTAATAATCGTCTTAATTCAACATAACTAATATCAGCCTTTACGGTATTAAAAATTCTTATAGCTTGATTATATCCCACATAAGGCCCAGGTAATGAATAAAGAAGCTCATACTTATTAATACTTTCAAATATAATTTTATCATAAGGCACATCGTCTATTCCAGTATTAGTAAAACTATTTTTAGGACTAGAAATATATCCATCATCATTTACAATTGGAGTAAATGTAAATGAAATTTTTGGTTCTACTGGCGCATTGCCTGGATAATATAAATATTGCAATTGTTTTTCATTTAATGTTAATCCTTCATTTTCCTTTATTTCATTATTAGAATAAATTTTATTATCTCCTATCATAATTTGAGTCGAAAACATCTCTTTTACTGGTACTCCATCTTCCGCAATAATTTTAATAGCATCTTTACTTTCTAATGTGGCAACAGAATTATTATTAGCATCTATAAAAGTAGAATCAAAGTACTGCTCTTTAGAATACCAAAATGGTTCATCCATTACAAAACGAATATTAATTTCACCTTTATAAATTGTAGTGCTTGTCTCATATTCTTGTCCTAAAATATTAATACTTGCTTTTTCTTCAAAAGGCAAAACATTAATATTTACTGGCTCTCCAATTCTAGCTATAATGCCTCTATTTGGATGCTCTGATAATACTAATTCAGCCATATGCCCCGCGCTGAACCAATGCCTAAAATCATCTAATTCTTTTTGCGTAATTCTATCTGTAGCTAAAATAAAACTCAATTCATTAGCATTATAATGTGTTCCCCAATAAAATTGTCCATCAGCTACATCGTATGTAGATACTAAATCTTCAAAATTTGCTGAGCCAGCTCGCTGCATTCTATCTCCATCTATCGTGGCGACTAATCCCCAATCATCTATCCATCGTCCTCCGAAAGAAAAGCTTATAAAAGAACGATTCATATAACTGGTATGGCTCCAACTAGTGTTGCCACTAGTTGGAGCAATATGTGTTGCCATATATCCTTGTGAATGCGGAGCGTATACTGGAGATAAGGTCTCCTGTCCTATAAGTTCATTTGCCATACTCCATTACCTCCTTGTTATCGCGCGAGTACCGCTTTTATTTGCAATTTTAAGCATTTCAGCCATAACTTCTTGTCCTGCGCGATGTGCACCATAATCATCATTAATTTGAGATATATTCATATTTACTTCTGCTTTCTCAATTATTACAGATTCATTAGAATTATTAGAAATATTATTAACAACCTGTTCTCTAAATTCATCCCAGCCTGCGCGCAAATTATCTATTGATGCAGTTGCCAATTCAGTATTAAATAAGCCTTTTTTAAGTGAAGCAGTTTGTTCTGCGTTTAAGAACGCTTCAGGTTTCTTTTTAGTGCCATCAACCCAAGCCGGTCCAGTGAAATCTACTAAGCCACCTTTTTTAAATTGAATACCAGTAAAGGATCCCTTTGGATTAAGTATTGTTTTTTGATAACTAGACTTTTTAAATTTGCTTTGTGGGACATAATACTCTTTTCCATTATATCTAATTTGGACCATTGCTCCTAATTTTTTATTTTTACCAGCATTATCTTTAATAATTTCAACGCGTTCATTCTTTTTGTTAGCCAAATTGCCAGCCTTTTTTGTAGAACTTACTTTACTATAATATGGAACTTTTGCTGAAGATAATTCAGCTGACCAAACAGAAGTTGGCTGTGTAGGGGTCGGAGTTGATTTAACTGTTCCAGAAGATTGTTGTGCATTAGAAGAATTATTTCCATCCTTAGAAGGGAATAATTGTGCTCGTTTTATTTCTGCCGCATTTCCTGCGCTTTGAGCATTTTTAGTAGTATCATAATTGTTATAAAAGCTTTCTCTTATATCATTACGAGCCTGTGCATTTTCATCCTTTTCTAATTCTGGATGCTGCGCTAAATATGATTTCCACGCAGTAGCCTTTTCATTTTCTAATCCACGATCACTATCAAACATTTGAGCAGATTGTAATAAATCAGTCCAATATTTTTGATATTCAGTAGCTCCCATACTTTGTGCGCTTTCATCGTACCGCGCAACAAAATCAGCAATTGCTACAGCATCTTGACTCATAATCTGACTGACTTCGTCCCATAATAATCCATTCTTTTTTTGATATTCCAATGTTTCTGTCATTATATCAATTTGAGCATCAAGCCTTTCGATTTGTAAATCAGATGCTTCTTGTATAGCATTTATTTGATCTTCTTGAGAGGTAAAATAAGAATCCCTTTGTTTTTGATTTATTTGATCTTGTAAACTACGAATTTGAGAAGCAGAACCGCCCGAACGTTGTAAAATCGCTAATTGACGCTGCAATTTATTTAATTCTTGAGAATCTTGATTACGTTGATATAAATCACGTTCTTTTTGTAAAGAATCATTTAATCCATCTAAGAATTTTTGATTAGCTTTTTCTAAAGCGTCTCGTTCATCTTGAGCGTCATCTATTCGTTGCTGCTCACGCGCAACAATAGCATCAAGGACTTTATTTTCTAGCTCGATTTGATTATCACGTATTTTATCAAGAATTTCATTCATTTTAGATTCAAGTTCAATAATCTTTTGATTTGCTTCATCTATAGCTTCTTGATGGCTATCAATTTCATCCATTTTAGATTGAACCATATTGAAGAAATTTTCAACCATAGAAACCTTAAGATCATTTTCTTCTTGTTTTGTTAACTTTTTACCAGTTTGGGCATTTACATATTTACCTTTTTTATTTTTAGTAGCTAACATAGAGCCATCATCATTTACTAGAAAATCATCAACATTAAAACCTAAACTAGCTATATATGATAATTGTTGAGCAGCATTTTTTACGGGTCTGCCTTTTTCATCTCGTCTATTTAATTCTTCTAAAATATCTAAGCCTAAACGACTATTGGGCGCATCATTACCCCTATATGTTAATAATTTTGTATCGGAGTTATATTCAAAAATGTCCCATAATGGATTATGTTGGCCATTACTGTATGTTTTTTTATTAACTTTTGCTCCTTGTTTATCAACCCACATTTGCTGTAAATCAAGTGTTTTTTGCTGTAATGTAATTTCATCTCTTAAATTTTTTAAATTTTGCTTATAACTGCTCATGATTTTTTGGCCATTAGCAATTCTATCATTAAGCATTTCATTTTGTTTAGCATCTTCTAATGATATATCTTGCTCTAGCCTATAAATCTTCCTAAGCCATGTATACCAACGTTCAATTTCTTCCGCGGCAGATGATGGATTTAGGCGGTCTTCATCACCGCCGCCTCCACCGCCGCCTCCTCCGCCACCGCCACTTCCAGCGAGCGCGCCAAGGTCTTTAGCAGAAGCTCCGAGCATACTTTGCCACATTGCTCTAATTTGTTTTAAAGCGGCTAAAGCAGCAGCGGCACTAGCCATTGCGGGACCAGAAATATTACCAGTAGCAAAAGCAAGAGCAGCGTTTTCAGATTTTACTGGAGTACCACGGCTTCCACCTGTTGTAGCTTTTTTACTACCTAATAAACGACGAGTTTGTTTGTGGTTAAATACAATGGCATCATCAGGCAAATCAACAAATTCAGCGCCATTATTACCTACTGTATAATAGCGACCACCAGATACTACTAATTCTGGGCCAAGCTCTCCCATAAGCGTTTTTCGGCCTTTTGCTAGGGCTACATTACCTTTTGCTTTAACAGCATAATCAATGTGAGGATTAAATTTTTGTACTCCAGAAGGGGTCGTAGTGACTCCCTTAACAGTTCCTGGGCCAGTAACGCTATTTATCTCTACATCTATTTTTGCTTTTAAAGTAATTCCATTTGTTGGAGTATTTACATTAACAGTAACAGTCTTATCTTTTAATTTATTAATAGCATCAGCAGTATTTCTAACCGCTTGTGCTTTATCAGTAGGAATTGCTCCAATGGCACCAGATAATAAACTAATAGCAGAAGTACCACTACTTAAAGCGCTATTTAAATTTGATATTGCATTAGTAATACCAGAAACATCTAAATCACCAGTTTCTCCATCATTATTATTATTTCCACCAGAACTCGCACTAGCAATATTTACAGGACTACCACTAACATTAATAGCACCAGAAGTAGTAATGGAAGAAATATTAGAGTTATTATTTTCTTCTCCTTTTTCACCGCCAGTGTTACCAGTATTGATAGAAGCACCGCTTGCGTCAATTGTAGCACCAGTAGCTTCAACCTTTTCAGCCTTTACACCTTCTAATTTAATAGGTTGATTCGTATTACCGTATTGTGTGGGTTTATCATGGCCGGTAATGCCAGTATCACGATCATGAGGATTTCTTCCACCTTCACCGTCATCCCCACCATTACCGCCATTCTGCGCATTAGTAATAGCGCGAATGCCGGCAACAATAGTATCCCAAGGAATAGCTTTTAATCTTTCACCTTGCGTTGCAACTTGACCTAACGCAGACGCAACTTCAGGAAGTTGACCGGGAGTAATTTCAGTAAGACCACTTAAGCCTTCTGTTATGCCACTCATTATAGCCTTACCAATTGCTGTTCCATTTTCTCCAGTAAGGGCATTAGTAATACCAACAGTAATATTATCAACTAAATTACTGTCAACACCCAATGACGCTTTAATGGCTCTTAACATTGTTTCTGCGGGAGATTCGCCATCTACGGTATCAATCTCAATATCGCCAACACCCTCTAAATGAACTTTAGTTCTACCATTACCCATATCAACTACAATATTATCTTCGCCATTATCTTGTATATATTGTTCTAAACCTTCTTTTCCTTTGTCTAAAAATTCTTGCAATTTACTTTTAATTTGAGGATTATTTTGAGGATTAAGAGTATCGCCTTCAGGACTAGTAAAATTAACTTCGCCTTGACGAACAGTAACATTATAATGTTGATACATAAACATTTCATAAGTATATTCTTTTTTAGCTTGTTCAGGTGTATATGCTTCCCCTTGTTGAGCTTTTTCTTCTATTAATTTACCTATAATTTGCTCATAGGCTGCTTTTTGTAATTCATCAAGAGTTTTATATGTTCCTGCTACACCATCTTCACTATATTCCATATCACCGTTTTTATTTCGTTTAACTTTTACTTTAGTATTTTCTGTATATATTATTTCAGTTGTAACAGAGCCATCTTCATTTATAACAATATTTTCAATCTCTTGATTAGTTAAATCAGCCAATGCTGCGGCATTTAAAGCGTTTTCATAGCCAGTTTTATCTTTATCTTTACTAGTATATGTTTTACCATCAGGGCCAACCACTTGTTTTACACCATTTTTTAAAGTTATTTTATCATTTAATAATAAAACAGATTCAATGTTTAATGGTTCTCCATCTTCGGTTATACTATTACCAGCATAATAAGCATTTAATTGTTTTTGTAATTCATCTTTCGCTTCTTGTGTATAACCATCTTTTCCTTTTTTATTACCTAAAGCATCCATTGCAGCTTTAGTAGAATCAGAAGTCCAATCAATTTCATATACTTGATTTCCACTTACTCCAATAGTATAGTCTCCTATATCTATTGTAGTTCCTTCCATTAGCCCTAATTCAGAAAGCGTTTGCCATACGCTACTTTCTATATTATCTAAATTAAAATCACCGTTTTTCGCAGCATTTACAAAGCCATTTAAAATATTAAAGTATGTTTCTGGATCTAGTCCCTTTAACTTCTCGCCATCTTTTAATATACTATATAAAGTATTACCATTTATTCTAATATTATTTAATGCTTTTGTTAAATCTTCATTATCTTTACTATCTGCTAATTCAAGTAAATCAGTACGCCATTTATCGTATTCTGCTGTAAATTTATTAATTGTGCTACCATTATCATCGCCTATATAAGCCTCGAATATATCTCCAATACTGAATCCAACAACATCATCAACATTTATATCGCCAAGCTTTTCCATAGCAACAATAGCTTCAAGCATCTGTATAGCAGCATCAAGCATAGCAATTTGACCACGAGCCATTTCATGAACTCCATCTTCAATACCAGATTTCATATCGGCAGCGCCAACTTGCATATCAAGCCCTATATTGCCTAAAGCAATCTTTGCTCCTTCGCCATCAACATTTTTTAATGCACCCATACCAGCTTCAATTAATTCAGCAGCACGTTGTTCTGCATTAGAAGCATTCATGCCCATCCATTCAAGATTATTAGAACTCATTTGTACAAGATTAGCCATTTCATTAATAATATTAACATAATCTTGTACTTCCATATATCCTGTTTTTCCAGCGGTATTAATTGCTTTATATGCTTTTCCAACGGAATCCCAATAATTTAGTGGGCCTTGTAAACTATCGGGTAATTTGCGGTCCATAAAATTAAATTGGTCTGGATCTGCAGATTGAGTTGTAGCAATTTTATTCAAAAGTCCTAATTGCTCTCGTAATTTAGAATTCTGTGCTTCTAAATTTTGAATACGCTCATTAGAATCATCCGCACCATAATGACGAGCTAACGCTATTTCATTCTCATTTTGTGCCAATTCTTTTTGCAATTTAGCCATCTCAGCCATAGTATCTGATATATGTTCATATTGACCGCCAGTATCAGAACTTAAAGATTCAACTAATTGATCAAACACTAAATTGCCTTGAATTGAATCTATTTGAGACAATACGTTATATAATTCAATAGCGCTATTAGTAGCTAATTTTAATCCTTCAACAGTAGGAGTAAAATCTAATTCGCCAACTCCCTGCTGATTAGCCCATTCTTGTAATGATTCAGCTTGAACATTAGTTAATGTGCCTTGAATACCACCACTAATTAAGTCAGTATATCCTTTTAACACATTAGTTAAAACATCAGCCAATTCAGCCATTTCACCACTTAATAAACCGCCATACTGTTGTGCGGCATTAGAAATTTCTTGAATTATAGCTGGTAGATTAGCATCCGCGCCAATAGTTAAAATACCATCTTGTAATTCAGCACCATATTGTTGTAATTTATCAGACAATACTTGTAAAGGATTATACGCACCTGTAATAGAAGAAGAAGCTGATATATTCTTTTTATACGCTTCATTTAATTCAGCACTCAATTGCGTTAAATTAAATTGATCGCCAGCTTTAGCATTTTCAAGATTCTTTGCTTCTTCTAAAATATTCTTTTCTGCTTTTCTATTCATGTCAATCAAAGCATCATTATAACTCTTAAAAGCAGAAACATATTCTTCAGAATCAGCATCCCAACCCATTAAATCAGCGAAAGCAGAGAAATCAGCAATTTGCATCTTACTGCCGCCAAGTTGTTTTACAATGCCAGCAGAAGTAAGTTGATTCATTAGTTCTTCTGATAATTCATATCCAGCTTGTGCAAGAATTTCACCAAACCGTGTATAAGTCATGCCAGCAGCGTCGCCAAGAGCATCAATGGCTTGTTGCTCACCATCTTTATTTTCTAAAGCTAAAGCAGCAACTTTATTAATATCTGCTAATGTAGCTTCGCCAGTAGCCTTTAAATCAGATAATATCTTGTTATAGGCTTTATATAAGTTTGCCGCAGTTTCAACTACATATTGACCCGTTCCAGCAAGTTCTGTAGCTTTTCCACCAGCAGTATTAATAATACTGGCAGTAGTAGCATCAATTATTGCACCAGGGCCTGCAGTAATTGTATCTATTGCATTAACAAATCGACTTACTTGTGCACGATACAAAGATTCAATGTCTTGTGCAGATAATTCTTGTCCAGCTTCCGCGGCAATTTGTTCTATTATTTGAACAGCTCCAACGCCACCTTGTGCCATAATGTCTCTTAATTTTAAAATATTAAACGACACATCTTTGCCCAGGCTTTGCATTGCATCTTTATACTCATTTATTGCAGTATTTAATGCACGTGCATCCGCTAATGATTCATTACCATCTGCAATATTTTCAGAATAAGTAACAAAGGCTGCTGTCATATTAGAAGTAATTTCAGACATTCGTGTCATATATGCCTTACTAACTTCTTTATCGCTGCGGTTGAAATCTAATGAATTATATAAAGCATTAGCATTAAAAGTCTTATCACCATTATCTTTAGTTAACGCTTTAACTGCATTAACTGTCATGTCAAACGTCTCTGCAATTTGTCCAATTTGTGCATAACTAAGTTTATCTAAATTAGGAATTAAAGAAGCCATTAAAGCTTCTTTTGCATTTGGAGCAACATTTGCTTTACTATCAAGCCAACCAATATAAGAATTAATATATTCAGAAGTTGTCTGATCTAACTTACGTCCTAAAGCGGCTTCAGCCTGTGTTATATATTTATTCCAGTCTTTAATTTGATAAGTTTCAAGCCCGGTTCTTTCAATACTATTTTGCCAACCATTAATGACATCACCATTTCTATCTAGCATAGACTCTAATCTGAATCCCATTGAAGTCATAAAATTATTCAATGTATCTGTAGATAGATTAGCTGCAGAACTAAGCATAGCATTCACAGCAGCGTCCTCGCTAGTAGACGCTTTAATAATAGTAGCATAAGCATTATTTAAAGTTTGTAAATCTGATTTATCATTTTCAAAAGACTCTTTAATAGCCGCGTAAACATCAATAGCAGCAGTATATAAATCATCAGCTGATTCTAAGACAGCTGTACCATCAAACCTAATTTTATTAGTCCAGAATCCATTATAAGATGCTAGAACAGAAGCGGTTTCGGCACTTAAAGTTCCGCCTATAGAAGCTGAAGAAATTTCACTTTGAGCTGTTGATAAAAACTCATTAAGCATTTCATCAATAGCAAAAGTGTCTTTTCCTTGAGTCTCTAATGTTTCGCGTATACCTTTTAAATAACCAAAAAGACGCTCTTTAACTACACCATTAACAGTAAGTATACCATCTGTTACACTACTACCAAGAATATCACCAAGCGTTTTTTCTTCTACATTAAGCAAATCAAGCAAATATTGAACATTAACTTTTTGCCCAACTTTCGCAGAAGAAATATCAGAAAGTTGTTCAGCTACTGCATTGCTATATTCTCCCATATACTCAATAGAAGAATCAGTATAAGCGCTCAATAATTTTGTATATTCTTGGCTAGCTTTTGGAAGCATACCATTTAAATATTTATCAGAAAACGCTTTAAAATCAACAATATTAATACCACCGAAACCGTTACTTACAACACCAGATTTAGAATCTTTTAAAACAGTTTCAAAATCTATACCAAGATTACCAATAATATTTCCAAACTCTTCATAAGCCATTCCATAAGCGCCAGAAAGAAGTGAAGAAATATCACTATTGGTCTTATCTCGTGTAGTTAAATAATCAGAATAAGCTTTATTAATTTGAGTTGTAGTAGATTCACCACTTGTTTTAATTGCTTTATAAACATCTTGCACGCCTTCAATTAAATTACCAATAGTAGTAACTACGCCATTAGCATCAAACTCAAAGCCATGTTGTGCGAGAATATTACGAATTTCTTTATCTGCTACTATAGAATTGATTTGTAGCCCTTCTGATAGTTGTTCCATACCCTCTTGATAACGATTTACTTGGGCGTAGAAAACTTCTTCAATTTGTTCTTGAGTGGCTTCAGGATTAATAGTTTTAAGAACAGCAGTTCCTAATCTTCCACCACCGCGCAGCGCTTGTAATTGTCCTTGAGTTATACTTTCAAGAATCGTACTTCCTACATTAGGAAACTTTACAGAATTTAATTCATATAATTGCTTATGTAATTTTTGTCCAGCTTTTCCGCTAATACCTTCCGCATCAGAAACAAATCCACTAATATCCATAGATTCAATGATAGAATCACGAGCAGTTTCTAATATAGCTTCTGCTTCTTCTGCATTGGCTGCACCTGCGGCTAAAGCATGAACATATGTTGTATATGCTTCTGCGCTAAGAGTGAAAGCATTTAAATCAGCATCCCAATTCCAAGCATCTTCGCTCAAAGTGGTTCCAACAAATTCTTTATAAGAATCAGCTATTTTATTTCTATCTTCTTTGCTTTGAACGCCATCTGTTAGAGCTTTAGTGGCTTCTGTGGCTTCATTCTGAATACTATCAATGAGTAGTTGTTGGTATGCTTCAGAAAAGTCACCGTTTCTATTTTTAATTTCTTCTTTTAAAGCTGCTAAATCTAATGTGAATGTACCATCGCCATTATCTTTAAATAAATGAGCAATTTCTTTTGTTGTCGCCTTTAAACCATCTGCTAAAGCTTTTTGATCATCTTCGGTTAAAGCCGTTCTATTTTTAATAGCATTTTCAAGAGCACTTTTAGTATCTCGTTTTGGTTTATTTGTTAAACTAGCCAATTGAGCCGCGTATTTATTATACTCTTTCTTTTCTTCTTCTGTTAAAGTAGAAATATCTGAATATCGAGATAATTGTTCATTTATTTCAGAAATATCATTAATAACATCGTTTAAATTAGCTGCTGTTCCAGGACCATAATGTTCGCTTAATTTATTTGTTAATTCTTTTTTCTGTTCTTCTAATTGATTTTTTCTCACTTCAGCACGTTTCTTTAAAATTTCTAAAGGATCTAAACTAATATCGCCTTCTAATGAAGTGCGCTCATAAGCCCCTAAACTTTTTCTAAATTGTAAATTAAATAATTTTGCAGTTTCTTCAACTTTACTTGCGTCACCAAAAATTAATTCAGCAATTTTTGTAATTGATTCAACTGTAATCGTGCCTTCAGTTACTAATGCATCCATAACTTCATATGGATTTTTATAGGCTTCATCAAAAGCTTTTTGAATCTGAGAAGCTTTTTCTTCATTAGATAGATTCTTATCATCTTGAATCATTTGAAGCAATTCATTAATATTGCTATTTGTAATTTGAATTGTCTTATAAACTGCTTCCGCGCCCGCACCGGAAATTTTCTGTAACAAACCTTTTTGCTCTAAAGCCGCAAGTTTAGCCGCATTAAATTGATTTGCTTCAACATATTCACCCGCGCCAGAAGTTATAGAATTATAAATTTCATTATTGATGTTTTGATAATTTTTAATAATTTCACTAGCATATTCTGGGAATTGTTTAGCTAAAGAGTCTATATCTCCGACTTCTAATGCTTTCTGTGCAGCTTTTCCACCATCTAATGGTTTTACAATCTCTAAAAATTTATCAAAATTACCACTAGCTAAAGCAGAGCGAGCAGTAGCATCTGCTA